CCCTTTTTTGGTAACTTCTCCAGTTTCAAAACTTGTTTTTACTAGGTAATAACTCATTTCTTACTTCTTTTTAGCTTCTTGAATTTCTACTCTTAAATCTTGTGCAACTGCTTTCAATTTTTGCATTGCAACTCTAACTCTTGTTCCTGCTGAGTCATTTCCCTTATCAAAAAATTTCTCTGCATCTGCTCTTGTTTGTTCTAGTAGAGCCACTAGTTCTTCGAACTTTTCCATGTGTTACTGTGTTTATTATTAAAATTACAGAATTTATATGTCATTAGTTCAAAAATGTTTCTTTATCTACTGATTAAAACCGAATTTTTATCGCTTCCATCTTGGATAGCCCAATCTCCGATTACTGGGCCTATAACAGATTTCATATATTCTAAATAGCTTCCTTTTCCTTTAAAGAATAGAGTTTCCTGTATCTCATCATAAATTCGACTAACTTTAGAATTTTTTTCTAGATAATCCAAAAGGCATTTAGAAACGCATTCTAAAATTCTAGAAGTTTCATTTTCATCGGATTTAAATCTATTGTTATTAGAAGAAGGTATCTCTGCTTTATCTACTGCAATATCTGATATTAAGTCCTCGGAAATTTGATATAGTCCTAGAACGCAATAAGAATTCTTAGATCCCGATATAACTTCTTTTTCTGAGTATTTACCTATTATAAGGTGAAATCCTTTTTCTTCTTTTTTATCCTCTAGGTTGAAGAAATAGTTATATTGATCTTTTTCTTTTTTTAGAAGAAAAGGGGAAGTACCAAATCCATCAGCTTCATTTACTGATTCCCATCCTCTAAAATTTAATAAATTTTTCATATTTTATATTAGTTAACTCAGATTAGCGTCTATCTCTTTTCCGATAGTAGTGTATATATCCGTATAGTTATGAGCATCTTTTTGATTCCCAATCGCAGTAGGAACTACGAAAGCTCCTTTATTAGAAAAATCTGAATAGTAATTATCTACTGTAGTTTGACTAACCTTAGTTAAAGCAGGGGACCATGTAGCTTTTGGACCGTAAGTTCCTTTTACAACTAAAACTTTTGCATTTGGGAATTTTTTCTTTAACTCATCCATTAATTTATTTACCGTGTCTGTGCTTCTACCGAATATACCATTTGTTCCTATGGATATCACAACATTTTTAATAGTAGCATCAGTTTTTCCGTAAGATTTTACATAATCCAATAAGGTTCCTATTGCTATTCCTCCTTTCCAAAGAGAAGAAGAACCTCCTGTGCTACTTATTAAATCAGCTTGTGAACACTTTGCTACGTTGGGAGATAATGAATCTCCTATAACTATACTTTTACCTGCTGGGCCTACTCTAGGACTAGAAATAGATTTATAGTTTTCTGAAGAAGATGAAGTGTTTTTTATGGAGTCAGAGAAAATTTTAGCTACAATCTTTTGTCCCTCAGAATTAGCATGTATTCCATCGGAAGTTAATCCTTTTAAATCGTAAGGAGAAATGAAATTAGAATTTTTTATTTCTAAAGGTATTCTTCTCTGAAGTTCTTTTTTTCTTTCTATGTAAGGTATCCATTCTTCTTGTTTTTTGAGAAGAGTACCTGAAATTGACATTTTTTTCCAATTTCCAAATTTTCCATTTTCTCCTTCGATAATATAACCCTGATTTACAAATACATCAGCTCCATTATTTCTGGAAAGATCTACCATCTTTTGTATATTGGATAACGCTTTATCTAGGGTAATACTAGAATTTGCAGCATCGTTTGCTCCCCCGTAGATGTAAACCCTATCGTATTTTTTATTTTTTAGCTGATTAGGAAGATTATCAAGCATCCATTGGGTAGTCATTCCTCCGAGAGCCAAGACGTCTATTTTATATCCATTTGGCTCTAATTCTTTTTTTAATATATTAGGAAAGGTGTAGGTTACTGCTTTTCCCTCTTTGTTCTTAATAGCAGTATGTGAATCCCCTATAAATAAAATATTCTTGGGATCTGTGTTTTTAATGGGAACCAAAGTTTTATTTATCGATCCAGGATTTCCGTAGGAAACAATAGAAGGAGATTCTGAATATGAATAATCTTTTCTATTGTTAATTATAGCTCCGAACGTAGAAAGTACTTTATCGTCTAGAAATGCTTCATTTATAAAATCAGAAAATTTTTTTAGATTCTTCATTAATTAAATTGATTTATGGAAGATGACAAATTTTTCAGTTAGTCTTCCGGATTTATGTATTGCTTCTTCGTATCCTGGATTAGACTCGTATTTAATAAGTCCAGAAAAATCCCCTCCGTGTCCTAATCCCCCTCTTCTGTGGATTTCGTAGTGTTTAGGGGAACTCTGAAGGGGAACACTGACACTTAATTTATTTCCCCTTAAATCCATTTTAATTCCGCTTAAAACCGGTTTTGCATATATAGTTTCTAGATAAGAATTTAATTCTAATGTCAATACATTAAGTAGCTGATGAATTGTATCTCCTTTTCCTCCGTTTTTATGCTTAAGCAGAAATCCAGAAGGTGGTCCTTCGTAAGTTATATTAAAACTTTTTGGGTCCTTATCTATAGTAATTTTAGGAACTGTTTTATTATTTACTTTATTAACTCCGTTCCAGAATTTTTCTTTTCCGAACCAAGTCCAACAATCATTTCCTTCGCAAGAAGTTTCATCATTTCTAGATGTCGAAAAAGGACTTGGGGATTCAGTATCTAAAGTAGTAGGTAATTCATTTACTCTCCCGTAATTTCGGGATGTATTTGAAATTATAGACCCAAAATTTCCCAAAACTTCATTATCAAAGAAGCCTTCATTTACGAAATCCAAGAATTTTTTTATTTTTCCCATTTTATTTAATCTCCTAAACTTCCAGCAAAGCTTTTAACCGAATTCACAATTGTTTTTGTTGCATCTTCGATGTTTACGGCTAATGGGGATATTCTTGAAAAATAGGTTTTACTTCTAAGAACTTTTCCTCCCATTCCGGTGGCATCAGTAAAATATTCTGTATTTTCTCCAGGGCCAGATCTTTTAGTTTGGGGGTTAATTTTAGTATTAGAACTGTAGTATTTTATACCTACAGTTTTACCGTCTTTCTTAATCATTTCCAGAACTATGACACTATGTCCGAATCCTGTATTTCTCCATATTTGGCAAAAATCCCCAGATTTTACATTTTCTATAGTGACCTCTTCCCCTAATGTTTTACCGTTAGAATATTCAGTATTAGCTATTGCATCAACACATAATTTAGGGTATGTTTTGGCATCCCCTTGATTCCAGATTTTCTGCATTTTAGTTATATCTGAATCAGTAAGATCATTCAGAAGTCCTCTATTTAGACAGGTAATATAACCTACCGCAAAGGTAAATCCTGTACAATATGTGCTTCCATCTGATGGTTTTTTAAATAGTGGGGATTCGGATTTAAAATAAATGTCTACTGGCATACCTGAACTTCCATCTTTCCAAGCGTAACCACCTTTAGCAATATTCTGAAAATCCTTTGATATCTCTACAGGATCAATTCCATATTCCTCATATTTATCCAAATTTAAGGTTTGAGTAGAAGAAGATTTCTCTGGAGCTTCTGATGTGGGAGAATAAGGAGCTGAGCTTTTAGTTAGATCTGGCGGTATTTCAGATCCTTCTTTTGCTAAAGACTCTGTAATACTTAAGAATTCGTAAAAAGATTTTAATTTTTCCATATCTTATATATCTATTCACTTTCTAAAGATTCATTAGTCTTAACGTGGGAATTCATCCCAGTTACTAATGAATTATAGAGTGAAGATATAGAAGGAGGGACTAATTTTCTAAAAGAAGTAAAGTCTTCATTTTTTATTTTTTCTCTTACCTCTGTAGCACTAGTGGCTCTAGGGGTTTTCACTATTTCGATGTCTTTAGGGAAATCAGATCCGTTCTTTTTTAAATAGTCTATCTGTTTTCTATAATCTAATATTCTATCTTCTCCTGCTCCTATGGATTTGACATTGAATCCGTGAGATTTAGCAGCTCCATATATTACACCTAAAAGTCCTCTATTAACGATATCCGTTATGGAATGGCTGGAATCTTCCTATTAGGATATTTACATCTTCTAATTCCTTTTCTGGTTCTTTTTCTTCCTCGATTAAATCAGATTTTGGTTTTTTTGAGGTATCTATAGTTTCTAAAGCAGATATAAATTCATTATAAGAATAAAAAGGATCTTCTTCTTTTTCTCCTTCGGTTTCTTCGGTAACATAGTTAACTTTATTCTTGTCCGAATTTTTCCTTTTGAAATCTAGGAAAGTCGGTAAATCCGATTCGAAAACAAAAGATTCATTTACATTTTCTACTCTTTTTTGAATGTCGGTAACCAATAAATTGAATTGTTCTAAAGCACCTTGGTTTATTAATCCACCTGCTCTCTTCTTTATCTTTCTAAAAGAATTTAGCATTAGTTTAAACAGGGATTCAAAAGATTCGTCTTCTTCTAGATAGTTTATAACATCTTTATTTGTTATGAATTTTTTATTTATTCTAAATTCATCTTTCTTTAGGTATTCAGGTTCTTGGAAATCTGCTCCCTTGTACATTTCTGAATACTCGCTAAGAAATTCCACAAATACAGAAGACATGAAAGAAACATATCTTTCGTCGTTAGTATCTCCTTTGCATTCGAAAGAATCTACTCCTTTTTCCAGAATAAAATTCATTACATCTATTAGGGTTATCCCTAAAAAATCACTAGGTTTTTCTTCTCTTCTTTTCTGAGCTTTGGATTTTGCTATCTCGGTAAACAAAGGATCTACCATTTTAGAAAGAACCGGATCCCCTCCTGCAGGATCCCCAAATCTAAAAACTATACCTTCTATAGCTTTATCTAGATCCTCGTTTAGTGCGGTCTTTTTTAATTCAGGATTTAATATACCTATTATGAACCTAACAAAACTTTTGGTTTTAAATTCCTCTACTAACTCGTTAAAAGGAGTTCTTAAAAACTCTAGAATTTTATTCTTTTGATCGTCATCTAATTCTCCTTGGAAAATAATAGGGGGTCTTTCTATTCCTAATAGATCAGCCCATGTATCTAATTTTCCTTTTCCTGGATAGTTCTACATACTGTACCAGATTCGTCTAGAACATGAACATATGAAAGAATTAGGTTATTCTTAGGAATTCTATCATAAGCAATCTCTACTGGCTGTGGATTTGAAAAATATTCAAGACCGAATTTCCACCCTCTCGGTATTTTATTTAATATGTGTGGGGGAAGAGATTCTATATATTGGATAGGAACTTCATAGTATTTCATCAGAGTTCTATCCACCATTGTTATTGGATTTCTCTGATCCCTCTTATAGAATTTAAATTTACCAGTTTCTAAACCCCTTTCGAAAATAAAAGCAGAACCGTCCATTTTCTCGTTTACAGTAACGTAGGTATTAAACAATTTCTCTATAAACTCTTGTCCTTTTTTGTTATATAGATCGTAAAGATGTGATATTCCTGACATTTTATTTTATTTCGTTTCTGGCAAATATAAGATTTTCTCTGTTAAAAAAAAATTAGTTAGAAGGCAAATAGTTTATTTCAGAAGGAACTGGAAGACCAGTTCTCTCCATATATTCCAAAAATCTCTCCTTTATAATTGGTAATTTATCCTTATCCGGGAAATCCGGGGAAGTTATTATTTTAAGAAGAGCTTCAAAAGTTTTAATTTGATCTTGATTATACCCCTTTCCTAATGTATAATCTATAAATTCTTGGGGATCGTTAGTTATGAATTTTTCTCCTCCCTCAACCTTCTTAGGATTCTTAAGTCTTCCTTTTAATTTCCCTCTGAAGCTTTTAGTGTTTAAATATAACCCATCACTAAGTATTATCACCGGAGATTCGTAATCTAAAACTTCACCTTCTTCATCAGAAGCCAAAACATTTCTTTTTGCTGAAAGTATTGCAGACAAAAGCCAATTCCTATGTGCAGATTTATATTTGCTTTCTCCGAATCTGTAGTCTGGAGAATAATAAATAAACTTAGCCCATTTCATAGAAGATAAAGGGATTAGATCCAATTGAACTATTCCTAATTCCGGATCTCCTTCTATTGGCCATCCTATACTTACTATATTAAGTCCTCTAAGGAAATTTATTTCGGGTTCAAATCCTAATAACTCTTTAAGGTCAGAAGTTAAAATCTCATATACCTTCTTGGAAGAATCTTTATATGTAATTCCATTTTTCTTAGAAAAAATATTTCCATCATACCCTAAATCTAAATCCCCGGATTCGTCCGAAGGATTTTTCTTTTTTCCTATACTTCCTATTATGATATATTCTTCACCTATTTTTAGAGAGTCTATCCCTAAAAGAGGTAATAAATCATTTTGGATACTTTCTAAAGTTTTTGGGAATTCATCCTCTCTAATTTTCCTTGCGGTCTTTATAGCAGCTCCTCCTTCAAATAGTTTTAAAAAATCTCCAAATCTTAAGTACCCTTTTTCCATTAGTTTGATTTATATTCAGAAATTAGATCCTCTAATTTCTCTTTAGTTGGGGAACCAACCAATTTACTTTTAACTTCCCCGTTCTCTAAAACAATAAAGCTAGGAATATTTCTTATCCCGTATTCCTCAGCAATAAATCTATTCTCGTCGACATTAACTTTATAGAATTCTACAAAATCAGAATTCTCTTCTGAGAATTCTTTAACTAAAGGATCTGCTGCTCTACAAGGACCACACCAAACTGCATAAAAATCTATTAGAATTGGTTTTTTGGAATTTTCTATAGATTCTCTTAGCTCGTTTTCTTTTATGTCTTTTATCATTGTTTTATTTTTATATATTCAAAAATTATAATTTTACTTTGTATATCTTGTAAGGGAATTGTTCTTTTTTGTATATTTCTATTCTAGCAAGGCTGTGCTTCATTAAATAGTTTTGATACTTAGAAACACTGAAGTCGTCTACAAAATCTATTATATTAACGCTTTCTTTTCCCTCCATCTTTCTCATTCCCCTACCTAAGCTCTGTTTTATGAGAACCTCACTCTTATAGGATTCCACTAAAAATATATTATGCAGATTATTTATGGATATACCGGTGGAGAAAGTCCCATATGTAGCTATAAGGATCTTATTTTCACCTTTAGCCATTCTTGATTTATATTCTTCCCTCAAATTTTCTGAGGTATCACCATCAACATAGAATACTTCCTTATCCGAGGTTTTTTCTCTTAATAAATTCCATATGCTTTTTCCATATTCGTCTTTTACTGATTGGAAAAGAACTAGAGAATTTTTAGAAGTTTTAGAAATAAAATCTACAACATAATTTAGCCTAATCTTACTCTCAATTACTAATTTCCTCTCTAGATTATAAACATCATTTCCCTCCAAATTGTTAGTGTTCGTCTTTAGGTCCGCAAGTTTTTCTTTATATTCAGGATCAAGCCAATCCATAATAACAACTTTTATCGAAACCGGGGTAGCGTAATTATTCTGGAATAAAAAATTAGGGGATATCTCCATAATAAGAGGACCTAAGAATTGCTGTATCGTAAGATGATCTGCAGTTCCCCTTTTTGTTAAAGTTCCGGTTAGACCGTATCTCCATCTAGAATGCATGCATTTAGAAACTATCTTCTTGATTGAATTTGAATTTGTGTAATGAGCTTCGTCAATAAAAACTACATCAACATCTTCGAAAAAATCAGCTTCTTTTTTAACTAGGGATTGAAAGGTTCCTATTATAATATCGCAGTCTCCTCTTAATTTACTTCCTCCCCCTATCTGTTGAATTCTCGATCCTTCTAATTTATCAAGACCATAGTCTATAAAATCATCATTCCCCTGAAATACTAGATTTGTGGTAGGTACTATCATAAGATACTTCCGTATTAGTCCCATAGATTTGAGGTACGCAAGTATCATGAAAGAGATTAAGGTTTTACCACTAGAGGTAGCTACCTCGCTTATAGAGTACCTATATTTGATTATTTTCCAAGCAGTTTCTATCTGATAGTCTCTTGGCATAACTTCTGGATTTCCCCCTATTCCTCCCTCGAAAAAATCGTTAACCCACTTGGTAAAATCCTCTAAAGTTAGATCCTTTAGAATTATCTTATCAAGACCTGTTATTTCTATTTTTATAGAATACTCTTCTCCTATTTGTAAAACTTCTCTCCAAAGTCCTATCGGGATTTTCCAAAATCCCCCTTTCTTTTCTATGAAACATATAGATCCATCCCATATTTTTTTCTTAACTAACGGGTGGAAATAGAAATTGTGGATCTTTTTAGTTAAGGATATTTCGATCTGCTTCCTCTCCACCTCATCTTCGAAATCTAAAAGAATCATCCATTGCTCATCCTCGGAAACTTGAAATCTTAGCATGGGTTATATATTATTTAATAGTAGAACCTCTCAAATAATCTTCAAGAGCTATTCTTTGCCTTATCCCATAGAGCATATGATCTACGGTTTGAACTGTTTGGTCTATAAATTTTCTATGTCCTTCTACCAATTCTAGTTTTTCGACTATCTCGGAAAGATCTCCTTCTACAAGTGTTTTTATTTCGTTTGCACCATATCTGAAATTACTATTTTCGGAATAATCCTTAGTCTTTCTATTTCTTTCGGAACGGTATCTAGAATTAAGTTTAGCTATAATTGAAGCTAGCTTATAACTATATTCTAACAGGATTTGTCTTTGCGTAAAAAGATCTATCTGAGCATTTGCTACAGTTTTTATATCTTTTAATTGTAAAGAAATTACTTGAATTTTCTCTCTCCATTCGAATCTCTCTTGTTCAAATATTTTTCTAAAATCTACTTTATCGTCTGACATCTAAAATAATTTTTTCTTATCTTTTTTGTTTTTTCCAATATCCACAACCTTAAAGGATTTATCTGATTCTTTCTTTTTGGGAACTGGTTCTTTTATTATAGGATCTTTAAATTCTATAGTTTCTCCTTTCAAAGGATCTTCTTTTAGTTTTAAAGGAAATTTTAATTTTGGGGAAGAATCTTCTATTAACTCTTCTTCCCAAGAATGGGTTTTATCCTCCAACATGGAAGGATCTTTATCTGACAAAATATCTAAGGTCCAGTACATCTTTAGTAAAATAATTATCAAATCTTTTTATCTTCTTTCCTGAAGATCTTAAATGTATTACTAAATCATTAAGATCCCATTTTTTATTCTTTGTTATTTCATGTTCTTCTAGAAATTTTCCCCAGTTAAATACCATTTTCCCTTCACCCAGAAGTTCCATGGATTTATTTATTCCTGCGGTATCCCAGTCATACCAGTATCTTAGATTATTAACACCAAAGGGAAATCTATTTTCTATTGAGCAAAGTCCTACCGAATTTCCCCAAAGCCAAGAATCCATAGGTCCTTCAAATACGGTAATATCTTTCCCAAAGTCTAAAGTACCTAGACCAAAAACATGGGAGACCGGATCTACTCTTTGAGCTTTTTCGATAACAGATTCGTCATTTATTCCTAAAAGTTTAGAATAAATTCCACTTAGTCTATATGTAAGGTATTTAGAAGATCCTTTTATAGAATTCATATTTCGAATTTGTAAACCCATTATTTTATTATCCGGGGTTAAATTGAAAAGAAATAGTCTTTCTTTTTTAGGATCCCAAGCAAATTTAGAATCTGGTGCTTGGTGTCTTCTTTTTACATAAACTAGGATTTTAGAATCCCAGACATTTACAAGATTCAAAGATTGGCAAAAATCATTTCTATCTATAAGGACTGAGCTAAAATCATTATCTATAAAATAAGAAAAATCTATTTTTCCGTAGGAGTTATTTCTCTTATTTTTATTTTCATCTAAGATCTGAGATATCTCTTTTCTTTCTCCTCCGGATAAAGTTCCATATAGACCAAAATCTTTAAAAAAAGAAATAGAATCTTTAAATACACCACATCCTCCGTTATAACACTTATATGTTAAAGTGTCTAAATAGAAATTTCCCCTTTTCTTTCTTGGATTTTTACTGTCCCCGCAATAGGGACAAGATATATTAAATCTATTTAAAGATTTAGAAATACTCTGCTTTAAAGGAAAATCTGGAAATTCTTTCCTCAAAACACCAGATACTAATTCTTCAATTCTTGAAGCTTCCATTTTAAATGAGATGAAAAAGGCAGCTTAAAAAAGCTGCCTTTGATTTATTTTTTATCTATTAAAGATCTGCGTAAAGATCATCTAGTGAAGAAATTCCTCCTGATGTATTAGGGGAAGAATCTGGGGTATTATCCGAAGATGATTTTGTATTAGATGCTTCGTTATAGAAAGAACTAAAATCTGAGATTTGTTCGGATGTAGCTTGAGCTCTAGGTGCAGGATCCTGTTGTGTAGTATAAGACTGAACCGGAGAAGTATAAGAATTATTAGATGGTATGCTAGGCGCAGAAGAAACTCCTCCGATAACCTCATTAACCAATCTTCCTTCAGGAACAGAATTTCTAATTACTGACATAACTCTTTGTGTTGTAGAATCGTCCCAATCTTTATAATCGAAAGAAGATAAATTCTTAGGGCCATTGTTAAGATAATCTACAATTTTTTTCATATCTCCTTCGCTTCTTTGCATAGGAATCCCTTCAATTTTAATAGGGGATGGATTTCCAACAAAAGAACAAAGATCGTAGTTATTCCACTCACCTACTTTTCTTACCTGGATAGCAAATTCTCTACCATTGAATAAATCAAATGGATTTGAAGCATCGCCATATTCAGGCTTTAATTGTGCTTCGATCATGTCATTAAGTTTTTTACCAAACTTAAAGATCATAATCTTTCCTTCTAATTCAGGTGAATTTTTATCCTGAACGATTTGAATCAAAGCGTAAAAATCTTCTTTTCTAGAGAAAGACTTAGCTAATTCTTGATCTGCTGCAGAATGAGAATTTTTAAGTTTCCAGAAAAGGTCTTTTACGATAGATTTTTTACCCACAGTCGAAGGACAGTCTACAGAGAATGATTCTCCAGAAACTGGATCATTCAAATAAACATAATACTTGTGGATTTTAGATTTAGCCGGATCTACCGGATTAGGTACGAAACGAATTAGAGATTTATAAACTCCATCTTTTCCGTTTTCAGGATAAGGCTTATAAAATTCCAAATCCTTTTCAGATTTTGCATTTACTTTGGTTACCAAAGAATCTGCACTCAAATTAAAAATGTCCAAATTTTCCATAATTACTTTTTTTTAAATTTTAAATTAACACAAATTATACACTAGCATCGAGAAAATATTCCCGATTATTTTAAATTATTTTTCAAAAATAATAGTATCCACGTTGCATCTACTATATCATCCACTGGCTTATTTACTACCTTTTTCGGGGTAATCCACTCCTCCTGGTTTTCTTCCAGTATTTGGGTCAATTCATTCATATTAGTTCCGCCCTCTTTTAAATCAACTAAAGCATGGTAAAGCTCATCCTTTTTGGCATTTCCCTTTACTGCAAACTTTTTAATTGATGTGGGAGAAAAAACATGAAAATTTTCCACTCCTATTTTATTGATGATTCTTTCTCTTAGTAGAGCAGTAGCCATTGCTATATCAACAAGAGAATTTCCATTTGAAGAAAAGCTAAGTCCTTCCATAGCTACTTTAAATGGTTCATCCCCCATCTCATTAGAAATTGCTTCCCATAGATTATCAACTATTTCTAAAAAATATTCTATTTTTATTCTTTCCCTCTCAGAATATTCTGAGGGAAGTTCTTTTTTGTCCAGGAAAATAAATCTTAAATTTTCCATTTCACCAAGAATGGCAAATGGTTTTTTAGAATTCTTTTTAAGAGATTCTTCCGTTCTATCTGATCTCGTCAAAGATCCCCATACATACTTATCGCCTTTAAGACAGCAAAAAGAAGGGGAATTGATCGAAAAATCTATCCCAACTAGATTCATAAAATTGTATTATAGATCAGCTGGTTCGGTTTGCCCTACACTACCGGTATAACCATACTCTTTAGATAGCTTATCAAAGCAAGCTTTCATTTGTTGATCAGAAAGACAGTCTACTAGATCGTTTAGAACTCTTTGGTCGTTACCACTAGCAGCTATTAAAGCATTTTTCATTTGGTCTTTAGCACTATAAAGTGACTGACCGTACTTCATTTCATTAATTTCCTTTAATTCCGTAAATGTTTTCATAGTTGTTATTTTTAATCTATATATCTTTTTTATTTTTATATTTCCATTTTTATATCCAAATAATTGCATTTAAATCCCACCGCAAATGCAGAGAATTGAGGATTATTTGAAGTGTAATTTAATTCTATTTCTCCAAAAGAGGTGAATAGAACTTCTTGGAAAACAACAGAAGCAACTATATCCCCTTGGCTATCCATTATTCTTAGAGGAAGGTTCATCAAAAAAACTTCTGGATTTGCAAAATTTATAAAATCTAATATAGTATCCAACATTATCCAATAGCTCATAAATCCATCCGTCATTTTCATATTGATGGAGAATTCTTTACTGAAGAGATCTTGTACTGGATTAGATCCTTTGTATGCAATCTTTTTACCTAATTTTCTCACCTGTTCAACAGAATCCAGAGCTAAGCTAGGAAAAGATATAGATTGTATTGTACTATTTATATACTGCTCTACCGTATCGAAAGGAATTGGTTGTTTCTTTATATACGGCAAATACTTTTCAGTTACCCTCTGAGGAAAAAATCCTCTAGGGAAGTTAAAATAAAAGCTATTTCCTCTAGGATTTAAAATCATATTCTATTAATCTAATTGTGTGGTGAGTTTAAGCTTAATTGACGATATAAATGCAGGGGAATAAGAATTTAGATTGTTAGTAGCCTTAGTATATAATGTCAAAAATTTATTTTTTGTTATCTGAGGGTATTTAGAATAAAGATCAACAAGAGAACTCACATAGGAAGAAGAATCTGAACCTGAAGAACTCGAAGGGAGATTAAATATCCCAAATTGGTTAAGAGGATTTGAATTTGGGCTATTGCCTGTATCGAATACTGCTTTTATCCCTGATACCACAGAATTATCTAAAGCTGTTCCCGATAAAGAGGAAAGATCTACAGTTGTTTGAGATGTAATATTTCCTCCTGTAGCTCCCGAATTAAGTAAAGAAGCAGGATTTAATGAATTAACAGAAGGTTTATTTGGAGATCTAAGAGGAGTATTTATAGGTCTTTTTATAACAGGTAAACTTTCTAATCCTATCGCAGATGAAGATGAAGTTGGAACTACTACATCTTGTTCTCCCGAAGGTTTCCAATATCCCCAATAAATAACATTTGCTTGAAAAGTCTGTGCTGGATTGGAAGATTGTTTTGCGGAATTTAAAGCATTGGATCTTTCTAGTATTCTTCCCTTTATACCTTGCTTTAATGATGTTTTTATTGGCTTAAGCGAAGGAACTAACGATTTTTGGGGATTTAAAGATTTAGAAGGGTCCGGATCTTCAGTTCCTGAGGTTATAAAAAATCTTCTGTCCTTAAGATTTAATACCCTATAGGAATTAGATTCATCAAGTTTAAATAATATTTCTCCTTTAGATGGATTTGCTATAGTATTATCGGAAAATGATTTCACATTCAATTTTTCCCCTTTTTCTAAAAGAAAAGACATCCTAAGAATTCCATACGAGGTTAAATCTATATCTACGGGAGAACCATCAGATCCCGATTTTATGAATTTAAATTTATATAAATTGTCAAAAGGAGAAACCTCTACAGTTAATTTTCCTGTACCTAATGCAGTAGTTTCTGAACTCCCCGTAGTAGATTTATTTTCATTCGGTAATGTGAGATTATTAAATACGGTAGTTACCGAATTCTGTTGAAGTATGCTATTAACATATTTTGTTCTTTCCAATATTTTAACAGGAGAACTTTTAGTAGAATTATTAACTACCGATTGTCCATATATTCTATTGTATATTTTCTGAACCTGAGGGAAGTTGGAAAGCTGTATAGGGGATATAGTAATACCCCATTCTGAAGGATTGGAAGAAGTGTAAGTTCCTATTCTTATTACTCGGGATTGATCTTTGTTGTTAACCAAAGACATAGTATATCTAAGGGTAAAACTTGCAGCAACTCCAGCATTTCTAACTATCGGTCTATAATAGTTAGGAACGTCGTAAGCTGTGGTTTGTATGCTTTCGAATCTAGAAGTTTCTATAAAAGAAGCTCCTATCTGTTCTATTACCTGTATTTGGTGTGATATGAAATAACTATTTCCTATAGAATTCTGAAAAAGTATAAAATCTTCTATAAACCCTTCATTGTCAGTAGCATAATATTCAAAAAACTGTCCTTGGTCAGATTCCTTTATTATGGACCCTATATTAGAAAAAGGATCTTCTTGCTCTAAAGATAATGTAGCTAATCTTGCAGTGTTATACCTTTCGTATCCGTTATATGTGTTTATATTTTGAACCTCATTTATAGAAACTCTTAAAGGAGCTCCATATATAAACCCTTTTCCGCTTTGACTTATCAAACCTGCTAAAGTGCTCGGTTTAAAAAAGTCCGAAGCTGCAAGATATTTGTCGTTCATATCTTTTAGATTCGGTATCTTAATTTCCAAATACTTATCGTATATAGCAGAACCTATGGATATAGGGCTAGGACTAAATTCATATTCTTGATTTGTTCCCTTTCTAATAAGAACCTGAGACATTGTTACATATTTCCCATTTTGATCAGGGAATTCTATACAAGCAATAAGTCCGTCTATATTGTTTAGATTGTATCCTGCTCTTATATGATATCTAACACTATCGTAAACTACCGAAAGGTTAGAAGGAAATGTAACCGGTAAATTTGCTGTATTTGTTAATTCGTCCGCAAAATCATTAAAAGGAACTATTAAATTCGAATCTAAAGTAACATAAGATGTCTCGGATATTTTAACAACACTAGTCTCTGTTGTGTTATTTGTTATAGCAGAATCCACAACTGGATTAAATATCTGGATAGAATCACTAATGAATCCATTCACCAATTTATCGTAGGTTACCGTATTTGGACCGGTATTTGTGAAGTACGTTTCTGGATTTGGCTGATCTGCATATCGATATTCCATCAATAGGTATGATGTCAGCTGGAAGAATTTAGATGTATAGCTAAAAGACATATTTATTTTCCGAATTGTAAGAATTTAGGAGAGTATTGAAGACCAATCCCAAGGTAAATACCCGGTCCTATTCCTTTTTGGTTTGCTGCTAGGCCTATTCCGAAATTAACTCCTATTCCGTAAGGTTTTCTTGCTGCTTTCAAAGCATCCCTATTTTCTTTAGTATCCAATATAGTAAAGGAATTAACATCCTTAAATTCTATTCCCGGATATTCTGTAGCTACTCTAGTCATTAACCTTTTTGTTTCAGGATCCCTATAAATTCCAGTAGTTATTTCTATATTTTGTTTTATGTCGAGTTCAGCAGGACTGGTATTCAATTTAGTAAAAACTAAATCCTCTTTTTCTGTACTCTTTATTATATCCAAAGTGTAGGGTATTTTCCCCGATATAGTTAAACTATTATTCCCTTTCATTTTAGGGGAATGAGTAAAAGATATAAATTCTTTCCCGTCTTTATCTTTTTCTACCTTAGTTGGAACGTTTATAAATCTATCTACATAAACCACTTCGGTTCTAACTACAACGGAAGGGGTTGTTCCTTTCCCGTTATCCTTTAAACCTAATTTTCTTATTAGCTCTTTTTGATCCTCGGTCAATTCAGAAACTTTCATTTCCATTGCAGATTTTTCTACTACAAGGAGATCTTTTTCTTTCTTTATGATTCTAACAGAATCCTGCATAGCAAGATAATTGTTATGTTGTCTTTTAGAATCTGCTTCAGCCCCGTTTGCTCTTTCGCACTGCCTTATAGATAAAAATATAAGAAGAACTATTACTCCTATAAGAACTAATCTATTAGAAACTATTTTATAAACAGATTCTAAGGTTTCACTAATTTTTTTCATTTTACTTTTTCCGTCTTTATTTTCCATGTCATTGATAATGGGTCTAATTCTCCTATTCCGTATTTTTCGCTCATTTTTTCACAGAATTCTTTTTCTATTTCTCTACAGGATTCAAGATCTAAAATTAGATTAGAAGATTGGGTTTCTAAAAATTGAATCTCTTTTTCAACTTTAACTATTTTTGAATGTATGTCGATAAATCTTTTAGATAAATTTAATATTTCATTCTGTTCTCTTTTATTTAATCTTTTCATAGTTTTAAGTTTATATTAGGGAGTTCATGTTCTATTTCCTTTTAAGTATATATTTTTTTCCTCAAATGATATTAACTGGATAAAGGAAAAGTAGGAGCAGTATTTGCAGATATGGTAAATTGATTAGTCGTCTCAAGTATTCCCGAAGATCCTGAACAAGTTTTCCAGAATATCCTACCGTTTGGATTTGTAGAACTTCCCCGATAAGCCCAAAATAAATCTACGTAAGAGCAGGTAGAAGGAAAATTAATATATACGATTCTTGAAATTAAAGAACCCGATGTATCTTCATATACATAAGTATAAGCTATCCCTTTTATTTTTCTAGCTCCTATCATAGAATTCAGATAAACCCTATATTCATTTCCTTCCCCGGAATAAAATAAAGGTTCAAAAGATGGGGAAGTAGAAGAAGGTATAAATATATAAGCATCATCAGAAATAGCATTTGGGGTAGTTAATACTAGCATATTGGAATTCCAAAGGGAAACATTGGAAACGTCCAAATAAGCGGAAACCCCTACCAAATCCGCTAATGTGATTTTAGTATTATTTCTTTTGCTATAGGGAATAAAAAATCCTGCAATTACAGAAGAAAAAGATATATTGTTTAGCCTTTTTACGTGATATGAATAGGGAGCTCCAGTAGAACCAGTAGGACCTCCTCCGCTTGCTCCGAAAACAATTTGTTTGTGGTTTCCTGATGTAACGGATCCCGAAGGAAGCCCGTATAGAACAGAATGACCGTCCATTCCTGTGAAATCAAATACCCTAGATGTGGTGGAATCTGAATTTATAGAAATTCCCCCAAAATAATTAAAGAGAGAACCCGGGGTAGGATTAGAACTTAAAATATAAAGTCCAGAATAATGAGAAATCTCGGTTAAAGTTTTAGTGTATAATTTAAATGTGTCTATTCCTATATTAAGAGAAGATATTAAAATAGGGGAGACTGGGGGAGAAGAAAAAGAACTAGTCTTAAATTTTACATCGTATCCAGGACTTATGATATTAATATCCCCTAGAGTATTAGCATTAAAAGAAGAACCATTTATTTGCATATTCCCTCCTCCTGAAGCTTCATAAGAGGATAACTCCAGGTCCAATAAGGTATTAATTGATAATTTTCCTGAGCTTTTAAAAATTAAATCGGATAAAGTTCCTGTATTTTTCCAATAAAAAGAAGGAGGATTTATAGAATTTCCATTCGATTTTGAAAAAGAAAAAATAGCTATTCCGGAATAAACCCCAAAATAATTAGAATTAAAAAGAGACAATCCAGTATAAGACCAAGAAGAAATACCTCTTTCGTAGATATCCGCTAAATCGGAAGAATCGTTAACCCAAAGATCGAATTCTTGGGGATTTCCTGTAGTAGGAAAAGTTATTCCCCTGTACCAATCAGAAGCTCTATCCCCTGTATTTCCTGTTGTCCCTATTTTTCCAGAAGGTCCAGGAATTCCAGTAGCTCCCTTTGGACCTATTAATCCCTCGTGGCCTATTGCAAAAGAAAGAATTTGATTAAAATTATAATTAACTTTATCCTTTATTTCGGATTGGGAATCCCCTTGATTGATATATTTATTATTAAAATGCATATTTTTTTAAGGTGTAGATCCATTAGTATATAATTCACCGCATACTGGAACACTTAATGTTCCTCCCCAAGCATGATATAGAACCTTAAACCATCTATTTGTTGTAGAAGTCCCCGTAGAGGTTTTGCTTATATTTATTATTGTGAATTCAACCGAAGTACAATATTGTCCAACTGGTACTATATTAGCAGCACCGGTACCAACAGGCTGGGCTAATTTATTTGAAGAGGTATTTATACCAACCACCCTAAACCCATTTTTATCTGAATCGGAATGTATTCTAAAATTCACATACTCATCCTTCTCTATTAAATCCGTCCACCCTTTATCCGAATTGATATCGCTAGGTGTCCATAACAATAATCCATTCCCGTTTCCCGCTAGAGCAGGTGGGGTTATATAATAATCAACTCCTCTCGAAACATTAAAAGATGAAGAATCCGTTTGGCCGTTTAATGAAACAGTAGGGTTAAATATCAGATATTTAATTGAAGATGGGGTGTAAGCAGAAGGGGATTCTAAAGGGTGTAAGGGGTACATGATTTTATCAACCTTAAAATCCCCCTTTCCTGATATTTCTAAAATACTTGTTGTCGAATTAGTAGCTTTAAATAAGGTAGATCCTGATCTAGTAGAAGGGTAAACCTCATCCATTTTATAATATAGGTTTCCTACTCCCGGGTTACTTGTTATCAGATTTAAAGAAGGCTGGGATCCGGTAGATCCCGTAGTTCTTATGTCTAAGACCGTGGAGGTTTCTATTTTATTAAGCCCTGTGTTCTGGAAATTAATGTTTTGAGATTCGAAAATAAGAGAATCTCCGTACACTAGTCCTATATTAATATTTAAATTCCCAAAAGAAGAACTAGCAGAATAAAGACCATTAAGATCAGTGTACATGCCAAAACTAGAGGGATCCCCAGATTTAAATAGAATAGATCCGGATAAGGATTTTAAATTAAGATCCCCGTCTAGATTAAAATCAAGGGATTGAGGACATAAAAAACCTAAACCATAGTTCCCGTTGCTTGATGTTGGGCCGGTAGTCCAAAAGAAGGAAGGAGTTTCTTGATTAAAAGAAGTACCATGATAAGGGCCTTTTGTAAACTCTAGTATCCTTCTTTCTGGAATCTGCGAGTTGGTAGAAATCACCATTTTTGTGTATTGGGGATTCGCTGTAATAGATCCATTCGTAAGATAAGAATCGCTAAGAACGAAAGTATTTAAAGAAGGATACTGAAAGGAGAAAAAATATCCATTTTTAGAGGAAGCCCCAGATTGGGTTTGGAGAGGTCCAAATTCCCTAAAAAGATCTAATGCATTTATGTTAAGAGAATAGAAATCCCAAATCCCTGTGGATGAATTATAAACTCTAATTTCATTGTTAGAGCTGGGGTTCATCCAATAATCTCCATTTAAAGGTCCTGAAGGGGAAGTATCCGAAACTGTCCATTTATTCCCTCTTTTTCCCTGGAGCCCAAAAGATCCAGTAGGTCCTTGGGATCCAGGATTCCCTGATTTTCCTTCGGGTCCTAATTTTCCATAAGGACCTCCTTCAAAAGAAAGTATCTGGCTAAAATTAAAATTGGCCTTATCCACTAGATTTTTCTGTGAATCTCCTTTTTCTAATAATAATAATTTTAATTCTTTCATTTTCTATTCTATATATCAGAAGTAAAAAGATCCTCCAGATCCGCCAGATGTTCCGTATGCTAGATAGCTTACACTAGTTCCGGATCCTGTTGCTCCCCTAGATATTACAAAATCTACTGAGGACGCAAAGAAATTAAGTTCGTTTACTGTATTTATACTTGAACTATTTATCCCGTATCCTATATATTTAAATCCGCTAAAACCTAATGCCGAATTTGGATTTTGACTACAGTAAACAGAAAATCTCATGGATTGGCCTCTCTCCAGTCCCCCGGTTGATCCCCAGGAATAATCAGATCCTGAATATATTCCAATTCCACAAAAAGAACTAGAATATACGGTAGAAGAATAAGTGTTAATTACCGCAATATTTCCGGAATTTAAAGGGAAAGGCCTATATACATTAGAATTGGTAGAAGCCGCAGGGGAAGAAGTTCTAGCTCCGAGATACCAATATATTAAATTGGCCCCGTCCATAGAGGTAGCTCCCGGAATACTGCTAGGATAGGTTATTCCCCCATCTACTTTATTTGTTTTTATCTTTCCTTTAGTACTTATAAAAAATTGAGATTCTGAAGCAGTTGCACCGTTTGATTCCAACATAACGTTATATGCAGGGAATTGCTGAATATCATCGTAAGTGTCCCCTGTTCTTTCGGTTTTTAGACCTACATTTACTCCCGATGAAACATAAACACTAGGGATCGATGTCGTTAGAGTAGGAATTAAGCTAAGAGTTCTTTTCATTGACGTAAAAGTAGATCCTGTCTCAAGATTATCCGATAATATAGTTGTTGTACCGGATGGAAAATTTAAATTAATTCCCCCTATAGCTTGAATTTCATAAGTACCTTCAAAAGTAATACCTACTGGAGAATCTAAATTTATATTAGAAGCTGATATTCCTACTCCTCCACTTCCTCCTATAGAGAATTTACCTCCCAATACGTCTAGATTTAAATCTGAATTACTAGATACTGAATTACCCCAATAGAAAACAGGATGTGAAGAATAATCCGAAATAGACCCGTCTTCTATATCGCTTTTGGAAAATTCCAATAAAGGTCCAGAATTTATAGAAGTATCTGTCGAAATCCTAAATTTAGAAAGTTCTTTATTTATCAGAGGAGAATCCTCGGGGGATTGATCTCCTATAACAAATGTATATAGTGAAGGTGAATTTTGGTTTTCCGTTATAGAAGTTCCAGCAGATCCTCCTATAGAAGTGTATGCTATATCCCTAAATAATACATTTTGTGAGGATAGAGTGTATCCAGTATCCTGCCAACCTGAATCGGTAAAAATATAGATTTTAGATGAGGGAATCTCTACCCAATAATCACCTTCTACGGCATAGGATCCGGTTCCTCCGGGCTGTGTAGATCTTACAAACCATCTTGTTCCCCTAGGACCAGTAATCCCCGGGCTTCCATTTTTTCCGGCTAGCCCTATAGGTCCTTCTCCCCCCGTAGGACCAATATTTCCCTGGACCCCTCCGTGGAGCTCTATTAATTCATCAAAATTGTTATTAAGTTTATTAACAATTTCATTCTGGCTATCCGAATAATTAAGTCCCTGTATGTTAGTATTTGGCATATTTAAATTTTAATAATCGGGATTGAAAAAGATAAAGAATAATTAAAATTTTTCTCCATATCGAAAGTAAAATTATAAACTAAATTATTTATTTTAGTTAAAGTGTAATTTCCATTTAAAGAATACCCTCCCGTAGCTCTTTTGTAAGAAGTGATATCTCCTATGACTAAATTATTTATTGATATAGTTTCCGAAGCTGTCTTTTTTACATATAAATTAAAATTACCTCCCTCGTAGGCAGGAGCTATATTTAAATCTATATAAGTGTTTATATCATCATTTATAGAATTAGGATCTCCTACACCAAATTCAGATATTATATTATTCTGGAATACATTTTTTATCCCGGAATTCAAAAGATATCTTCTTAATATCCTATCCAATCTTATGATACCGAAAATTTTATTTGTATCTGGTAAATACTGGTAAAATACTTCCACATTAGAAAATAGATTTTGATTTAAAGAAGGAAGATCTACTCCGGATAAATAGGTTCCCCCGAATCCTATCCCAGTTCCCGAATTAGCATTATCTATATTCTGAATATCTTTTATGTAAGAATTTAATTTTTCGTTTATAGTAGAAACAGAATTATCCCCAGAAGTTCTAGAAATCTCTAAAACTGTATAGTTATTAACATAAATCTCATAAGGAGTTTTCATTATCTTAGATCCCATAAATGTTTTATACTCCTCCATTGATCTTGTTCCCGCAACTTTAACCGAAGTTTCAGGTAAAGTAAATCTCTCATAATATCCGGGATCCCAAGAAGAAGAAAAAACATTAAAATCTTTTCTGGATATAGGGGTTTGGCCAACTAAAGGATAAACGCTACCTTGGGGAAGATTAGCACTCAATGATAATATATTAGAACCTAGATCAACTTTCGTAAAACATAGATTTCTAGATATTCCAAAATAATATTTATGTGGTGCGAAATTACAATTTCTAAAAGAAAGATCTATAGAGGTATCTCCTGATATCGTATCGGATTTATCCTTATCGAAATGTAATATTTTTCTAAATATTGGATCATATTTTCCCGAATATCTAATAAGGCTAGAAGATAGATTAGGACTTCGATCGGTTTCGAAAGTATATGCCGTAGGATCATTGGATCCTAATGTTTTAGGTCCATTATATAAAGGTAAGACAATAGATCCTTGTGGTTTTAATAATAGATCCGGTCTTTCGAATTCAATTTCAAAAGAATCTGAGGATACTTTGGTCGAAGATGAATTAGAATCCCATGAGTATGTTTTATATTTTATATAAGAAGATCTTTTCTGTAATTCCCCGAATATGTATCCTACCGATATTCTATTCATTATAGCATCATAGTAATTAGATCCTCCTTCTACCTGGAAAACAGGTTGATCCTTGTATATTGACGATGGACCTACTGGTACAGTTGCAGGGCTAACAAAAGAGTATGGTATATTAAAAGTGTAATCCGGAGAAGCCGTTATTTTTCCAAATTCTATAGAATTCGAATTTACTCCTATTGGCCAGGGATAATTAAGACCAGTAGATATACTTGGAACGTAAAAGCTTAAAGGACCACTAGCTCCAGGAGAGGAAGTAGCTCCCGGTGTATTTGCAGAAAATGTTTTAGTAATTTCTTCTCTTAAATCAGTATTATATTCTGGATTTGGTATTGAATAAATAAATCCGCTAGGATCTATCGTATTCACTAAACTTCCCGAGGATAGAGAAAGATCTAGTCCTACACTTAATTTTATATCATCTATAGAATTAAATTTTTTCCCATCTACTAGAGGAAAAGTTATTTTTTCTTTATCTGAAAGAGTATACAATAGGGTATAGTCTAAAACCGGGGTCGATCCCGTTCCCCCTGTGTACCCCAGATTAAAAGCTTTTTGGTCTTTAATTACAACATCACAAATAAAAACTATAAATTTCTGGGAAACATTTTCTATAATTTCATATTTTACCGGGGATTGGATTACTGAAGAACCCTCAGGGATAGCTCTTAAAACAGCGGAGAATTTATAATCCTCAAATCCCTTATATCCGAGTACATATCTATTTTTATCCTCTGGATCATTTCCGGATATATCAGATCTCTTCTTTATTGATATTTTAACCCCCCTGAAAAGAGTTTCGTAATACTGGGATGCTTTATTATAAATTAAAGGGGTAAATAATTCTTTAGTGTAATTCCTAGAATCGGAAAAGACAATAGGATAATCTTTGGGTTCTACTGTAAAATAAGAAGATAAATAATTGTAATTTCCAGAATTAGGGTCCGCATCTTTAGCACTAGATAAATCTATAGGATAAGGCAAATAGTTATTCTGATCCCCCATATATTCTATAGGAAATTTAGAAGGAGGAGATTCCAATAAAAACCATTCATGGGTAAGATACTTAGGATCTCTTCTGTTTCTATCTACAGAAGGGGAAAAATTAGTGGGGGAAAAAGCAGGTGTAGAATTTAATCTATAAGAATTTCCTCTAGCATCAGTTCCTGAAGAATAAGCCCATTTATTCACAAAAGGAACTATTCTGGAATAATTGGATAATCTTGGATTATAATTTTCTAAAAGATATTCATATTCGGTTTCCAATTTCCCAAAAGAAAATATTTGCTCTTTTGTATCTGTAGTGGAAGGAGATCCCGGATTTAATTTCTGTATTCCTATAAATCCATTAAATGTATCTAAATTTGTTTCATATCCGATATTAGGATAAGTAACTGACGTACTATTGTATTCAACATTAGAATACTGTGCAGGAAATACAACTACAGGAAAATTAGGATTTGGGTTGTATTCCGAATAGGATGTTATGCCCGTAACCCCATAAAAAAGAGATCCCGTACCAAAAATATTAGAATTATAGATTATTTCCCCCTGTTTAACGAAATAAGGTATTCCATCTTCTATGGACCCATCCGTATTCGGCTTTATCCCGTAATATTTATAAGTTTCAGGGAAAGGATTGTAGGAATAAGAAGATGTAAAGAAATCAAAATCAAATTCTTTAAAGTCGAAAAATGTAAAAACTCCTACCTTTAAATCCGGAGTAGAATAAGTATTAAAAGATTCATCAGATCCTAGATCTACTCTTGCGTAATCATCCTCGAATTCAACTACTAGTTTAGTCAAAAGCCCATCGAAAGAAATAACTTTTTTTGTATTTGAATCTACTACAGGGGAATCTATGTATTTGGTTACCCCCTTTATTTCATTAAATCCGCTAAGGGTCTGTATAAAATCTCCTACTTGAACCTGATTCGAATATCTGCTTTCAAAAACCAATCTATTATTTTTAGTTTTAGTTCCTCCTATAAAATTAAAATTTTGATTAGATACAGCATCAATTCCTTTTATTTTAATATAATCTGATTGGGAGAAAGTATAATAGAAATCCCAGGAAAAAGAATCTAAGGGAGGACTATTGAAATTTCCTACTAAGGGAGAAGGTATAGAGCTATTAGCCTGGTAATATTTATCCAGATATAAAACAATATCCCCAGTAGAATATGGATCAGTATTATTCCATTCTTTTTTATAAGATGATTTAAAATTTAAATAGTCATCAAAAATACTCACAGAGAAAGAAGAATTTCCATAAGTACCCGTGTTCTTAAGTCTGATTGTGGTGTAACCTTCATTAGATCCGGTGTCCCAGCTAGTAACATTCAAGTCATCTAATACATTAGCAAAGGCCCCAGAAATGTCGCTAACGTCCCCTAAATAGGCATTAAAATAATAAGAATCCCCTGATGAATAATATGCTCCTTTTAGCCAAGGAAATATAGAAGATAGGTCTTTAGATTCTACGATATCATATTTTCTAGACCCTTCTTTTTGGGATCCATTTGGCCAAAATATTTTAAAAGTTAAAGTAGAAGGTAAATCATAAGGTTTTAAAAATTCTATATCTATATAGGATCTTCCTGCATCTTCCGGTTTAGATGCTTTAACAGAAGCTATTTTTTTACCGACCCCGGTAAAATCTAAAAGATCTATTTTAGTATCCTGCAAGGAAAGAGACCCTGAAGTGGCTCCCAGAGAGCCGGTTCCTCCAAAAGAAAGAGTGTTGTAATCATAAGGACCAAAGAAATCCGGGGAATTTACACCATTAATATCATAATTCTCAGATCTTTTAAGACTATAGAAATTTTCATTCTTATCGGTTAAATAAAATAATTTATTAGGATCATACAGATTAACATCATTAGATCCAGGGATAAATCCAGATCCATTCTCATAAAAGAATTTAATTCCGGAGGTAGCTCCTATTTTATTACTTTCTGTGTTGTAATAATATCCCACATTATTTCTAGAGGGTTTTGGTAGATTCTCATTTCCCGGAAGATCCTTAAATTCATAGAAAAAATTTCCATTACTTCTGAGAGATCCTATATCATTTCGGGAAACATACATTCCGAAATACCTATTTATCGTATAAAGATCAGAATCCTCGTCATCGAATAAAAATTCTAGATTTAATAGATTTGGGCAAATTATACCATTTCTAGAAAATCCAGAAGTGACATAATCTTCCAGATCTATCATAGAATCAGAATCAGAAGATCTTAAGTAATCATATAGTATTTCACCTTTAGAGGTAAAAACACCATTCTTTATATCAACCCCATTCCAATAAGAATATCCATTAGGAGACCAATTTATATCTATAGGGGATTTTGAGAAATTATTGTTATTGATTATAGATCTTATGTAGGTTCCTATTAAAGTATTTTCTCTAAGATCGAAAGTTTTGATAACTGTAGAATTTGTAAGTATCTTGTCCTTAAAAGTAGTTTCAACGTCATCAACTTTTCCCAGATTATAAAGTTCATCAAAAATTACAACTTTTCCACTCCCTTCGAAAGGCGTATATGAGTTATAAGATAAATTACCTTCAAATATACTTCCCCCCGTATAATAAACATCATTACCTAAAGGATCCTTTCCGTATTTTATTTTATAATCAGGAAGATTAGTATTCGGATTTATGTATGAGCTATCATAATCTGCTATAACTTTATAAAAAGTTCCACCGTTTATAGTAGTTTGATTTTCTGTATAAGAATAATTTAAAGGTCCTGGAACTTTAAATATAACAAAAAAATCAGGTAATTGATCTTTTAACCAAAGGGGAGAAAGATAACTAAAAGCTTCAGGGTAGTTAGGATCTATAAAAAGAGAAGCTCCGCTTCCATAAAAGAAATCATATTGTCCTGTATAATTAGTAGAGGTTTTTGTTTCCCCGTTTGTTTTTTTTGCTACTTGGAATATAGATTCGATAGGTGTTTGACCCTGCTTAAAAAAATTATATACGTCTACATTAAAAGAATTTTTTCCCGTTATATTAAATTTCTTATACTCTTTTGAGCTTAATGTAGTATTAGCAGAAAAAGAATTAAAAGAAACAGATCCATTAGAATCTACCGTTATTTTTAAATTCCCAGTTATCTTTGGATTTGTTCTGAGAACAGAAAATGATGAATTATAATCAAATAATTTTGGTCCTGATTTTCCTGCCATTTTAATATTTTATATTTAAGATCTACTAACTAATGCACTATTAAAATTAGGAGCTACTAGGGTTTCATTTTTATATGAACCTGTAACTTGGACATCAAAAGAAAAAACATCATCGTTTTTAATTTGGATATCTATTCCTAATTTTTTAGTGTATGTTATATTAGAAAGATTTCCTGATTTTCTAAAACCTCCGACATATCCTAATTTATCTACTGCTCTAAATTGGAAAACCAAAGGAACATTTATAGAATTGGATTCTCCGCTATCTAGATATATGGTAGATAATGCGCTTCTACCGGGAACCTGTAAGAAAGAAGAATCCACAGGGCTTAAAAATAAATAAGCTCCGCAAGAAAATTTTCCTATTAGATATTCATCGTTTGCCGAAAATCCTAGTTTATCCGAATACATTCTATCTTCTCTATCTGCTGTTGGTCCTGAAGCAAATGTAATAGGATCTCTATATCCCTGCTGAACCGAAGAATTAGAAAGAGAAGTATCTCCCCAAAAAGTTTGGGTATGCCTAAAAGGAGGATATACTTTGGTGTCTGCCGAATAAGGTTTTACCAATTCTCCATATGTTGTATAGCTATATGCATTTCCTATTTCTATCAGATAAGGATGGCTAGTAGAGATACAAAATTCAGATACATTACCACCTCCATCTGGGGTTCCCCCGGTTGTACCAGAAAACGATCCTGCCCAAACACCGGAAGAAGTAGCTCCTGCTGCAGAAGAAGGAGTAACCGTAGGATCGTAAGGGGTAAGAATAGTTCCGTTCTGCGGATATGTTCCGGAAATACTAAAATTGATTTGCGTAGACCCGTCGTAAGAATATGTCGGATTATACAGAGAAGTAAATGCTCCAGGTATAACCGGAGCAGAAGGACTATCCCCGACAGGAGTATTAGTAGATACATTATTATCCACTGCACAATAGAGTATTTCGTTCAATCCAACATTTCTATATCTAGGATAAAGAAATTGGGAATAGGATCCAGAAGAAGCAAAAGGAGAAACCTGTCTAAAATATGTATTGTCCTCTACCTGGGAAGAGGTTAAAGAACTTATAGAAATAGGACATTGCCCATATCTTAAATTATCATTATAACCAACAGGAGATGATGAAGAGATAACATTAGGTGATTTAACTCCTAGTCCTCCAGGTATTATAGAAGCCAATTCAACTGCAGTAGTTTGAGAATTATAAAGTTGAATATTATAAGTAACAGAAGCAATTTTTCCGGCATCTGTTCCTAAAGGATTACTGAATATCCCGTCATAAAATCCAGCATTTAAGCTAACTAAAGAGCCTTTGGTAACTTTAATTTTTTGGTTAGAAGAATCTACGATATAAACTTCTAGAACTCCTTTAGTATTAGTGATCTGCGATTTAAGAACTTCTATCTGATTTTGAAGATCCGTTATCTTTTCAAATAAACTTAAAACTGATCCACTAGTGGTATAAAACCCGCTTGCTATATTAGATGCATTGTGATAATATGTAACTGATCCATCAGTAAATTGTTCAGATAAATGCTGAGGTAAACCTTGAGAATTTAAATTTTGTTGAACTTTAACTACTGCAGAATCCTCATTATTTTTTAATAAGGTATCCGAAGCACCATTAACATTAAGACTGTCAGGAAATGATATGGTAACAGAAGGAGAAAAATCAGAGGTTAAAGGATTCTGAGGCCATCCTGCTTCAGAAATAGAAGCTATCTGTATTTCAACCTTTTCCCCTTTTGTTATTGGTATATCTAATTGGTTTATATTTACCGAATTTGCATTAGAAGGGTCCTCTGTAGACCAAACATAAATTCCTTTTGATGAATCGTATACTTTTTTTCTTTCTGGAGTTTTATATTCTACCCAGTTGGAAAAAGCAGCATTCTTTTTAAGACCGTCTTTGTCTGTATATTCTATCTGATCGGAAGGTTGAGAAGCTCCGGAATCCGAAAGATATCTATATCTGACTACAAATTGGATAACTTCCTGTTTTGTGGTTCCACTTACTTTAGGATCTGGTATAGGCCAAAACCCTCTAACCCTGTATTTTGGCTTTTCTAAAAGCTGGGGAACATCTTTAGTTAAAGTAGATACCTCGCTAACTAAAGAAGCATAAAGCTCAGATTTATTAGATCTTTCTTCAGTTAAGGATTTTAAATTATTTTCTAAAGAAGATTTTTGATCCGTGAAAGTCGAGAAAGAAGATCCCCCTCCGGATCTTCCTGAATTTAAATTATTTATCTGTAATTTAGTTTGTTGAAGAGCTTGATCTATGGAATCTATTTCGCTCTTTATTGACGTCTTAAGTTTTAATTTGTCGTCAATATTTTTTACAGAGGTAGAATCTGTTATCTGTTTATTTATTTGAACTACTTTGAAAGAATCCTGGGTAATGGTTGGTATATTAGGAACCAATCCATCAATAGCGGTAACCGTATTTTCTTTAGCGAGTCCTATAAAAAGCTTCCCGAAATCAGAAACACTATCTTTATAATAAGTTGAAAGATCAACTACGCTACCGTCGGTTGTAGTTGTTTCTAATTCACTAGACCAAAAAGTAACCCCCGTAGACCAGGTTGCTGCAACGATATTAAAATCATCGTCAATACTTTTGAAAAATATTCCTTGTCTTTCGTCATTTCCTATGTTTACATCAGCAAATCTATTTCCAAAATCTGCCATTGCTATTGCAAGAGAATTACTACCTAATAAAACCGGTTGAAATCCGGATACTCTTTCTAATTGTACCGTAGAATCGGATATGTTCACTGAGGTAATTTTATATTTTGTTCCGTCCGGAGTTGATAGGGTATCACCGTTTTTTAAAGTCTCCCCGTTAGTAACAGAACTTGTAGTATCGGTATAATTTAAAGAAGTCAGCTTATAATTTCTAACTGTAACCTGGAATGAGTTACCTTGTGAATCTGTCTGATTTACGACATCGTCTATAAAATTAAGAACCCCAAAATTTCCTACGTATCTTATAGTTTTTAGAGGGAGGCTTACGACATCTTCATCAGTAAAATAGGAAATCCCATATCCTTCTAAAGCCGATATAAACCCGTCATGACTTATATCATTTTTACCTTTAAGGTTAAGATCAAAGAAATTTTTCTCAGATTCCGTTTGGGTATTTGCTATAATTCTTTTAACTACTATCCTATCAGAATTTTCGGGAATTTTTCCAGTAACATCTATGCTAACATATAAAAGAGGGCTTAGAAAGCTTTCAAAGAACCAATTATCTTTTACCTTAAAAGAACTAGGTATTTGAAGTTCGGAAGGACTTGAAGGTTCTTTTAATGTTTTAGATTTATAGACCTGTGAATATGTTCCATCTGAATTTCTTACTGTTGCAGAATTTTCTTCTAATCCAGCTAAGGATTTTACATTATTATTCAATCTTTGGATTTCCCCGCTCATATACCCATAAGAAGGGATATTAACTGTTTTGGGTAACCCATTTTCGTCTAATATTTGTATAGTAACAGATTCATTTGTAGACGTTGCTACCTCGTTTAATCCATTTATTATCTCCAAAGAATTAGATTGGAGTCTTAGAAATTGAGCTATTAAAGAACTTATACTATTATTTGTACCTGCCATTTTTTTATTGATTATCTGTCAAACTTTTTCCTATTGCATCAACTTGGAATATTAAATTCTGATCGTCTATACAAACTATATCGAATACTGGTTTATAACCCCATTCAGAAAAAATAGTATCATCTAATACTACTATCGTTGTTGAGTATATTCCTCCAGAAGGAGAGCTTAGGGGGTAAAGACCTTGTGAGTCTGTTACTATAGTTATTATAGAAGACTGTGGGTATACCTTGTCTCCGAATGAAATTCTAAATCTTTGTCCATTTTTCCATTTAACATTGGTATCGTCTAATCTGATAGTCATGTCTCCTGTCAGATTTATATCTATCCCATTATTTATGTGCTTAAAGTAATTTGAAAAATTTAGTAATTCTATAGTATTCTGTCCGGTCTGGGTTAAAATACCATATCCTTTATTTACGCCTATATTAAAATCCTGGCTAGAATTATTTATAGTTACTAAATTTTCTACAGATCTGTCTACATTTATACCTAATCCCTGATTTATTGTATTTAAGTTATATGAAACCTCAACGCTCGTTTCATTATTAAGTATAGATCTAGTTAAATCATAATTTTGATTTATGAGATTTAATATAGATTGTGTATTATTAAATAAAGCTTGATTTGCAGCTAAAGATTGTTCTATTGCTGCTATTCTTGCATTGAAATTAACAGAGGTTTCCGTAGTTAAAGCTATATTTTCTAAGTTAGTAACCCTATTGGAAAGATCTATAAATTGAGAAGAAGATCTATTAAGGGTAGAGCTAGAATCCTGAAGTACATTCATAGCATCCATAAACATAGAAAGGGAGAAAGGGGAATAATCATTTATTGCCTGCTCTATTCCGGTTTGATCTATATCAGTATCAAATTTTATGTTTATCTTGAATCCGTAGGAATTTCCATTTAGTCCTGTTACAGGATTTGGTTTGTATTTTTTGGTTCTTGGTATGAATATATCCCCTGAAGATGAATTAACTTCATCCAAAAACAAAACCCCATATAGATTAGTTGCTCTATCGGTAGGATTTGCAGGATCGTAGACATCATAATAGATTAAAGCTGCATTGAATTCAAAATCAGAAGCTATAGGGGTAGAATTGTACTCATCAAGTGTTGATATAGAAGTATCATCTACTATAGCTTTGTATGAATTAGGATCAAAATCTATACCTATAGAATCTAATTTACTTCTAACGTAAGTAAGAGAATTTGAATTCGCACTTTTAGTAAGTACGTAATTAGAAGGATCTGTAAAAAGAGAATCCGTAAAATAAGTATTTGCAGTATCTCTTGGCGAGTACCAATTTCCTGATATCGGGGTAGTCGATAGACCTGTGTCGATATAAGAAGCAGTAGGGGATCCTAAAACATCGTCATCATATATAGCAAGACTAGTAATTCCACTGGGATTTATTTCTGTATAATTTCTTCCGTATAGGTATTCGTCATTAAGAGGATTTAATGGGCTATTTGTCCATTGATAGTCTGGATAGTAATTGGAATCTACAACATTTTTGAATAAAACAGTAGGGGTATTTCCCGCTGATGTAGGAACATAAACATATACTTCGGAATAAGAATTGTTATTATTCGTTACTGAATTTACTATATCCAAAGATCCAACATACTGAACAACTTTATTGTAAGTAGATCCAGTCATACCATAGGATCCTGTAGTTCCTGCAGCGTTATCTCCTTCTACATATCTTTTCTGGGTTACCGGAAGATCATTAACTATAGTAACTGTATTTTGGTTTAGGGTAGAAGCAACCTCGCTCGAGCTTGCTGGCCTAAATCTCATAGCTCCTATTTCTTTAAGCCATTTAAAAAATACTCTTTCCGATACATTTTGTTTTTTAGTAGGATCGTAATTATCGTCACTTATTATTATAGATTCTAAATTTAAACAATAGCTTTGGAAACTTTGAGAAAAATCTATATTGGAATTTCCAGTTATTATCTTTTGGGTATTATTTGCCCAATCTAAAAATGCTCCATCTGGACCATTTAATCTAATATAATTCGTATCCGAAGAAGAGCTGTTATCTATATTAGGTATATTTAACAGGGCAAATTTTGAGAATGTAAATTTATTTGTATCGTTATTAAACGTAAAAGCTAAATCCTCTGAAGAAGAAGTAAAGGTATAAAAAGTACCTCCTTGAACTTGCAGCGGCCTAATAAAAGGTGTTTTTGCCATCTGTTAAAATTATAAATATTATACTGTAACGTTACTAGAACCTATAACTACCCAAGATCCATTCATTGTGGCTTGCCCCTGTCCTACCCTAGGCTCCCATTGAAGAGTAACGGAAGATCTGTATGATTTGCTCTGAGGAATTACAATACCAGAAGAAGAATACCCTCCGTAAGAAGAATCCGTATTAAATCCGGTATAATATGTAGTAGAGCCGGTAAGTCCTGTCCAGATGTATCCTGTCGCTGGATTAGTATTTACTATAGTTACTCTTGTTCCCTGTGGTAAATTAGGTAAAGTTCCTCCTACAGGAGAAGTTCCGTCTACAACTTTAATAAAGAATCCAGTAGGACCGCAATCTGCAAATATAACATCTTCTAATCCTGTTATTGCATAAGGAGAAGCAGAATTAGGAGTTTGATACCCTCCACCTCCTAGAGCGGTAGAAGGAAATGGTGTACCTGCGGTTAATCCGGTAGCAACGGTAGTATTTTGACTTATTACGTGTCCTTGGGTTCCTAGATAAAAAGCTCCATTTGCACTTAATGATCCATTAAAGCTAGAAGTTCCTCCTGATACGAATGTTGATCCTGTTCCTAGTGTTATTGATCCGTTAGCAGTTAGAGCTCCTGATATTGTAACATTTGTGGATGAAACAGAAACAAAAGAAGCTCCCCCGATCGAATCAAAAGACGTAAGAGCAGTTCCGGAAGCAGGCAAAGAGAGGGAATCAAATCTTCCTATTTTCGCCATAACCTTTCCGGTGGATGCTGTTGTTAGATCCAATATACCGTTAGTGGTATCTACTCCGAAAACTTGAACGTATCCATTTATCCAGTTTTGAAGAATTAAAAAATTAGAATTAATAGTAATCCTAGATCCCGATATGGAATCTGATCCTAGAATTTCAGTAATGTTTACAGTTGAAGCCATTTTTTGTTTTATTTTTTATTTTTATATATCGTTTTTTTAAATAGTTAAAAATCCAAATTGGTTATTTATTCTAGAAAAAAATAGAGGTAAAATTTCACGATTCCAAATTTATTTTTTTGTAAGTAGAATCTGGATTATCAGGTATAACTATAGCAGGGGTAAATTTAGGTTTATTATTTCTCTCTATCTCTATCTGCTGTTTTTCTAAATCTTTTCGTAATTTTTGTCCTTGGTAAGTCCTATCGTCAAAAGGTTGATCTACCCCGTAATTAGAAGAATTTATAGGTGCGGATTTTCTTCCTGGGATTCTCATCTTTTTGTGATCTAGCACTCTTATGAATCCATTTCCTGTAGTTGCGTATACATTTCCTTCAGAATCCAGAACCTCATTATAAATAGTGTATTCTCCTTCTTCGGTGAAAGTATAAATAAAATAAGGAGAATATTTTATATTTAATATTTCTTCTCCAGTAATAGCATTAGATAAAACCCATTTATTTGTATTTTTACCGTATATTTCAGAAGAATAATTATTAAAGATAACTGTAGACAGGAGGGGAACTTCAAAAGATCCTTCCCCTTTTACGTGAGAATCACTCCAAGTCCAAGGATCCGATCCAGGTCTGGATATTATCTCTCCCTCATTTATGCCCAAGTTAGGTTTATATTGTTTGGCAAGATAAACAAATCCGGTGGCCGTATAGACAAAATATCCAATATCAACATATCCAAAATCGACATATGCTGAAGAGGTTAACCCTAAAGAATTAAACCCAGAAAAGAATATATTAGATTCCATATCATTACATACAGTAAGATCCCCATTAAATCCTCCTATTGTTACAGTATTAGTCACTCTAGAATCCTCATCAGTTTTTAATAATTTAACCGTATATGGATCATCATAATTTTCATAATGTATAACAAATTGATGGTTAGGAAGCTTTAGTGTGGTCTTTAAATCCAATGTAGAATTAGATCCTGTTACAGATGGGTAGAAAATACTTCGGCATACAGTTTGTTCCGTTAGTTTTGCTGTTAAAAAATAGGTATTTCCGGATTCAGCTATAAAATTTTTCCCAAAATAAGATCCAGAGGATCCAACCACAGTAGTTATGTAATAGTTAGATTCGTCTTTAGTTACCCCTATTTTATTTCCAGTATTTCCGAATGAGGTTAAATAGAATCCAGTAGATCCTACAGGATTACTAGTTATGGAAATATAGAAAGGAGAATTTGAAGATCCCGTAGGGGATAAATAATTTCCAGAAAAATAGAATCCCCCTGTTGCAGACCCGGTTATAACAACAGATTCTCCAAGATCCAAAGAATTTATTTCGGATCCTACTCTTCTCCATCCACTAGATCCAGGGGTGTTTGAATTATAATTGGATTGAAGGGAGTAATCTAAATTATTTAGTTTAACGTAAGAAAGTAATCCGGTATATGCAGGATCAGATAGATAAGAATCGACAAGATAATTATCATTTGATCGATTCCATTCGTTTTTAAGAGTGGATAAATCTGCAAAATTACCAGAAACATTGGATTCTATTAATAGGTGAGTATGGTAATTTGTTAATTGGACAGATGTAAGAGGAACTTCTTGATTACCTGTAAGGATATTTAAATTCTTAACCGGGAAATTTCTAAATCTTGTAACTCTATATGATGAATTTATACCTGAATTATAGTCTCCGGTAATCCCTGTAAAAGAAAATTTATTACCTAGATCCCTTTGTATTTCTGCAGTAAATACTCCATAGGAATACCCTTCCGGATTCCCAGGAAATGAATTTAAATTTTTAACTAATGGATATGTATAGTTTGTCCATTCGTAAAAATCTAGGTTTACACTATTTCCGGTTGAAAAAGGAAATACCCCGGGGTTTCCATATTGGTAGCTAAGACCTATAAACAATCCTCCGGTTATCGCCGATATAGATGTTATGGTGTATAAAGCATCTGGGGAAACTGATATACTTAAAACGTTAGAGGTAAGTAAAGAATCTAATATCGAGGTTTGATCCGATGACAAATCGTCAAAATAAGAAATATAAATTCCATTGACATACGGAAAATCATTAGATAATGAGTAAGACAGGTCAAACTCTCCAGAAGATATATTTCCCGTAGCCCCTGAATTATAAGTCCAAGAACTAGATAGTATTGGTGAAGATGTGGGGGATAAAGGGTCGTATATCCAATTGTAGTTACCCGATGTTAATCCAGGATAATTTAAGTTTGTAGCTCCGTAAGGTGACCCGGTAACCCCGTTTCCTGAAAAAGAATTAGCTCCTTCCCAAGAATGCCAAACCCAAGGTCCAGATTCCATAAACCAATCGTAAGATCCAGATACGGAAAAAGTATTATCATCAGGGCTAGGATCTAAGGAATCTATTCTTGTTCTATATCCTCTAAATGGAAGTATGGTATCTACAGACCCCGAATAGTCATAGCAAACAACAAATCCCATTTCCCCGTAAAAACTAGAGGAACCAGCCGTTCCACCTGAAGCTCCTATAGTAGGATTTAGATTATTTATAGTAGCTGGGGTTAGATCATTATAGTATCCAAAAGTGGCTTCAGAATCACCAGAGATATACCCTCCTATCAGGTATTTAATTCCTAGATCAGTTTCTAAAGAGGTAGAACAGGTAATCTTAATGTCACCAGACCCTCCTAAAGTTATCTGGGAATCCCATAAAGATTCCCCTATTCTTTCTCCTAAAACTTTTTCGTCGTAACTAGTAATAGGAGAATTACTCCAATAATATTGCTCCCCTGCTTTTCCGTCTGCTATATCATTAAGTGGAACGGTAAGAAAAAGATTTCTAGGATCTAATCCTGGAAGATCCGAAGCAACAAATTCGCTATCGTAAGTCTGCCATTCAGGGTAATTCCAGGTGTATTTATTAATTTTGGGAATAGGAGGAGCTCCAGTCTCTCCGGTTCCTCCTATAGGAACTCTATATGTAAAATTCCACCCAGTTGCTCCTTCAGACTTAGAAGAAGCATAGACATGTGGAAGATCGTAAACAAAAGAAGAAAGATCATTCAAAGACAATATCCATAAAGAATTCTCGTGTAAAGTTACGTCTCCTTGTTTAGTTCCATTCTGAATTAATTCTATCTCAAGTATATTATTATTAGGAAGATCTGAATTAGAAGAATTTATATTTGTGTGGGTAGTTCCGTTGAAGTGATAAAGTCCTGTTCCCTGAGATAATTCTCCATCCCCTATGGAATAAAAAACATGCCCATTTTCTCTCGATTTTACATAAGTAACTGGACCAGAGGTGTAATAATTCCAAAATTTTCTTCCGTCGAAAAAAGATAATCCTAAATCTGTTCCTATCCATAGATTCCCGTTCTCGTCAAAATCTATAGTGTAGATATTATTAGATATTATCCCACTAGTACTAGTATTATAGACTCTTGCCTGACTAACTATTTCGCCTCCATCATTTAAAGAAAGTTTACTAAGAAGTCCCGGCGGTATTACCCAAAGTCCTTCCGTTGTTCCTAGAAAATATTTATATTCTTTACCTTTATACCCTTTAGCTTTAATTTGAAATATATGAGGCCAAGTGTATCCAGAAAGGGTTTCATTCCATTTTTCTATATTCTTGTCATAGAAAAATAATCTTCCTCCCGTAACCCCATTTATTCTTGTATATGCAGTAGCTCCAGTAGATCCTATACCATTCAAAGGAGTTATGTAGGCTAAAACCTCGCTCCCGAAAGGAGAAGAATATACCAATGAAGTTTCATATAAAAGATTATCGAAAGTTGATATATCATCAGATTTCCAGGATTTTCCTACCGTAACTTCAGAAGTATCCAGATTAAATATCAAAGGAGTACCCGGAGTTGTTGTACTAGAATTTAATCTTATGCTATAATTTCTAGTATTTCCGGCAAAAGTAGTAAAATCCCCTCCTATTAAAATTTTTCCATCAGTTTGTATTTCTATAGTATAAATATCCCCCGGAAGATCAAATCCTGGACTTATTGGTATGTAGAAAGAAGAATCTTCAGTCCCGTCAGAATTTAATCTCAGTATTCTATTTCTATTGTATCCTCCGTTATCATTAAAATCGGTAAATGATCCTCCTACTATTATTTTACCGTCTGATTGTGTCCTGCTAATAAGAGGTACTCCATTCTGAAGTCCCGAATTATCCCCCGTGCTTATTAAATTAGTATAAAATTGGGTATCCTCTAATCCATCACTATTTAATCTAACTATTCCAGTTCTAGGATATGAATTATAAAAAGAAAAAGACCCCGTAACTATAATTTTTCCATCATTTTGTATAGATACTCCATAAACCCCCCCATTAAATCCAAATCCGTAAAGGGACAAGTTTGAATAAAATGTTGAATCCTCTATCCCCGATGGATTCAATCTAATTAGTCTTTCCCTTGTATTTCCGTTAAAAGAGCTAAAAAATCCTCCTATAATAATTTTGCCATCCGTCTGTTCTCTTGTTACTGTTATTATACCGGTAAACGCTGTACCCGTACCTACACTTGTTAAATTAGTATAGAAAGAAGTATCCTCAGTTCCATCGGAATTAAGTCTTACCAATCTATTTCTAGTGTTTCCGTTAAAAGAAATAAAATTTCCTCCTACCAGTATTTTTCCATCCGATTGTAGGGAAATACTAGTAACACCAGAAGAAAAACCTGTTCCCAGATTAGTATAGAAAGAAGTATCCTCAGTTCCATCGGAATTAAGTCTTACCAATCTATTTCTAGTGTTTCCATTAAAAGAAGTAAAAATTCCTCCCATTAATATTTTTCCGTCAGACTGAACGGCAGTAGAATTTACAGATCCATTAAAACTCGAGGTTCTTTGAGAATAAAAAGATACATCCTCACTATTGGCTGGAGAAATCCCATTGGATATCTGTGCTATTCCCCCCCACAATATTCCTTTGTTGTCGATGGATATAGATCTTGTATCCAAATAATAAGGGGATCCACTAGGAACTGCGGAATTTGAGCTATCGTAATATTCCCATGCTGTTCCATTAAATTTTCTTACGTCTTGCCCAGTTGCCCAAACAAAAAAATTCGAATCTAAATCTATCTGATTTATATAAATACTACTTCCCGGCATTAATTCTTTTTATTATTATATATCCTTTCAAAAAAAGGTCAAATCCTAATCTATACAGGGACAGAAGGAGGAGCCGGATAAGGGGATGCAGAAGGTGAAAAACTCTGTATTCCCACATTAATCGGTGGAGAATCACTATTAAAAGATCCGGTATCATTTGGTATCGGTCTATAATCATAATTTCCTATATGAGAATTAGAATTCCCATTTAGCTCATTTGCTATCTCCTGTATAGTAGATCCGGTTATCCCATAAAATCCTAAGCTGTAGATAGAAGAATTATAATTATTAGTATCGGGGGGAGTTAATATTCCAGAACTTACGGATATTAAATCCCCCACACTTAAATTATGTAATTCAAATCCTCCTAGCCAGTCATTATTAAATTCAAAATCTAACCAAGAATGAGCATATCCATCTTCCCAAGTATTGTTATAGAATATATCCCAATTTATCCTTTTAGTTCCCCAAAATTTTAAATTTTCGTTAGGGTATTTTTCACTAGATTCACTCCAATACTCATAGGTTTCTAAAGGACTTAATCCATTCTCTAATGTAGGATCGTAATAAGATGTAGATATAAGTCCAGAGGTCGTAACAACCATTGGAATTCCATTTTGTGTTCTCCCGAGATCATCCGAAGCGTGTATTATTATAGAAGTAGGATTAGTAGTAGGATCGCTACAATATGCAAAATAATCGGGATATGTGGTTAAATTATTTATAGAAGAGACTAAATAATTAGTGGTATTGTATAGACTTTGTCCTGATGGGGTAGATCCTATAGTAACTCCCCCCACGTTAACAGAAACAAATCCGCTTCCTGTAATCTGTTGGGATGGATATAAAATAGAAGACACCTGTAATCTATTCGGGGAAACCGAGGGTATTACCCCTGACCAGGTAGATTCTAAAACGGTATTTATTCGGATTATAGTAGATGATATGACCGTAATTTCCCAACTTCCAGCAAGTTCAGGTATACTATTAGAGATGTAAATATAGTCTCCTGTATTTAGTCCATGCGGAGAAGGAAAAGATATTCTAACATACCCGTATTGGGTAGGAGTTACCTCTAAAGAATATATTTCAGTAATATTTAAAAAGGATTGAGCTAGTCTTATTTCCCCTGTAGCACCTACTGGGTCTGTTTTAACTTTAACGTATACATCCTGTCCTTCCTCTGCTTTATTTCCGTAAAATGCAAAATCTAAAATTTCTTTAGAAATTAGATTGGTCATTTTTTTCTCGCTTTTACCTTCTGCTGGATATTCCCATATGGATTCATATTCGTCCCATCCCCGATAAATATTATCCCATAAATAGTATTCAACTTCTCTATATCTTGTCCAAGAACTTGCTTCTTCATTTGCCCAGGATTCCAATTTTATTTTTTTAGGCTGAACAGTTAGATTCTTGTTTTTTATCTTAGTAGATTTGTTGTTAAATCCGTCGTAGACGTTACAGGTTACATTAAAATCCCCTGTGAATGGGATAAAGTGGGCTAACTTATTAAAGTCAATTATAGAACCTCTAAATTCAAAATTATAAGGGGATCCATCCTGGGTTGCATCTTTATTTATTATCCATTCTATTTCAAGATCATTAGAAAAATCTATATTTTTCCAGTTCATCAAATTATAGGTCTGAGAAGAGGAAGACAATTCAAAAGCTTCAAAGGTGTAAATTAATCCATTGGAATCTAATAAAACATCATAAGTTCCGTTATTGTAATTAACGTTAACAACAGTCCCGGAATCACCAGAAGGAGAACCTATAGTTAAAGTAGGGCTTGACGTATATCCAGATCCTGAGGAAAATATAGTAACAGAAGTCACTTTAGAACCGGTTATTACTGGGATTAATACTGCTCCTGCTCCACCTCCCCCGGTTATAGTTACGAGAGGAACTGATGTATACCCTAGACCTTGAAAATTTATAGTAACTGATCCTATAGTTCCCCCAGTTAATCCTGCTGTTAAAGAAGCTGTCTGCGGTTTTATTTCTACTAAATCCCCCACTTTAAATGACGGAAGATTTATTCCGCTCCAGGAAAAATTCATTTCTTCCCAGGTCCATCTATCAACCTCTAGTTCTAAAACGAGAGGAGTTCCTATTGGAACTTTGTATGGCAAATTAGTAGAAGGATCCACGTAAGAAGGTGGATCGTATTTACCATCTCCTAAAAGCTGTATTTTTCCTTCTTGCTTAAGCTCATAAAATTGATTTATTGAATTTATTAAACTCTCATTTTGGACTGAATTATAGTTTTGTTGAAAATCTAATGGATTTATTATATTACCTAAATCCGATACATCAGGAGGTAAAATATTAATAGTTCCGTTTATATTAGGATTTTCTGGGCAATAGTAATATACTGGAGTTGTCTGCTGAGGATTTATATACCAAGACATAAGAGAAGATCCTGAGGTTGCTCCATTTCCTATCAATCCTAATGGGTCTTGTTGGGTAAAGCTAGGAGATTCTGTTATATAAAAAGTAAATCCTTCAGTGGAAAGACTAAAGTTATACGATTTCCCTACGACTACATTTAAAGGAAGATTTGGACCCGAAGGTCCAGTTATTCCCAAATCAGGAAAACCTGTAAAATAAAGGGCACTTCCGGTTCCTCCTAATACGTTTACTGATATATCATAAGTATCGTAATATGAACTAGGGGTTTGTATAGGAAGGGCATCTGGTTTTATATTAAAATTTCTTAAATCCTCTATGTAAGCTAGATCCGGATTTAGTCTAAAATTAAATTCAGATCCAGATCTTATTACGTTTATATCTACCTTATCTACCCAAGCTTTGGTATTAACAACGGAAAAATAAATTCCTTCCCCTGTTATATCTATTATTCTTGCATTTAGAGGTAAATAATCTTTTTTTAATTTTCGTTTTAATCCAAATAATTTTATTAGAACTTCTTCTTGGGTAAATTGGAATGAGTCTACGACTACAGGATACCCAAACTCATCAGTTTCTGAAGTTACTTTATTTAAATCGTAATAAAGTCCAAAAAGAGATGTTTTCTTATAGGTATTACTAGGAACTAAAGTATTTTGTGATGATATATCAAGAACATAATTCCCTTCAGAATCAGGGCCATATGTTTGTTCCATTCTATACTTTCCAGAATTTGGATTATCTAAAACGTCTTTTATCTGATAAGATTGGGATCCCGATTGGGATCTCTGGTTTTTTATCTCATTTAATACGATTTGATTTTTTGTTAAAGGAGAAGTTAGATCATCTTCTTCGGAAAAATCCAGATTCAACCAATATTCTTTTATTCGTAGATCCTGATATCCAAAAAATTTAAGAGCATTTATAAGTCCTTTATAACTACCTATATACGGGAATATGTCTTCTCCCGCTAACAATAGCTCTTTTCTCTTTTCGTTTATTTCTTCGTAATTAGGAAGAGGCTCTTTGGGATCATGATTTCTTAAGATTATAGAATCCTCATTGTTAAAAGATCTACCTAAGTTATTTGCTAATACCTTTAGTCTCTCGTCTTCTGCTATTATTTGTCCATAAAAATTAACTTCAAGGATCTTTGTGACATTATCACCAGTTGGTCCTGCACTTATATCTTCTATTATAAGTTTTCTTTCGTATACTTCTTCTGATATTTCCGGGCCGTTCAATGCCACATTCACGGAAAGAGCTTCAGATTCACTACTTGTGAAAGAAGGACAATTCAAAGAACCATTAGAATAATAATCCGAGGAAGAAGCTATTACATCATTATAGACTATATTGGGATAAGAAACTATTAAAGGGTATCCTTCTCCACCTTCTAATTCGTCTAATATCTTATATGTAAATAATATTTCAGTTACGTCTATACTCCCGTATGCATTATTGTACCATCTGGTTCTCCATTTTCCTGAAGTAGCACCAGTAGCCAAAGTTCTAGGATAACTGTAATCAATTCCTCCCGAAGGACCTATTATCTGTTGGGTTATAAATATCTGTTCATTCTCGTATAGTCCTGCAGAAACGGGATCAAAATAGATATTTCCCGTAAAATATCCTCCTGGTCTATTTTTATAGGACACAGTAAAAGATATGGTATTACTTAAACTAATTATATTTTGTCCTATGAAATTATTTACCGGTATCGTTATAATAATTCCATTAAGGGTAATCACACAAGAAGAAATTTTACCTTTGAATTCTTTTCCCCCTAAAACTCTACCATTTAGGTAAATTTCAGATCCTCTATCTATACAATAATCAATCTCATTCGCTATTTCAGTGATATCGAAAAAATTAACGTCAGAGAAATTGAACTGGAAAATATAATCTGATCCCGATTGTTGGAAAGTAACGTCTCCGTTAGAGGAATAAGAAGAATTCGTTTTGTATAAAAATCTTGAATCTAAAGGACTAGGTCCAGTCGGTCCGATATATTCGAAATTTAAGGGATTCCCCCTCTTATTAAAAAATCTAAGTTTTAAATCCGCCATTTTTAAAAAACTCTTCTGTTATTTTTTGGTACCGTATAATTAAAATAATTTTTTATTTGCTTAGTGGTTTCAACTAAAGCAAAAAATCCTTTCTCGAAATATGATAAGATATTTGATTTAACAGGATCTCTAAATAAGACTTTGGATAAAGTTTTTTTCAATATTTTATCTTTATAATCAAATCCCGAATAAGCAGTATCATTGCTGCTATACATCACATCGAATATATTATTTCTCTGATCAAAATCATAATACCTTCTTTCCTCATCCACCGGGGTCATTTCTTTCATAATAGAAATGTATTCCGAAGAAGTATTGCAAGGAAAAAATTTAAGATCCCCATTAGAATTTATTATAGAGGATCTATATCCCGAGCATCCTATATTGAGAGATCTTTCTTCTGCTAGTTGAGAAGTTTCGTATTGATCCTTAGATTCATAGAAAGTTGTATTTGATGTCGGGTATTTAGCCCCAAAAGGAGTATAATTTACTCTTAATTCATCTCCCGGAAAAAATGGAGAAAATTTTTGATTTTTATCTTCCATTTTAGCTATTAATTATGGATTGTCTAGTTTTTGAATTCAATTGATTGTTGAAATTAACCAAAACCGGTAATCCCTCTATTGTTATATTTATAGGTCCTAGGCTTCCACCAACTGGGCTAACTGTATAATTATTTCCATCTAAATCAGACCAACCCCCTCTAAAAATTACTAATTGATTTTTACCTATTATTATGTCTCCGAAAGAATCTATAGAAGAAGATTGATAGTTTACAGTTACATCAGGTCCTGCGGTTTTCTGTAAATCCTTTAAGCTTTCCTGATCCTCTTCTGATATAAATTCAACATAAACAGAATCTACTCCGGAAACAGATTCTACTATAGCAATCATGTCTGATCTAGGTATTTTATCTCTCCTTTTGAGGTTTAACATATACTCCGATATTTTATTTCTTATCTCCTGTTTTATCGTATTCGGATCAAACCCTTCAAATATACTTATAGTTATATTCATAATAAATCTTTTAACTACTGGATCTACTATTTGAACCACAGTGGTTGCTATCATAGAACCAGAATCCTCTATTAGATTCAATATTCTAGTTTTTTGGGCTTGGGTAACTATAAAATTCTGAACCGGAACACTAAAATAATCTTGATTCGATGCTATATTTAGAGTTATATCAGGAACTAAATAAATGTATACAACGTTATCGTCATCTAAATTATCATTACTATCATCGTCGCCAAAAGTAGAGTATGCTTGTATCTGTGAAAATATTCCAAGTTTATTTAGAAATATTTCGTAGCTTTCTGCATTTGCAAAGACAAAAGCTCTACTGGTTTTAGGAGCAACTATTCTTATTAGAGATGTGGCGTCTGCATCAGTCCCAAAATCAGGATCTAAAGAATTTACTATATTTAAATATTGATTTAGGTCTAGAGATGCGCCATATAGATCAGTCCCTGAGGTAGAAAATTTCCAGGTTAAAGGATTATTTTGGGTTGAATAAACATTTCCCTTTATTCCTAGATTACTAAGGTATTCGATTCTAACCCTAGATCCGGCTTGAGGAATTTGCCCAAAGAAAGAATTCCCAAAATAAACATCGATACCATTAGAAATCCCACTTTTAACAATAAATCCTTTTGCGTTAAGCGGGATATCATATAAAGAATCATACCTTCTCCATTTCTCTTCGTTGACAAATACATCAACATAAAAATGATCTATATTTTGTCCGCTTACGGAAGGAACATTAAAACTCAATAAAGCTGCTCCCGTAGAAGTAAAGTTAGTGGATTCAAAATTACCCTGTACCACTTTAAATGTTTGTGGCTGGGATTGGGAAGAAAGCGGAATAGTAATTCTATCGGAAGGAATAATTAGAGTATAAATTTGTCCATTTTGCTGATTTCTTATCTGGGTATTTCTGGGAATGATAACAGAACCTCCTCCTGCTTGGCTATTAGAAGAATTCCACGATACGATAACTTCCCCCTGAGAAGTTGTTGTCCTCTTAGGATCGTATCCGGATATTCTCGCAAGACTTCTTACTGAATAATCCCGGGTAGCTTGTTCCATATTTAATTCTGTTATGGAATCTTCTATGAAATAAAGTATAAGCTGAGATATGTTCTGAAAAACGAACATAATTTGTCCCCAAGCGGAAGCCACAGTAAAAAGGTTTTTACTTTGGGAATAGGTTTTACTGATGAAATTATAGGTACTAGATAAAAGACCTGATATTAATATGTTATTTTTCTGATAAATATTCATTTTTATGTTATTAACAATGTAACAATAGGACTTAAACCTGAATTGGAATTAAATCTAAAATCTAGAGTTGCTATATCTCTATTAGTTCCTAAATAGAATTTAAGCTGGTAAGTTCCCCCTAATGATTCAAATTCCGGTATATATGCTTTTATATTATTCTGTACTTCTTTTCTTATTGATGTTTCCGATAAATTCATATCATAAATAAGAGATTCCAGATCTAATCCAAAAGAAGGATCTCCTAATACTTCTCCCTTTCTGGTAAATATCATCATTTTTATTTTACCTAAGCAAGCTTCTAAAGGATCCGTAACCTCCAACTGATCCTCTTTATAGTTAGGATCTTCGGGGTCTCTATTATAGATTTCTCTCAGCATAAATTTTTTTATTTTTTTATATATCCGAGAAAAAAAATCCAAAAAAAGTATATTATTTTAAGACCATTGAAGGAAGTAAGAAGCTGTATTTTCTCCATTTATCATTTCCATAACTTCTTGAACTTCTGCTTCTCCATTTGCTTTGATGTCTCCTGCATTAACTTGAACTCCTCCCGGAAGGGTATAAGAAAAAACACCTAACATAGTCCCTAAAGCGGATTTACATTTTCCTATACAGTATCTAACAAATAATTCATCATCGTATAGATACTCGTCGTTTATGGCAACGAAACATCTAACAGCAACATCGCTACCCCCGGATCCAAATCCTTGAGCTAATTGTGCTTTTGCCAAATCGAAATAAGAATACATTACCGTTCTATAAACCAAGTTATCTCCGATAAAAGGAGAAAGTAATAATTCGGATCCTAACAATTTAGAATCACTAAAATCCCTATCTGGGTTACCCGAAATACCTGCTCCCCCAACTTCCCTAACGTCATAAACTGTTACTATGGAATCTGGAAGTTTTATCTGTCTGGTTTTTCTAAATTCAGGATGATTAAATAATTGATTTGCAAGAACAATTATTCTTTCTTCTACTGCATATTGATAATTATCATAAAACCAAGCTCTAGCTCTTTTTATAATTCTTTCAGTCTCTTGCCTATTTAAATTATAGGGAAGAGAACAGCTAAAAGATATGGAATCTTCTATTTCTTGTACTAGTTCGTCTAGAGTCATTTTTTAATAATTTAGGTTTCCGAATTTGGATCTTTTGTAATCGAAATTTAAATCCTTCAGTCTACTATCAGTAACAAACCTTTGGTTTCTGAGATCATTAAACCCTTTAACTTTTATAGTATCTTTACTTATTTCTGCATATTCCCCAACATTCCCATCTCTAAGAACTCCGCCGACCATTTTACAGTTAACGTTTTTACCTTTGCAATCAACAAAGCAATTTGTTAATTCGTTAGAAAATTCTATTACACTATCATTAACTTTGGAAGAACTTATTTTACATCCATTAGCAACATTACAGTTTTCTACTCTTGATTTTTTTATGTCACAGGTAAAAAGATTACAATTTTCTAAAGCCCCTCCTTTAATATCACAAGAGATTAAATCCATATCTTTAATCTTCATAAAATCTCTTATTCTTGCTTCTTTAACCTGATACCTTCCGTTTGTAGTGTCATAATTAAAATAACAAGATCTAACATTTCCATCGACAATGAGTTCGAATATCTTGTCTTTTATCATCGGAAAATAGGTTTTTATATTTTCGTCAAGCCCTTTAAGATCAACAAAAACGTGAAAATCCGGAAAATTCATAAAGAACAATTCAGGATTACTATAGCATCTTACAACTTTGCTATAGTCCTTCATCATTTCTTTAAGCTTAGCTAAATCTTCTTTAGTGTATCCATTCGTTCTATGACTCAGAATGTCATAAAGATAAAGGATAACATAATCTATAACTTCTCTTATCTCTTTGACTTTTCTTTGATAATCTCTATTTCCAAGATACCTAAATTCTAAATATCCATCTTTAAGTTTAGTGAAATTTACTCCGTAGTATTTTTCATCGGGTACTTTAAATAATTTAGGATCTATGTAAGTGATGTTTTCTAACATAGAAAATCTATTAACCGGAACTACTCTTTTTACCGTATTTGCATATACGTTATTCGATCTATTTCCAAATTTAGAATAAATGAAATTTTCATCTATCCCTAGAATAAATTTAAGTTTATCCAAATTTTCTATTCTGTCTTTTATCTCTCTTCTGAATTTATCGAAACTTAAAGAAAATTGAAATGCGCACCTATCATCGGTCCATCCATTTTTTTCTATCCAGTTTAGGATTTTTATCATAACAGGGATAGCTTCGGAATATTCCATTGGTCCTGTTATGAGTTCCACCATTTTATTTCCTCCGGAATAATCGGGCTCTAATTTAAATAAAGATGAGGTAACTTTTAGATCGGAATGGTATTTTTCCGAAACCTGAACCTTTTTCTTTATTTCTTTACCTATTGACTCGGCAGCTTCTCCTTTCAACATATTTGTATAGAATTCAAATTCGAATCCTATTACAGAAGATGAAAGTGCATTAAGTTTATCTATATGATTTCTTTCGGTCATTTAACTATATATCTTCGAAAAAAATTAATAAACTGCATAAACGAAAGAAGGTGCAGGTATAGGGCTCGGAGCTGATGGGATCTGTCCAAAATATAAAAATTTAACAGTTAATAGGTGTCCTGCAAAAACAGAAGCTAAAGCAGAAGCTGTTGCCTTAGAAGATAATTTTCCTATCTCTTCTATTTTATTCATTGCTAATTCTTTATTTTTCTGAAAAAGATCAAATGGGATATCTGGTATAAATTTAGGATTTGCACCAACATTGAAAGCTATTTTTAGTCCCTTTGCTACTGTAAAGGGAATCCCCGGAAAAACTATCTGATATGTATTAGGAACTGTTATTGTGGAGGGGGGAACCCCTAAAGGACCGGTAAATAGTGTAGGGGAAGATACTCCTATAGTCGTCCAGAATAGAACAAGGGCATTTCCCATAATCATATATGGATCTTTTTCAGGGCTTATTGAAAGAAAGGAAGATATCTGATCTATAGATTTATCCAATATGGTTTCGGATCCCTCTATTTTTTCTCCCTCTTTTAAATTTTCAGATTTTTTTATTTCTTCTATAGCTTTATCCTTAGCTGTTTTTTCTATATAAGGTTTAGCTATCTCTGCCCATTTCTTTAATCCAAATTCGCTATAAAGTTTTATAATAATTCCAAGTTCGGATTGTATAGTAGGAGTTAAATTCTCTTCTGCTGCTCCCGTTACGCTTTTATAAGCATCTCCGATTTGTCTATATGGACCACCTCTTCCGTACATGTCGATAAAATACTTTATTAGTTCCCCGTGGCTGGTATTTACCCCTTTTATGTTTATATACGGAACTAGATCATATCCAGGATTCCTATAAGAAATTAACTTAAGCAATCCCGGTAAATATCCATAAGAAGAAAGAGTAGATATAACTTCGCTTATGGTATTTCCAAATAAAGAAAGGGGTATTCCGTATCCATTATAAGCTGCTAGATCTACTTTTGTCTTATAATCAAATACCTTATTTGATTTTTTACCGTCTTTTTGTTTTATAACAAAAATTTCGGTGGAATTATTTATAATCTCGTCTAGATATTTTTCGTCAATTTCTGGAAATTCAATGGATTCTCCGGAAGATGAAGGGGAAGGAGGAATTTTTTGTATATTTTCAAGATTTTCAGGATCCACAAAATTCGTATCTTTCTTCTTTTTATCAAAAGTTAATTTTTGTTGATCTGGATCCTTTTGTAGCATTTCCATGGCTTTACCAAAAGCCTGTTTTAGAGCTACCTTTCCGGATAAAACTTTAGGATCATTGGGATTGAATAGAGATGTTCCAGGGAGAGGTTGTGCTTTATTTCCAAGAGCTTCTATATATAAATCTATTATTTTGTCAGCGGTCTCCTGAGAAGTTTTTTCTTTTTTATCAGAAAGATAGCTAGATAAATCTTTTATGAACCCTCCCCAGTTAGCTGGCATATTATTTAGTTTTTGATATCTGACTTAAGTGTATATTATCGACCATAGTTGGTATAGGAGTTCCTGAAGGTCCCACGGGGGTAGGGTGGGTGTGAGAATTGAAGAGGGTAAGAAAGGTACTTCCCTTTATTATTTTTTCGACGGCAGCTTCTCCTAATTCTATATTATTGGAATTTATTATAACTTTTTTATTTTCCATTCTTATCTCGTCATCTCCCATTTTTATAACTACTCTAAGCTCTCCTCCATTCTGAGTATCTAATTGGACTTTAGAATCTCCTAATTCAAATACTAAACCTTTTTTTCGACTATAAAATAGTTTTAAAGCTCCAGGCTCAGCTTCGGTATCATATATTATAGAATGAAATCCCTCATAAGAATTTTCTTCTTTCATCTCCTCGACAAGCTCAGGACAAAATTCTTTTATCGTATCAAAATACAATTTATAATAATTTTCCCCCTCGAAAGAACAATAAACTACGGCTCCTACCCGGGGAACGCTAACTGCTCCTCCGCCTCCGCCTCCTCCGAAGTACTCGCATGCGGTTCCCGGTTCTGCCCAGGGTAAATCTTCAACTGGAATACCGTCAAATATCCCAAAAACCCTAACTCTGGCTCTTCCTTGTTTTAAAGGATCTGCTATATCGACTACAACTCCTAAATATGACTTATTAGATGGCATTAAGAATTAAATTTGGTACGATCTGGGTTTTTACCTCCTAGACTTATATTATATGATCCTTCTACTTTTAAGTTTCCTAGATTTCCTGGCTCATCCGGATTAAAATCTTCTTGTGTTGGAGGATATAAATCTCCTAAAGTCCCTCTAAAATACTTAGTATCTCCTTTAGGATAAACCGGAGCAGGTTTGGACGAAAATTCTGTTAAATTTTTATTTGTATCCTCATATACATCCTCCCTCAAATTTACTTTCTTAATTGGTTCTTCCGTATAGATTCTTTCCGGGGATTTTAATTGATTGGATTCTGTAGAAGCACCGGAATAAACATTTTCATTAACTCCTTCGTATCTCCTTCCAGGTAAACCAAGATCCGATCCCGGAACGTCTGGGTATGCATCATCGTTTACTATAGGATATGCTCTATCGGGAACTCCTAAATCCTGTCCCGGAACTTTTAGATAAACATCATCGTTAATCTGAGGATAAACCCTATCAGGAGCTCCTAGATCAACTCCAGGAACATCTGGATAGAAATCATCAGTTACCTGTGGATAAACTCTGTCAGGAACACCTAAATCGGATCCCGGTACATTATCGTATACATCTCCGGAAGGATCCGGGTAAACCCTCTGGGGAACACCTAAATCAGATCCGGGTACATTAAGATATGCATCCCCTGAAGGGTTCGGATAAGCTCTTTGGGGAACACCTAAATCAGATCCAGGAACAGTAGAATAAGCATCACCTTCTGGCCCTTTGTAAGCTCTCCCCGGAACTCCTAGATCTGATCCAGGAACAGTAGGATATGAATCTTCCGGTTTTAATATGGGATAGACTCTTCCTATTGTTGGAGACCCTGGAGGGGTAACACCTAGATCTTGTCCCGGTACTCCTGTATAAGAATCTATTCCCTCTCCTCCTAGATCCCCGGGGGAATAGTTATTCTGGGGAGGCCCACCTTGTCCCATCGTTTGAGGATTTGGTAATCCGTTTTTAATAGCAGAAGATGCTCCTGAGAGGGGATTTGAAAAATCTAATCCTAAATTTTCGTTAAAATTCAGACCCACGTTTGAAAAATCCCCAGATAAAGCTTTCATAACTTCGGAGGGATTAAAAGAATAGATGTTCCCAAGTAATAACTGATCTGCTCCGCTGAGTTCATTTGCTACTAACTGAACCCCTCTATCGTAAAGATTATTCACCGTATTACCTACAAAATTAGTTCCCAGATTTGCTCCCTGTTCTAAAAGATCTGCAGCTGGACCATTAGGTATTTCTACACCTAGAACAGTTCTTCCCGAAGGATCTCCCTGATACTTCTGAACTGAGCTTTTGTTAGTGAAGACATCATCGGAAATAATCAGAGGATTTTTATCCATTCTTATATTAGGATATTGACTTCTTATTCTTACTCTCCCTACGTGTATTTTAAAACTTTGTCCTAGTGGGTCCCCAGAATCTGTTCCCGCATTAATATTAGCGGATATAGGAGATGTCTCATTAAAATCAAATTCACAATTACTACATTCTATTAGGATTATAGGTTTAATCCCGGATTGGTCCTGCTGATTAGTAAGACCTTCGGATCTAGCTATATCACCAACAACATTACCGAAAGCTCCTCCTTGGGCACCAGTGTCGTCCGGAAAATTACCGGTACTATCCAATGTACTTCCCGATAAACTATTCCCGGGATTTATTCCAGATCCTATAAGGTTAGCTGTATTTGCTATCGTTGTTAATGTAGTAGAAGAATTTATAAGACGATTGGTCTTAAAGAAATTTCTTAAATCGGTAACATAAATATACATCCTAAATCTCCTAAGATTTTTAGGAATAGTTTCTCTCATATTTATGAAATCGAAGGTAGCGTGATTGTAAAGGTCCGCTAATGCAGTAATTCTAAGATTTAATGATTCTAAAGTGCTTATTGTTATAGTTGCTGATCTTGATGCATTAAAATCAGATTCTTTATCTTCATCCTGATATCCTCCTCTTGCAACCTTATATAAGGAATCTGCTCCTTCTAAAGATTGAAAAAACCAGGGTTGATTTTTAGTTATATCCCTAAGAAGGATTTTAAATTGCTTAATCATTTGGGATCTTTTTCCCCCGGCTTCCGGAAAATCATTATTAGTCACCGCAACTTCCCTATTCTCTAGATAGGTTTGGGCAGAATAAAAAAGAACATCTTTTGGGGTTTTTCCTCTTCCCTCGTAATCATATTGACCGAATATATTTAAATTCGTATCGTTATAATAGCTTCCTTCTTTAAATAGTGGACTTATTGGAATTCCGTATTCTTGATCTATTCCTAGTACACCAAAATCAAAATCTATAGAGAATCCTAGATACGTAGGGTCTTCATTTTTTCCCTGGTCATTAAGCTTAAATCCACTTAAAAACCTATATCTATCTCTATCCGTAGCGCCTGCAAACCCGAAACTCATAGTCTTTTATTCTATTTATCCGAAATCGGATTTATTCCAAAACGAAAGGGTATGCTTTAGGAAGATTTCCTGCTCTGTTAACTACCCAGTTTCTTTTAGAAAGATAAAGTATTTGTTTAAACCCTTGATTACTCCATGATATTTCTATACCCATAACTACGTAATTACCCGATAGAAAATTATCTATTTTTCTATCCCCTGAAGTATTTTTTTCCCCTGGCGGGGTATTCCCTGTATTTTCTCCTCTTAGACTGGATTTTGCTACTTCTATCATAACGGGAATAATTTGTCCTTTATAGTACCCCGGAAAATATCCATCCAATTCTACTTTAAGAGAAAATTTAGTACAGTCGTTATAATTTATTAAATTCTGGTATTTTGAATGTAAATAATTTATATGAACTCCCCCGGTTTCGTCTTTAGTATTTAATATACCTAGCCATTCTCTTCTTTTCTCTCTTTTATATTCATCATCTCTACCCCTACCTTTTTGGAGTATTTTTCCACTAAATATATCTGATCCTGTTAGGGATTCTATATCATAATTGATATACTTATTTTCTGGGGAATCCTCCTCTAAATTTTCATCATAAAACCCAATATTAACTATATAACCTGTTTTATTGACGTTAGTACCTGCATTAGAAATTAAAGTATATCCGTTTATCGAAAAAGGATAGGTATCCTTATCTGATATATTTTTAAGTACAAGATATGATTTTTTTATAGTAGGAGAAAAACTTCCACTTAGGCTAGCATCTGGCTTGTAATTATCATTGGAGTAGTATGCTTCTGCATATACAACTTCTTCCTGTATGATTCCTTCGTATGAAAATTGGGATCCCAGATTTATAAAATTTAAATTATAATACGGATCTATCCAGCAATCAAAAAAACTATATTCATCATCTTTATAGGATCTTAAACATACCTCTTGAATAAAATCATAATATGAATAATTTGGGCATATCCAAGTCATTTGATCTTCGGTAGAGGATTCATTAGTAGAAAATCCTAGATCTAAATCCTGGGAAACTTCAAGAAGAGTTTGGTATGAACTTTTATTTCTAAAAGACTTTATTACCGGGGTATAAAGAGAAGGTATTCTGCATTCAGCCATGATAGAGAATCTTAGTTGATTACCATCAGGATCCGGAGCTCTTCCGCTTTCTGAATACCTGCTGGAAACGCTACTTTTAACATTCAAAATATTAAAGTCCATTCTTATTGGCTTATAATATCCCTCGGGAGAAGAAATATAGAGGGAAACTACATCCCCGTCCTTAGGGTAATTTATCGAGATAAAAGTGTCATTTCCACTAAAGAAAGAAAAATTCAATACCGGTAAAAACCCATTAAGATCTAGATTAAAAGAAGTTAAGTACTGGTTAACCGGATAAGCATTTATAGTTATAAAGGGAGTTTCTACCCCAGTTCTTTGACCAGCGTTAGTTTTTTTATCATTCGGGTCATTACCTTCTGAAACTAAAAATTGCTGATCTAATTTTATATTATTCAGAGATATCTGATTTATTTTAGTTTCCTTCACTTTATTTCTTTAATGGCTTATTAAATCCCCCTTTTCCTGCATCTGGGGCAAAAGTGAAAACATCTCCTTTTCTTACGAATTTTCGGTCTCCCGGCTGTGCTACGTTAGGAGGAAGTATCAATGCTGGCTTATTTTTTACATTTTTATCCAAGAAATTTTTTCTTCCTGGACTAACTTTAAACATTTTATCTTCCTGAGCTTTCTTCAGATCGTCCAATGGTTTATTTTCTTTAGATGTCGATTGGGAAGATATTTCTTCTTTTTTCTTGTCGTAAGTTCTCCTTATCATTTCAGGACTGAGTATAAATAATTTTCTTCCTTCTTCTATAGAAAAAGGATTAGATATATTATTAATTTTCATTATGGATCCACAATACTGTGAATCCCCTGTTTGATAGAGAGAAATAAGATCTGGCCTCATGGTTAAATCTGAGGTAACAGTGAATATCTTTCTAGAGTTTAAGAATCCGATTTGGTAATTTACAGAGGACTGTGTCAAATCCCATATTCCGAAAGATTTTGCTTGTTGTTCTAGATCGGGATTGAATACCCTTTTATTTACTGATAAAGTATCTATATTTAACATATCCTAAAAAATTAAACATTTACATCTTGATCAAAAATATTTCCGGTAGTGACAGGGGCATTACTTCCTACAACTCCTCCGTTATCATCCGATCCCCAGAGATTATTAAGATTCTCGTTAGTAAGTACATTACCGTTAATATCGACAATGGTATTATAGGTCTGAGCATTGGAAGAAGTACTTTGTACAGTTTGATATAGCCTTCCATCACCCTGATTAAATATACTTTCTATTTCCCCTCTTTCCCTAGGTCTTCCATGTGCTAGAGTTATCGATGCTTCGAGAGTTGTTGGGAAATCATCTGGGCCTAAGGCATCGCCGAAATTAACTGTGATGTCAGTGCAAATTAGATTTCCTATCATTGCTATAGGATTATATGGATTTCCTATAACAACATGCCATTCTCCTATAGGAGCTCCTGTATACAAAGATAATGGGGCTTGCCATTTTTCTGATGCTTTTTCTGCTAATTGGGATTTTATCCCTTTAAATACTCTTTGAGCAACCGCAGTATCTATAGCGGTTCCGTCGGTTATTGATTTCTGCAAATTTTTAATGTCCTGGTTAAAAGTGTCTAATGACCCTTGATCTATGGTAGTATTCCCGATAACTTTTCCCGAAGGCTTATCCTGGACAAACATCTTACTTATATTTTCAATAACAAAACGCTCTGGATCGGTAAAATACAATTTAGCTCCTTCGTCTCCCCCGGGAAAGGTTAAAGCAGAATATTCAGATTCATATTTTATGTAAGGTACTAAGAAGTTACCGTAATTTGTTCCTATAGAGAGAAGATTTCCCATTATGTCAAATAATGCAGCCTTACTGTTAATCTCTCCAACCGATGTTAAGTCGTACGAAAATTTAAGAACTAAATCACCCCATGTAAATGAGAGTCCAAAATCTCTTATCTGGGTTTCTTTTATTACGTCTACGGGGACCCAGATTCTTTCACTTAGAAGCCCCAATCTCCCTGCATCACTTCCTTTTGCCACATCGTAGAAAGATCTAAAATATTTACTTCTAGTCAATTCATCTCCCTCCGGGCTAAGAGCATTTGCAATAGCATCAGCTGCATCTTTTTTATCTTGGCTAAAATCTCCTTTAGGATCTCCTTCACCTGAAAAACTGGATGCTAAATTCTGGAGAGTCTCGAAAGCAGCAGAATTCAAAAGACCATCTCCGAAGGCTTGCTGAATTCTTTCTTCGCTTATGTTTTTGCTGGTCCACGTTAGACCCGAGCTAAATCCTATTAAACTATTTAACGTGTTTCCGCTTTTTCCCCCGAACCAAGTAATTGCCTGAGCAACTGGCATTCCAACTCCCTTCTTTATATTTTCCGGGGTCTGTAAACCTTTGGGTACGGAAAAATTATCTAATACAGGGGAAGAAAATCTTCTTAGTGTTATCAGTCTGTTATTTGGTATAGTTCCGTAATATTTACAATAGATAAAATCTTTCCAATAATAAGGAGCATGAACCCCTCCTTTAATCGCACTACTTCCTGGAATAGTATCACCGCTGGCCAGAAGTAAAGGGCTATACCCTGCGGTGTCTCTTACCAGCTGATAAGCAGTGGGATTTTTTGACTCTGGGGTTGATATTTTTCTATTATATTCGGATCTTTCTGAAAGATAATATTGATCCAAATATGCATTTCCTTCTCCTGAGCCAAACGAATAGAACATAAAAAGTCCATATTTCTCAGCTTCCTTGACATTTGGATCCAGCTTTGCAACATCATAAAATAATGAACGGGGTAATGGGTATGTTTTTGCCGGATTATCTGCTCCTATATTACTATATCTATTGACAATAGATCCAGCTCTGTCCGCAAGAACTTGCTGAACTTGCGGAGATCCTACAATGAATTCACCTGCTGTGGTTCCGTTACTCGGATCATTTCCTTCATAGTAATACATAAATCCTTAATTTTAATTTATAAAATTAAAGGAGTATTCTATAGGCTCTTGTAATTCTTCGACAAATGATATTAAATTATCGACAAAATCTGGTGAATTACCCCGGTAGCAAATGAGAATACCCTCGCATTTACTATTATATATTCCATGAATAATTTTTTTGTGAATTGAATAATTCAATATAAATTCAGATTGAAGAGATAAATTTTTGGTGTCGTATCCTAGATCTTTTATTATTTTAGAAATATCTACTATATAGAGATCTAAAAGATCCTCTATTCTTTTTTTAGATTCCTTGGGACTGTATTTAGAGATATAAAAAACCAAGTTCTTAGTTTCCGACATGATAGCTTCCATTAATCGTTCCCAGTATCTTCCCAATCAGGATTACTTAAAAAATTAGCTAATCCGCTATAAGAATCTGTTGGGTATGTAACGAATTGTATATATTCCTCGGAAGTATTTTTTTCACCTTTCCCTTCTGATATACTTTTATTTTTTATTCTTTGGAGATCAGATCTTCTTTTATCTTCTCCTGATTTTATAAGGGAATTTAATTCTCTTTTATCTATTTTAATTCCGTTTTTCTCTGCCTGTTTCCCTAATAAACCTGCATCTTTAAGCATTTTTCTCCTTTGTGCTCTATTCATTTTATCAAATTTCTGTGTTTATTTCTTTTTTCTTGGAAAATATGGAATCTTCTCTATTATATATGTCCATTCCTACTACGTATTTAAAAATTCTAAGGAACAAAGCCGATACAAAAGGATCTTCTATAGATATAACATCATTAGCAGGAACTAACGTGAATTTAGAAAGTTTTTCTTGTTCAGACCCATCTGTTTTAGGCTCTCCTGGCTCAATACCAGTTATATCTACTGCAAAACAGGGATGTATTGAATCTACAAATTTACTTCCAGTTAAAGTTCCTATAAAATACCACCTCTCTTCTTCTTTTACGTCAAACCCAGTTTCTTCTAGAAGTTCTCTTTGAGCAGTAGATAGAGTATTAGGATCTTCATCTTCAGGACTTCCTGATATTATGGATAAAGCATACCCTCCGCTCCTGAATAAATTTCTTTCATTTAGAACTCCTAGCATCAGGGGAAGTCCTCTATCATCGGATGTAAAAGGAAGTATTAAAACAGAATCCCATTTGGTTCTTACCCCTGTATTTTCCCCTGCATCGACAACGTCAAATCTTTTGGAGGAGTAAAGTAATTTTTCTTCTTTATTCATTAATATCTTTTTCCTTATTTATCCTTTTTGTAGAATTTTTTTCTACCGAAGAGCTAGGAGAATAGTAATTTCTTTTTATTGATTCGGATAAAGATTTTTTAATGTCCTCTATATCAACCCCGTCAATTACAAATTTTATAATTTCGTTCTCTGCATCTTCAAAAGAAGAAGAAAGAACACCATAAAGTTCTTTTGATGGTAGATTCAATTCAATTTTAATTGAAACCTCTACCATATTCTTTTTTTGTTTTCTTAAAAGATTATAGATAGGGGAATCCGGGTTAGAGGAATTGTTAGGGGATTCACCGTAAACTATAGAAGTAACGGTAGAAGATTTTTCAGGGGTAGAATGAATTTGTGCTGGAGGATTTACCGGTGCCGGATAGTAAAGGGTGTATTCTTCTACTAGATCCTCATTTATCCTTCCCCCTTCTATAAATTCTATAAAGAAATTTTCTCCTGTTTGTTTGACCTCTTTAAATACATTAGAGGATCCCGTAAGATCACCTTTAATCCACTCAAATATCATTCCCTGATATTTTAATTTTAAATCTTCTAAATTTTTCTCCTTAGTTTCCATTTTTGAGGATTGTTTTTTCGTTTTGAATAAAGAAATTAATTTTCTCATTATGAATCATTTTGATTCTTTTTTATTTGGTTTTTCTACTTTTTTAATCTCATGAAATTCAAATCCACAGGTATTAATCTCATAAGAAATTCTGTTGATGAAATCTTTTTCTATTATCCAAACCGAAGGATCTTTTTTCTTAGATCTGGAATTTTTATATTCCAATTCTATAATATCGCTAAGATGTTTTTCATTTCTTCTGGTAAATTCCAAATAACTAAATCCACCCTTTTTCTTCAATATTAGGGTTTCTCCTTTATTAAGGACAAAAGAATCATCAATTTTCATCTAAGATAATAGAAAAATAAAAAAGAAAAGTTTCTATTTTTTTCTGTTTTTGGAGTAGATTTCTTCTATTTTTTTAGAGGTTAAGAAATCTTCAAGTAATTTGGAAACAAGATCTATTTCCTTTCTTTGAGCTTGTCCCCTTCTGTAAGATCTGGAATCATCTGACATTTGGTATGAAGTATCCTCCGATTTAATTATGGATTCGAAGTAATCTAATAAAGACTTTTCGTCTTGGTATTCTTGTAGACCCGTTATATTTTTAAATAGGTAAGAAGCAACTGGATCTTCTTTTAGTTCGGTCATTCCTATTCTTCTTTGTACTATGTACTCACCGGGTCTTCTGAAGTTGAATCCTTCGCTATTTTTTTCGGTGTTTATTTCTATATAAGGAACATCCGAGTCGTTTTTAGGGTATATTCTAAATTCTCCCACAAGATCTTCAGAAGATCTCTTTTTTATCATAACAACAAAACCATTTTCTAATAGAGCTCTCCATTCGTTTTCTCTATCCCCCTTATCGAATTTTTTTATTCCTGAGTTTATCCCGTACATATCTAATATAAGATCCAGATCTTTTTGAGCTTGTAGGCTTACGGTCTTTTCCTTCTCGGTCTTTTCCTTCTCTATAGATTCTTCATACCCATCTAAGAATTGTTCCAATTTAGATTCGTTCTCCGGCTGGGATAACCAGTTTTTATATGGAGTTATTTTAATTGAACTTATTCCGCCCCTAATATTTCTATTTATGAATGCTCCAAAATAGGGAACCCAAAGGTATTTAGCTTCACTTCCGTCGGAATTAAGATATGTAAGAGCAACAGCTTTTCCGCTATCTTTACCTACCAGAATAGACCCTTTTAATGGTTTAGATCCAGTTTTTTGGTAATCGTCAACATCTAGGATATATTCTCCTCCCCATGTCTTTTTAACGGATCTTAAATTTTCATATTTTTTAGATTCGTTTAAAGAATTAAAGCCGTCGTAATTTAATATTTCTCTCATGAATAATTAGTTCCAAAATAAACCATAACATCAAATCTGGTAGGATCGGTAAATCCATTCATATTTATTTCTATTCTCTCGGGATATGACGGTATTGGAAAATCGTTTACCGTATATTTTACCTGTCCGTAATCTATAGTTTTTCCTGGTATAAGATCAAAATCAATTTCATCCACTTTACCGGTAGAAGTCTCTACTTTCATAATAAGTTCTATGGAGTCTACCGAAAAATTAACTCCCTCTAAACCTCTCTTGTTAGAAAGTACCTCAGTAGAATACTCTATGAAAACTTTAACGTCGTTTATATCCCTAAATTCTTTGGGCTTACCTGTTATATCTATATCAACAAAAGACATCTCAAACCCAAATTTGTTTCTGGAATCTGAAAATTTAGATTTATTATTCGAAAAAGATCCGTAATCGTATATTCTTGACATTATACTTTTTTATCTATATATCTTTAAACACTTTTGACTTCTGGTGGTATAGGTTTTGCCGAAAAATCATTTTTGGCATAATAGGTCTTTTTCCCTGCATAATTCCAGAAAAAAGAATTGTTTTTATTTTTTTCTGGTCTTTCTACCGGACTAACTGCTGAATAAGCAGAAGGGGGATTTGCTAGAAACTCGGTTCTTGTTTTTACGTGGGACCTTGCATTATCCATATACGTTTTGTTGGACTGAGCTGATATGGCTGATTCTATAGCTTTAGTTGCATTCTTAATATCAACCCCAATTGTCTTCATATACACTGATATAGCTTTAGTCTTATCATTTATATTTTTCCAGTCTGCTCCTTTTTTTAGTCCCTTAGTAACCGGTTCGTATTGGGATTTAGCTAATATGATTTCAGATATAGTTTTACCGTAAGGCTTTCCACTGACGTGGTACCTATTGTATATGGACTGTGCAACATCTGCCATTCCCTGTTTTTGATCTGGAAAATTCTCACAGGCTATTATTGTAATTAAAGTCCAATAATCTTTTTTATTTATTTTATTTTGTTTAGCTACGTCGGTTTTTACCGCTGAAGTGGATAAAAAATCTTTGTCTATAATATCTTTAGTTGACTTAGTTAGGAAGTCCTTAAGAGTCATTTCTCTTAGATATTTTTTTCCATCTTCCCCTTTCCATATCGCAATCACCCAAAATTTATCAAGAACAGCTCCATTATAAGATAATGGATAATAAGCTATGACTTTCTGTCCTGATGAATTCTTAGATAATAAAGGTCTTTGATCTGAATATATGACTTTTTCACTCCAGTATATCCATTGCTTAGGAATAGCAGAAGAATTTCCGTATTTAAATTGGATCTTATTTTCTCCTAGTCTTTTCTTCAGGGATTCCCAGTATCTGCTTGTATATGAAAAATTTACAGTGTCTATAATATCAGAACCGAATATTGACATTTTTCCCTCTATCGAAGATTTTTGGGTAGAAGTTAGATTTTTCGGTGCAGATACCCACTTAAAATCAGAGAAGAATAGTCCCTCATTTAAGCTCCACCCCGAAAAACTTTCCAAATTTGTCATTAATAGGTAATTTTTTATTATATATCCCGAAATTTTTAGAAACAAATAGTCTATAAAAATCATTATATAATTATCAAAATTGAAAAAATGATTGAAATGAAACAAGTCCCTTTCGAGGACAAAACTAAACCTAAAGAAGCTCCAGCTCCTGTAGAAAAGATCAAAAAAGATCCTAAGGATAAAAGCGTTTATAGAAACGATATAACTCCTACGGAAGAACTTTTGGTAAGAATGGAATTGCCTTCTGACTATCACACTACAGATTACACCCAAAACTTCTTAGGTGAAATCTATGATACACAAAGAGATAAATACTATTCTCAATCTGCAAGATATAAGTATTATCCTAAACAAGAGGATAAACACCTATGTCCAGGACACTGGCAAGGGTACAGATGGGCAATCCAGAATCTAACAGAACCAGGGGATTGGGTATTTGATCCTACGTGTGGTACAGGGACGACTTTAGTTGAAGCATATAATAACGGTAGAAATTCAATCGGAGTTGAGCTAGAGTATCCACAGATTGCTTATAACAACATTGCAGCTCAGGTAGAAAGAACTGATGTTACTGCTAAGCTAGTTCAGGGAGATGCTAGAAATACCACAGAAAATCTAGAGAGTTCAGGAATTAAAAGAGGACAATTATCTCTAATTGTTAACGGTACTCCATACCCTAAATTAAGTGGAAAATCTTCAGATGCTCCACAAAGAGGAATGGCTAAAAATGCAGATGGAACTTTAAATGATAAAACTTTCGATTATGAGCATCCAAATAATATCGGTCTAACTAAAGGAAGCGAATATTGGGATCTTGTTAATGGTATGTACACCCAAGGTATTGAATTTTTAAAGCCAGGTGGATACTTCGTTACTTTGATCAAGGACATGATTCAGAATAAAAAGCCTTATTTACTATCTTCTATGATTATGGACGAAGTACTTAAGAATAATCCAGATATGGAATATTACGGTCTTTATATGCACAGACACATTCCGGAAACACTATTCATGAGAACTTACCCTAAAATGTATCCAGGTGTTCCTGTTCCTTCTTATCAAGCGGGAGTTATTTTAAGAAAGAAATTAAAATAATATATTAAATAAATTTAAGATAAACCAGGATCCAAAGGATTCTGGTTTTTTTGTGTGGTTATTTATCGTAAACTCTTATGAGAAGAGCATGGGGACTATTTCCATATTCCCAATCTTCTATTCCTCCCCTAAAATCCTTAAAGTAATATTTAGATCCAGAAGAATATACGTTTAGTTTCATGACTTCAGAGGACCAAAACCAACTACCAGGAAAAGATCCAATTTCAAGATCTTTTTTCAATGAATACAAATACCGAAGCTCTTTTAAAGTAGGTAATCTAAATCCTTCTTTTTCCGCTAATTCGTTAAAATCTTTCCATTTTCCATCTTTAGAATCTTCAGGGATTTCCATTTATGAGGGTTCATTAAAGTATCCTCCTCTTCGATTAACTATTCCTCCCAGGGTTCCGGTAGATGTCCAAAAATCAGAAGAACCTCCATAAGCTAGATCCCAGCAAATATAATTGATTTCCTTCTTATTTGGCAATCTCCATTCAGGACCTAACTCTTTACATTTTTCTATAGCATCCTGCTTATCCATTTCCTCGAAATTATATCCGAGATGAACCTCTACTCTTCCTGCTATAAATCTTTTCATTAAGACCAGTTATTCTTATAAGGGCCTTGGTATCTGAATATTGCGGTTTTAGAAGGATTTCTTTTTGCTACACTTTCCCAGGATTTTATGGTGTAGTTCTGCTCTATCTGGCCACTTTTATCTCCTGCAAATCCAGAAGAAGAATTAGATATTATATTTCCATCATTAACAACTATTCCTACGTGTCCAGCTCTTCCTCCCCTTCGCGTAACTATAATATCTCCCGGTTTATAATTAGTTCTCCAGTTGTCTATTTTTTTCCAAGCAGACATCGGTTCTTTGCTTTTTGCTTCTAACTCGTCGTATATAGTCTGAGTACTTAGGCAAACTTTAGTATTTCCTGCTAAAGAATATCCGGTAGCTCGGTAGAACATTAAAGAAGTTCCTGCTCCGCATCCGAGATTTCCTCTTCCTGTTCCGGGAATTCCTCTAGTAGGAACATTCAAATTAGCATATGCTGAATTTACAATATTTCCAACTGGTCCGGATGATGGCTGTTCTAGTTTAGCATTATCCGATTTGTCGGATATTCCTACCTTAGATCCGTATGAATCATATTGCTCAGCAGATAAAGTAGCATTAGAATCTAAAGGCATTCCTTTTCCTGCGGGAGAATTTGAGAAAGAACCTCCTGGCTCGGGTAACCCCTCTAATTCTGTTTCGTTTTCTATACTATCGGTATTTACCGAAGAAGACATAGTATCTTTAATAACATTCCCGAAAGTACCCAATACCTCATGATCAAAAAATCCTTCTTGAACTAGATCGTTGAATTTTTTTAGATTTTTCATTTAATTTTTTATTTTATATATCTCTAACCGGAAGTATATTTCCATAGTAATCTACATGGCAAAGAAATCCTCTAGAGTAATCTATATTCCTTGGGTTCTCGTGTTCCATTCTCACCTGGTAAAACCATCTAAGGTCTACACCAAACTCATTACGATCCGGTATATATTCAGGGGTTCCTGGGGTAGAAGTCCAATAATCATCGTCTAGATCAAATTCTAATAGAATACCCAAATCGGTTTCCAAATTTCTTATGTACAGGAGTTCTTCTAAGGTAGGAAGTCTCCATCCTTTTCCATATTCTTTCTCAATAGCTTTTTCTATATCATCCCAATAAACATTTATCACATTTCCCCAAGTGATACAAGCTTCTATATGTCCAAGTTTCAGAATTCGATTTATATTCATATTCATATTTTATATATTTTTATTTTGGCACAATTATTAGGATACATTTTTAATATTTACACTATAAAAAATAAAAAGATGGAAAATTATTATATACAAAAATTAAATTCCAATAAAATAACAGGAAAATTATTTGGTTTGATTCGTATTCCTGAGGGATCTATCCTAAAATTTATTTTGGCAAATTTAATTCTTTCTACCGCTATAGAAATTTTCATCGGAACTTATTTTATTTCCTCTTTACTGGGTATTATTCTTTCTTATGAAATGTATAGAAAAAATAAGTTAAGATTAGAAATTCTAGATTATTGTCTAGTGGATGAGATATTTATGCAGGAGGAATTAGATAGAAATGGGGTTGGGGAATTTACGGAAGATTCACCATATGTTACTGATGTAGATAGGGATTATATATTTTTGGATTCAGTGAATCTAATTAAGAAAAATAAATTCTTCCATAAAATAAAAAATCACCATAAATTTTTATTTTCTATGGTGATTTTTTATAATCTTTTTTACTTTGTTTTTAATTTTTATTCATCATAAAAATTTGAAGAATTGAAAATTTTTCTAGCTATTAAATATTTTTTATAATATTCTTTAACTTTATCCTCAGTTTCTTGAATCTCTCTAGATATCTTACCGATAGCCATTCTTTGAGCTTTCCCTTCATATTTAAATAAATCATTTCTTTTAAGATCATTTATCAAGGAATAAACTCTTTGTCCTATTAAATCTTCTTTTTTTAATATCTCTTCTCTTCTTTTGGCAGATGAATCTCTAGATGAAATAGCTTTATCCCTATTAACCGTATATTCATTAGCATTTTGTATACAATCTCCTGCTAAATTAGAGATTTGTACTGGATTCATCGTAGAAAATACTTCAAAAGCTTTAACAACTTTAGGGTATAGAATTTCTCCCCTAGTTTCCCCTACACCGTCTATAAGATTTACGAATTTATTTACAGTTCTAGAGATTGTACCGGTAGATTCAAGACCTATAGCATCTGCTAGAGCTGGATTTGTTATCATGAAAGCTCTTGTATTTGGATCAAATTCTCCGAAATCTTTTATTCCATCTATCATAACAAGATAAGCTCCATCTTCTCCTTCTGCTCTTCCTAAAGCTTTTAGGTATAGTGCTGCTAATTGTGGTCTAGATATAACTTGATTATCTCTTGACATAGCAGCTCTTTCTCCGCTAGTAAGATTAATCTCTTCTTCATCATCTTCGTAAATAGGAAAATATCCATTTGAATATCTTTTTTCTAGTCTTTCATATAAGAAATCTACTAATTCATTTTCGTAGTTCTCGTTTGAGTAATTTTCAAATAGTTTTATTTTTTTCATATCAATTAAAATTTTATTTTTTAGGATTAGATAAATTTTTCCAATCAAATTTTTTAAGATCTATATCGGGCAATTTCATAGGTTGTGGAAGACTTGTATAATCTTTAACTATTCCGGATTTATTTCTAGGGTCTGTAAAATCAATTTTTTTAATTTCTAATTCTACGCTGGTCATATTCATAATTGATCCTATAGGTTTCTTATCTGATACTTTATAAGCATATAATATTCCTACTTGCTTCAATTTGAAATCGTAATACCATTCTCCTCTTATGTGAACTGATGGGTTCAACGGGCCATCATAAATATATCCAGAAAAGAAATTATTACCATATACTCCTACTCCCTTGTTATCAAAAGAGGGTTTATCTTTATTTTGGCATTTAACAGTGTATAATACTAAAGGATTTCCTTGATAGTGGGAAACGTAACATTCCGAAGTTTCTACCCCATCAAGTTCTAAAAACCATTTTCCTGTAAACATAACTATTGATTTTCCTTGGATACCGTAAATTGTACTTCCTGAAAGTTTACTTCTTTCCAATTTTCCGAATATGATATTTTGTCCTTTTCCTTTTAGTGTATTGTAGGCTTTAGTTGCATCATAAGCTTTATCTATTCCGTAAAGGGCTTCACATATTTCTTTAGTCGGTCCTTTTATTGAAGATAGAGATGATGTATTGAAAAATATCATCTGGTTTGGATTTATGCCTACTCCCGGATTAACAGTATTAGATACAATTTTATCTTCAAATGCTCCTTTATCTGATGGATCTATAGCTGGAAATTCGATAGAACTAAGAGTTGAATCCCCATTAGAAAAAGGTTTATAAACCCCAGAAAGTCCAGAAATGTAATCGCTGTTCATTATTTGAAATCCTTTCCCTTTTAGTCCTTTATTTGGACCATCCTTTACTTCGTATGAATAACAGGTATTTTCCCATTCTGATCCTCCAGAGGATCCAGAATAATAAACCCTTACGTTTCCATAAAATTGAAAAATATCCGCGTATTCGATCTCGCAAACCCCGTTTTCTTTTACTTTTTTTATTTCTATCCCTTCAATTTCGGAGAATGGAGTTCTCCATCTGTGTCCTACACTTTTAAATCCTTTCAAAAATTCCTCATCTGGACCTAATACGTCTGACCAGCTTTTTCCAGTAATATCCGAATATGCAGGGTATTTATTTGCTCCCCCTTCCCACGAAAAGGTTCCCGAAAGACCTTTATTTGTTCCGGTTAGAACTTCGTAATATCTAGTAACATCTCCGTCTTCGTCGATTTCCTTTAATAGTACTTCTCCAGAAAAAATAGGATCTTTTCCTACGTATCCGTTTTTATCTTCGACCCAACCCCATTCGTCTGCCCATACTGCTCCTTCATCGCCGAATTGACTTTTTATTTCGTCCGCAGTTTTAACTTTTGCATTTCTATCACCCCCGCTTAAAATCTTTTTCATGCTTTTAACCGCCTGCTGATCTCCTAAATTTTCATTTAAAAAAGTATTATAATCTTTTACTCTTCTCATTTTAATTATTTTATATCAGTAGACTCTAGGAGGGTATAACTAAATTTGTTTCCGTGTATCTTTGCTGCTTTTTTACAGATAGACATAAAAGCATCGAAATCTTTTACTCTTTTAAAAACCTGACACCCTTCAGACCAATTTTCTACCCATGTGGAATCTTGACCGGCTTTGTGTATATTAATTCCGAACATTCCGGTATCGGTTACATTTTCTTCGAAAACTAAATCTCTATTAGCATCTCTCCAAACTGTAACATTACCATTTCTTTGACAAAGGGCTTCGTATTTTCCCTGGTGTTTATCTACCATCCAAACTCCCCTATATTGTCCAGGAACTAATCTAGCAACCCCTTTTTTATTGTGGAATTCTTGAACTCCTTTCTTTCCGGGATCGCATGTACCATTCCAACAATAAAATTGCCAGTTTCCGCTTTCATCCTTAAAAGATATAGTCAAATGGTCATCAAATACATTAGTTACTTTCTTATAAACCGCAGGAGAGGTATTCCTAACTCCGACGATATTAACGTCATAGGTTTTATTCGAAGCGTCTTCAAACCATTTATACCCTTTAGCTTTTACAGCCCGTTAAAAAACTTTTTAATGGAACTATTGAAGTATTCCCAAGAAGAATCCAGGGATTTTTTATCTTTAGGTGATGTTATGAAAAAAGTAAGATTTCCGTTCCTTGTTATCTGACAATCTTTACCTGGTGATTCCATTAAACACCTCTGGATTTCTCCTAAAGGATCCATAATTCCTATTATCCCTTTCTTTCCGTGTTCTCTTGATATTTCAAGAAAAGATTTTTGGTCCCAAGGTATTCTATAATTAGGATCTTTGTAAATGTGTGATTTATTTGTTTCTGGATCTTTTAGCCTTATTCCCCTTTCTCTTATATCGGTTTCTTCTGAACAAAGAGATTTGTGTATTTTAGAATAAAAAGAATCAGGATTGAAGTGTCCAGAACAAGAAGGTGTAGTTGGTATTCCCTTTCTGTGAAGTATTTCTACTCCTTCTCTTAATTCGTCATCCAGTGTATCATAGAATTTTCTAGATCTTGGTATTTCTATAGGTGAATTTCTTTTTATTGAATAGTACCATTCAGATTCTTCTGGTTTTACCCAACTGTATTTATGAAAAATTTCATGGGGTACAAAATCCGGACTAGCTTTATCTAATAGGCTAGATCCGTTTTTAATAGATTCAAATAGGGAAAAAGAATAAATCATATTTCTATATATCACAAAAATCCCTCGGTTGATTTAGCCGAGGGATTTAAAAAATTACTTCTCTTTTTTAGCAATAACTGACCAAATAAGACCAGCTAAAGTGATAGCAGAACCAGAAAGTTCAGCCCAAGTAGATTCGTCAAAAAGACCTTTAGTTACTAGAATACCTCCAATGAAGGTTAATGCATGTCTAGCAATTCCTAAAATTTGTTCTCTTGTCATAATTTATTTTTTTATGGTTAATATGAATTATATATCCATTTTTTCTAAAATCTTTTAATCACATACAGTTTTCTGCTAGATCTTGTATACGATGTGTATTTTATACGATTTCTTTCTACCACATTATAATTAACATCAATATCATCTTCCAATAAAAATACGGTGTCGTAGGTACTTCCCTGTGCTTTATGTGAAGTTATAGAATAAGCATAAATAACATCTGCGTATCTCCTTAGAAAGTTATAATAAACTAACCAGCTTTTATCTTTTCCTTTTTTACTTATAGCTCTTAGCTTTAATATATTTGCCAGCTTCTTAAAATCCGATTCGCTATCTTCATGTAGGATTTTAATTCTTCTCTTTACTAGATCATCATCTTCGTCCAGATAAGAAACTAGTGCTTCGTAGTGTTTTAGAGTTATTGGATATGGATCATCGTCTGGGTGATCTGATACTTTAAACCTTAAATCCTCGGATTCTACATCAAAAGATTCCACCGAAAATTCATCATTCGTATTAAATATTATTGTGTCTTTTTCTAGGATAGGAGAGTTTGCTATAAGTTTTTCCCCTACCAGTATCTTAGAAGAAAGAGCTTCATCTCCATATATGACTTTTCGGACTAAATCATTCATAGAAGAGATAGTCTTATTTCTCCATCCTATAACTTTGCAATACTCAGAATCTTTAGAAAATCTATCGGTTTTATAATACTTTTCTAGAATTGTTCTAAAAGAAGATCTAGATTCAGGGGAATTAAGATTTATAAATTCGATTCCTTCCCCAATCTGATTTAGTTTATTGCTAGGTGAAATACCAGAATTAGAATTGGTAATATTCTTTCTTATTTTTACCGAAGATTCTATTATAGGATTCCCTTCTTTTTGTCTCATTATCTGTCTGAGATTTAGGGTTTTTATCCTATAACCATCTAGAAGCTCATCTCTAAATGGAATGCAATCAGGTCTTCCAACTGGTGGGATTTGAGCAGGATCCCCCATAAAAATGATCTTAGTCTTATCCCTATATTTAAGGAGTTCTTCAAAAAGATCGTCGTTAAGCATAGATACCTCGTCGACGATAAGAAGCTTTAGAGTTCTTATCTGGGGTTTAAAATCTCCATCGTTAACAAAGATCTGCTGACCATCTGAAGTGATCTTTTCCGAAAGTCCTAATATTTTATGAACAGTTTGAAACTGAACTCTTGAACTAGATATGCCAGTTGCTTTTCTTATTACGCGTACTGACTTATTTGTTGGTCCTGTAACACCAACTTTGTACCAGAGACGAGTTGGTTGTATGACATCTAAAACGTATCTAACAAGAAGACTTATCGTGTAAGTTTTTCCCGTTCCTGCCCATCCCTTTAGAACATATATAGAATCGTCATTAAGATCCGTTATAAAATCTACAAGAGAATCGAAAGCCGACTTTTGATCTTCATTGAGAGTGGATGTATCCACTTTGGGTATGAATTCTTTCTTTTTTACTTTACTCATTGATTTTTATATGGTTTTATTTTTTTTAGTTTCTTTTTGCGATTATTTTTTTATTACGAGAAAGAATCCCATATTTGATTTATAAACAATTTATTAATTTAATTTTTAAGAGCCATGAAAAATTTAGTTTTAGTTTTATCATTAGCATTAGGTACTTTAGTTAATGCACAAACAAAAGGGGTAGAAAATCCGGATAAAGGATTTGATTTTGATCTTTTCCAGAAAACCTTAATAGAAGAGATGGGGGTTCAATTCGACTGGATGTCAGAAGATACTACGATAAATTTCGCAGCTAGAGCTAGGAATCAAAAGGAAGCTAATTATATTCCTTGTTTTGTAACCAGAAAGGTAGGAATGGTTAATACGGAAGAGAATGAAATAGATCAAGCTAAGAGATTAGTATTGGAATATAAACAGGAACTTCTTAATGATAAATATTTAGGGGGAGAAGAAGCTCTTAAAAAATACTACGTAGAATTTGCAGCAGTAGCTACTAAACAATACGGGGGTCTCATTAGATACGGAATGATAGTAGATAATAATTTTGTAAGAGAATCGGTATGTAATAATGTAACATACCCAAAAGATTAAATCATACAATCTAAATTTTTTATTTCACAAAAAACCTAGGAATTAAAATTCCTAGGTTTTTTATTTTTTATTTTAGATTATTTTTAATTATTCAGTCATTTTACCATAGTCATCTATTCCTATTCCTATAACTACTCTAGTAATAATAGCTTGATCTGCATTTTTTTCTGATGCTTTTTCTATTACGACAGGCTTATCCGTTTGTGCAGGATTTCCTTTCTCAACCCCAGTGATTACGAAAGTTACCTGCTGATTCTCGGCATCAGAAGGTTCGTAATCAGATTGAACTTTTGCTGTTCCTGGAGTAATCGTAGCATTTAAGAGCTGTTCTACCTTTGCTGTTGTTTTTAATTCTTTTAAAAGTGCTATTCCTGCATCTCTCCTATCTGCTGCAAGTTTTTCATTCCCTCCTTCTCTTGCAGTGTTTTTATTAGATGCTCCCCCGTTAACAACTATCTCAGATATGGAATTAAATCTAGAGATAATTCCTGCTATAGATGCTTTTCCATCTTCGCTTATTACAACCTTATTCTCTCCAAAGAAGTTTGTTCCCTGCGAAGTAAATACCTTTCCTTTTACCTCAGTTCCCTTATTTGTAGGAGGAGCAATCTCTTTTAGATATTCAAGACTTAATAATCCTCCTCGGTTAGGTAAAAATTCATCTATATAGTATCCAGCTATTAAAGCTTGATAAGATCCGTCTAGATCTGACATAGTCGCGCCTAGATCACTGCTGGCTTTACCCGTTTCTAATAGTAAATTATAATCAGCTTCGACTACTTGTTTAACATCAGTGCTTAGCGTGTTTTCGTCTAGCTGTAGTAATTTATCCTGTACCTCGGATCTAAATAAATTTTGGAATTTTTTTACTTGAGTATCCGAATCTAATGATTCCTCCCCTTTTCTTGTTTGTTTTGCCGCAGTAGAATTTAAAAAACTAGAATATACGTATAAATTATATTCAAAAATAGAAGTCAAAAGGCCAGATAAAGGAACAGTTTTTTCGTTAGTATTTATGGTCCAAGTTTTTCCGTCTTGGGTTTCTGGATTACCTGAAACCTTAATTGTTCCTGAATATATCCTATTCATTTCCTGTCCAGACTTGCTTAAAGGCTTTTGCGATATAATTAGAGATTCACCATCATCACCTGCGCTTTTATCTGTATTAAGGCCAAATACAGTCTTTTTGTTAGAAAGGTATGAAGATATCGATTGGGCGTTTGCTACTATTCTTTTACCAGAAGCTTCAGTTACCATTCCATTTAGTCCCACGGAAGTTTCTCCATCTCCCGAAATTAAGTATGATAGTACGTCTCTAGAAGATTGGGCATTCGTACTTCCCCCATAAAAATCTTTTATCTTTCCGCCTATCAATTCATTTAGTGCATCTACGTTTCCTAGGTTGGATTCTGCTTCATTTATTTTGTTATATAAGCTAATAACAAAATCATTAAAGCTTTCAAATACTGGTCTTGTTTTCATATTTTTATTTTAAATTTTTAAATTAATTGAATTATATATCTTTCTTTTTTTTATTTTTTTGGATCTTTTTATTTTTTTCTTACAAGATAATATCCCATATTTGATCTATAAACAATTTATTAATTTAATTTTTAAGAGCCATGAAAAAGTTAGTTTTAGTTTTAGCGTTAGCATTAGGGACATCAATTAATGCACAAACAAAAGGGGTAGAAGATCCAGATAAAGGATTTGATATTGATTTATTTCAAAAGACATTAACATCAGAAATGTTATCCCAATTTCCAGGAATGATAGAGGATACCACAAATAACTTCGCAGCAAGAGCAACTTCACAGGAAGAAGCAGGTTATCCAATCTGCTACGGATCTAAAAAAGGGGGAATGGTCAATTTGAAAGAAAATGAAATAGATCAAGCAAAAAGATTAGTTTCAGAATATAAGACATACCTTTTTAATAGTCCTTACTTCGGAGAAACCACAATTAAAAAATACTATGTCGATTTCTCAGCAGTTGCTACAGAACAATACGGTGGGCTTATCAGATACGGATTTATCGTAGATAATAATATTACTCGAGAAGGTATCATGGAAGAAAGCAATAAAATTTCTGAATATATCGAAAATAACTAAAAATAAAATCCAATAAAAAAGCCTGGGAATCAAGATTCTCAGGCTTTTTTTTAGTTTTAAAAATTATTAAGCTATATTAAATACCAAATAAATGTTATACTGTCTAAGTTGTAATCTGTCAGCTTTTAAATTATTAACTGTTCGGATTATTGTCTCTTTGTTATCCGTTCCCGTTACTGTTTTAATGTTACCGGAGATAATAAAAGATACTTGTTGGTTTTTAGGATCGCTTTCCTCTGCTGCATCTTGAACTTTAGCTTCTCCAGCTTCAATTTTAGTTCCTTTCAACTGCTCAACTCCTGCTTTTTGTAAATCCTGTAAAGCTTTAATTCCTGCTGCTTGTCTATCTTTAGCGAGTTGCTCGTTTCCTCCAGCTCTAGAAGTTGGTTTACTAGATGCTCCCCCGTTAACTTTAATCGTTGTTATAGAGTTAAACTCAGAAATAATAGATTTTAGAGCTGCAATTCCGTCTTTTCCTATTACTACCGCATTTTCTGCAAAGAAATCTACTCCCGAAGAATTGTAAGGTTTATCGATAATTTCTTCGGAATTTCCAGCTGGTTTAATTACTTCTTCGTAAGTTTCAGTCCCTAAAGCTTTTCCCGATCCTTTAGATATTTTATATACTGTGTATACGGGGAAAATAAATCCATACTCGTAAGCGGATTTACCTCCTACGGCACCTGTATACGGAACTACTTGAATTATATCCCCTTTTAGAGAATTCTCATCTATCGACAGAAAAGGAGAAAATCCTTCAAATTTTCCTGTTCCTTTTTTACCCCCATTGGATTGTTTCCATGTTTTTTCTTTACCTGAAGATTTTGCTTTATCTACTATTTCAGAAAGAACTTGCAAATTGTAAGCAAATATACCTCTAAGAATATCAGATATAGGGGTATTTATCGAAGTATCGTCTTCTCTAAATCCAGTACCGTAAAGACCTCCATTACCGGTATCATTCATTCTAGGTTCTCCTTTAACCCTAACTGTACCGTTAACAAGCCAATCGAACGAATCAAGGGTATTTACTAAAGCAACATTTCCTGTAGAAGGCTTTACTCCTTCCTCCCCTTTACTAAAATAATCGGATATATTCTGAGCCCATTCTTTAAATTCCTCAGCCGCTGCTGTAGTCATCATGGTGTTCATACCATCTACAATTATTTTAAGATTTTTTAAATCTGTGTTTGCCATCTTTAATCCTCCGCCTAGAAGTTTATTTAAAGCATCTATGCTTCCTTCTCCTGTTTCGGCTTCATAAATGGCATTTTTGATTGCATATACGAATTCTTCGTAACTTTCAAATACTGGTCTTGTTTTCATGTTCTTTTTTTAATTTAATGATTTATATATCTTCTTGTTTTTCGGTTTTTCTGGATTATTTTAAAAAATCCAAAATTTGCGAATTTGATTCATCTACAGAATAAACTAGGTATTGAGGTTTATATCCTTCTACAAATTCCTTCGTGTCTTTATCGTAAACTATATTAACATCTCCTGAGCATTTCAGAAAATAAGAGTTACCTTCTAGAACCATTTCATTTATTCTAGTCTTTATAGTTCCTTTTTTACTCCTAGTTCTTCCATCTATTACATCTATAGTTAAAGTAGTTCCTTTATATAGATCATTGAAAGATTCGGATTCATTAACTCGAGAAAGATCAGGATTTGACGGATACCCTCCACGCTCGTGGATTTTTTCCCAAACCCTGTCTGCAAATTCAGATTCTTTTAGGTGATCTTTTATGTAGGTATGTATAGATCTAGCTTCTTCGTAATACTCGAATTTCACAGCAGCATCCAATAAACTCTCTAGATCTTCTTTAGAAAGGCTAGAATAATCTATCGTATTTAGAATATCTTTTAATTGGGATGCATCTAAAGTGGAATAATCTGTATTCTCTGGAGCTGAAGTTTTTCCTTGTGGATTATAATTGTCGTCGTTATCTATTCCGTTTCCGTCCAAAGCTTCTCCTGCTTCGAATTCTCTTACTTGAGAGATTACATCATCGATTATTTCCTGTATAGTTCCTCTATATTTGTCAGAATTGGATAGTATGGAAAGTATAATATCATTAAATTCAGGAGCAGGGTAAGTAAATAAAGCTCCCATTACATGTTCTCTTAGATTAGGAATCTCGTCATTCTTGATCTCTGTAAATGTGTTCAAGTAATTTCTGATATCAGCGGCCATTTTAGGACCATTTCTAATGTCCTCGATCTCATCTGCTAATGAATCCGTATTCATAAGAACTGTTTTTGCTGTCTCCTCATCTTCAGGAATTGCAATAGCTCCAATTAATTCATAGACACCTTTTACAGTTTCGTGAATGAGCATAGCAAAATCTTGTCCCCTTGCATGTATGGTCGGTTGGGTTTCATAGAAAAGATCTTCAACTTCTTTAGGTAAATCCTCGGCTCCATTTTTTTCGATATCATCTAGGATATCTTTTGCTAAGTCCTCGTCTTTTTTCTCTTTATTCTCCCAATCTACTTTTACAGCTCCTGACATTCCTCCTTTATTGGTCTGCCACATCATTTCTTGTACTTCTACAGGAACAATCCAATAGAAAGATTGAGCTATATCAGTGAGTTTATTTAGAAGTCTTATGTATTCATCAGCTTTTTCTTGACCCATTATTTTAACAAGGCCCTGTTTAACCTCGGGTAGATTCAAAGCTTTCTTAGAATTTACCGCTTCTCCCTGCATGATATTATTGATTATTTTCCTTTTTTGGATTTCTGATATAATCTCTTTAGATTTTAGTTCTTGGAATTCCGGTATTTCTGGTACTTCTTTAGGAGATTTACTAGGAACATCTTGCATCATTTTTTTGATCTCATTTGGATCTGGAAATTTAACATCTAAAGTCACATCTTCTATAATTCTTCCATATAAGAATCTAATAGCTTTCTCCGCTAGTATCTCTAGATCTCTTTCGTGACCCATTTGCATTCTTTGAACTTCAGCAGCTATAGAAGGTAGACGTCCCATATCTGGACCATATCTTCTTTCTATCTCCCTTACTTGTTCTTTGGAATATATTTCGGTTTCTTTTCTATATGAATCAGTTCCTTCTTTACCTCCAGGTAATGCTGGGTGATTTCTTAGGGAAGCTTCATTTAAATAATCGTGAAAATTCTTAATCATGCCTTTTATATTATTTTTTGTATCTATTTTTTATAGCTGATAAATTAACTTCTATTTCTCCTTTATTAGATCTTAGATTGCTAATTAGTTTTGCGATTAACTCTTCTTCGGTAGCAGTTGGCAATATAGTTTCTATTCCTGCTTTAGTATCCGGCTTAACTGAAGGCTTATCCCTTCTTATAGGAGATGGGTATTTAGTTTTTTCCCCCGGCCCCGGCTTTACCTCGGCCGGTTTAATTCCCGGTTTTGGTGAATTTGCCAAAAACTCATTTATTGAGCTGTAAATTTTCATATTCTTAGATTTTATTTTTGATATATATCAAAAAATAATTTAGTAAAAATGGACTTCTACGAACTACAAAAATCATCTTTAATACTAGAAAATATAGCTGATGCGAAAAAACTTCTCATTAAAGACTATGCAGAAAAACAAAAAAAGAACGTAAACGAGATTCCGGAGGAGATCAAAAAGAGTGTATGGAGAGATCCTAAATTTCAAAAAATACTTAAGCTATCAGAAAAGACCCCAGGGTGGGTTTACCCACTTACTAAATTCTATGTTATAGATGGAGCTGACTGGGAAGAAATAGAATCTAAAGACTCGGAGGGAAATCCTACCGGTATTTATGACATGCTAGTAGCTTTAAAAGCAAATCTAAATGAGCTTCCTCTTAAGACTGTAGATGCTTATGCTAGAATAATACCTTCGAAAGAAGACGAAAGACCTTCTTATGAAGTTCTAGGAGACGATCTTAGAGCTATACAATCTAAAAGAAAACTTAAAAAACTCTATGATGAATTCATAGGCAGAATGAAGGAGGAATTTAGAAAAGTATCGGCTTCTAAAGATGAATCCGACAAAAAATTATTGAAAGAACTTGAGTTGGTTGCTTTAGCTTTGGATAAATTAAAACCCAAAGAAGGAAAAGACGAAAACGGGAATAAAGTAACACTATATCCTTTTAATGAATGGAAAAGAGCAACAGGTAAAAAATATTCGGACACTCCTGACAACTTAATGGTATACCCCCAATTTAAGGATCCTAAAGTTGCATTCAAAACTCTGGTAAGGGATTCTTCTGATTTAGTAGATAACTGGGATAAAGGACTAGATGAGTATACACAAAAGATATTAGATCTAGGACTTAGAGCTGGAATCTTTTACAATAGAAATAAATATCTTGCGATGTCAGCTAGGACTCCAGAAGCTCAAAGAGCAGTTTCAGGGGATACCAATTTCTGTATTAATAACGATTCTACTTTCTGGAGTTACGGGGATGGTTCTATTCAGCTAAATATCATAAATGGAAATCTTCCTAAAGCCAATAAAAAATACCTTTTGGGCGTAACCATTAAAAAAGATGGGGTTGTTAAAAACTGTGCATGGAAAACTAATTCAGGAAGCGATAGAGACTTTCAAAAAAGCGGAATAAACTATGCAGCATTTTTGAAGCAATTAGAATATCCAGCGGCAATGATACAGGATATAATAGATAAATTCGACGAAGAGGTTACTATAAAGCTTTCTCTGGAAAAATTCTATAGGGAGAGTAAAAATCTAACTCCAAACTCGTTGGTAAGAAGTTTAATAGAAATTAAAAATGGTATATTCAGTGGAGTAGTTACGCCGGAACAATGGGATCAAGTTTCGGGTATTGTTTCTTTTATCGTTAAAGAAGAAAGAGGAATTCCAACTTCAGATTTTCTTAAAGAATTTAAACTCAGTGGTATTTTCACAGTTGCTGCATGGGAAGTATTTGATTATGTTGTAGAAGGGGATTACACTAAAAAAGATATAGAGGAAATAAAATCCACTACTCTTTCTATAATTAAAGAAATGGAGGATATTGTAGAGCTGAAGAAAAAAGGAAAAACATTCAATATACCAGAACCTCAATACAAAAAACTTCTTTTGGCAATAGAATATAAAGGAGAAAATATCGGAAAATTGGATGCTTTAATAGCAGCAAAATAGATTGAAAAAGACCGAAAGAAATACTAGAACCCACTGCAGGGACTGTGGAACTAAATTAGACAAGAAAAACGGGGAGTGTTCGAAATGTGGGGAGTTCTCCGAGGAGAAATACCATTCTCACGAGGAGTTACAAACACACACCTCCCAATTGGCTCAAAGATCTTTAGCCCACCAGGGAAACCAAAAACTTTCAGAAAATAAGATAAAAAGATTCGAAGAGTTTATCTTTGAGAGTAAAGTTTACGATTACGCTCAGAAAGCTTTGAAGAAAGGATCGGATCTCGTAAAAGAAATTAGGCAAGGGGTAAATAGGGAATCTAAAGAAACTAAAGAGGCTGCAGGAATACTCCAAAAAATGGTAATGGGAGAAAAGGTTACAGATGATGAGAAAAAGTTATTAAAATATCAATCTATAGATCTTCTTAAAGTCATTCCTCTAATAGCAATACAAGGTATACCTATCCCTATCCCGATTACCCCTTTGTTGATAATATTAGGTAAAAAATACGGGTTCAATATTCTTCCAGACTCTCACGAGAAAATTAAAAAAGATAAATAGATTATTTTTTAGCAGCTTTTGCTTTTTTGGCTTGTTTATATAGAGCCTTATCCTGCATTTTGGTGGTTTTACCCCCTGTTATAAATGAATTTACTCGTGCGTGAGCCCACTGGTCCGGGGTCGTACCGGGAACGTGTCCGGTCTTCCATGCGGCCTTCCCGCGTCTGAAAACCTCTTTTAATATTCCTAAAGGAAATCCTGATCTTTTCGATTTTTTTCTAAGAGCTTTATCTGCTGGGGATCCTTTGGTGCTTACACTATATTTTCTTTTCCCCTCGCTAAGATCAGAAGAAAAAGAGTCGTAGTCTAATATCTTATTTAGCTTAGAATGTGTGCTACTTTCTCCGTACATTTCTTTATATTTTTTAGTGTATTTGCTTACCGTGGTTTTAACTTTTTTTCCCTTTTTAGCTTTACCGCTCTCGTAATCCGCATCCCATTCTTTATAGGCAGAAGAATCCGAATCTTTTTTCTTCCCGTGTTCTTTAATCTCCTTTTTCATTACTCCGGGATTTTTACTTAGGTATCTTTGAGGTACTTTCACATTTTATATATCTAAAAAAGATAAATAGTTTGTGCAAAGAGAAGAATTTAACACCAAATACTCTTCTTTTTTAGAAGAAGGTTTTCCTGGTCTTGTTATAGAAGATACGAGATTCATAGATCAATTGGATAAATTTTTTTCCGAGATAACGAAAATAAAAGGATTTAAATACTATAAGATATCGGAGGGGAATCATTTATCACTAGTTATGAAAACCAATATATCTAGAATTCTTCCAGTTCTAGGATGGGTAATAGAAACTAAGATAGAAGAAGATCTTTCCTACATATTAGAAATAGAAAAACAAGTAAAAATAAGAATAAAGAAAATACAAAATGAAAAAAATACAGGGATTTAACGATTACATAGAAATCATAAACGAAGCTAAATCTTGTCCCCCTGCTACCCAGGATATAAAGCTAAACCTAAAAAATAGACAAAAAGCCATAGATGAATTCGGATATGGACCATTAGATCCAAGTCAACCGAATAAAAAGTTCTGGGATGAAAAAGCCGAAGAATGGAAATTAGATACCGTTAAAGAAGCTAAAAATGCTCTTTGTGGAAACTGTGCAGCTTTCGATATATCTAAAAAGACTTTAAATTGTATAGCAAAAGGAATAGGAGATGACGAGGGTTCAGAAGATCCTATGGATGTTGTGGAAGCTGGGGATCTAGGATATTGTAGATTTCTAAAATTCAAATGTGCTGCTAAAAGAACCTGCGATGCATGGGTTACCGGAGGTCCCATAAAATAATTTTTATTTTCTTATTTAATCCTTATATTTGTACCGTATGGGGAAATTTGACGTTTTTAATTGGTGGAAAAGGGGAGTTAGGGTAAATACTCCTTTAACAAAAGCTCCAAAGGGATCTGGGTATCCTCTTGTTTGGCACCAAATACAGAATGGAGATTTTAGACCGAGTCCTTACTGGGAAATGTCTAATGAGGAATTTAGGCTATTTGATAAAGAGGTGGAATCTTACAGAAAAGAAAAACCTTATCTGGGAAATGATTCGGTGGAAGAATGGTCAAGACCTAGATGGAAAGTATACCATAAAAGAATAGAAAAATTAAGAGAATCCCACGTAGAATACGAACAGAAGAGAATATCACTCCTAAAACGGGGACTTATCGAAGCTTTTGACTATGATGTGTGGGATGAATCAATTTCACAGTGTGATGGAGATGAAATGGATCTATACGAAATATACAAATTAAATTCGGCAAAAAAGAGAAATGAACAAAGATAAATTAGATGGATTAGTAGAAGAAGGATGGCTGATATCTCAGGTTCATCCATCTCTGGATCTTACAATCTATAACTATTCTCAGAAAACACAATACGAAAAAAATTGGACCGAAGAAACTCTTTCCTGTAGAGGATTAGTTTTAAATTCCAAAGGGGAAGTAGTTGCAAGACCATTTAAAAAATTCTTTAATTTTTCTGAGGTAGAGGAAAAGATTCCGGATTTACCTTTTGAAGCATTCGAAAAAATGGATGGATCTTTAGGCATATTCTTTTGGTATAACGGAAATCCAGTGTTTGCTTCTAGAGGATCTTTTACATCGGATCAGTCCAAAGTAGGATGGGAAATACTAAAAGAATCCAATTATTTTACATTAGAAGAAGGAATTACATACCTATTTGAAGTGATATACCCGGAAAATCGGATAGTTATAGATTACGGGAAAGATGAGAGATTGGTTCTCCTAGGAGCAATAGAGACAAAATCTTCTAAAGAGATTCTTTATTCTGAATTGGAAAAATCCATAAAGGGTATAGGTTTTGAATTGGTAAAAAAGTGGACAAATAAAAAATCTATATCGGATCTGGTAAAAGAAAATGATCCTTCCAGAGAAGGGTATGTTCTAAGGTTTTCTAATGGATATAGGGTAAAAGTTAAATTTGAAGAATACTGTAGATTACATAAGATAATAACTAATGTATCTAATGTGGATATATGGGAAAAACTAAAAGACAATTTACCTCTAGATGAGATATTGGATAAAGTACCCGATGAATTTTATGGCTGGGTTAAGAAAACAGAAAATGATCTAAGAGAGAAATTCCAGGATGTTCTAGAAGAATCCGAGGAAAGAATTTATTTAATTAAAAAGAAATTGGGAAATTCGGAAAGAAGAATATACGCAGAAGAAATAAAAAAAGAGAAAAACCCCGGGATTCTTTTTAACCTCTTAGACGAAAGAACCCCGGATCAAATTATATGGAAATTAATAAGACCTAAATGGTCAAAACCTTTCAAAGAAGAAATCTAAAATTTTCATTTTTCTTTTGATATATAATTTTGAATTATAAAAGAAAGAAAAATGGCAGCTAAAAAAACATCAACGAATACTGTAAGACAGTTCGTAAAAAGATCAAAGAGAAAAAGACCTGGCATTCATGCTAAGACTAAATACTCTAAGCTTAAAGGATCTAAAAATTACAAAAAATTGTATTCAGGACAAGGGTAGAGAAATCTACCCTTTTAAGCGATTTGTTCATCTTTTCCGTTTTTACCGGAATCATTTTTAGCAAATTCTAAAGAGTGATTATATAATTTCTTTAGATTTATTATAGCCTCATTCTGATTTGTATTTTTTTCTTGGAAGTTACTAATAAGATGGGCAAATAAAAAATCACCTCCTTTAAAAGCTTTTTCAATTTCTTTTTTATTATAGTACCAAAATACCTTATCTACAGGATCTATTGGGAATTTTAATTTTTCGTCTTCGGTAAACTCTAATTTAAGATCTTTTACTTTTTCCCAGGTTAAAGTTTTTTTATCCCACATTTTTTGCTCTGCCGTCAAATTTTTCTTCAAAAGGGAAATAAAATTTTCAAAAGTTCCGAAATCGTCAACCCCCATAAGGAATTTTAATCCTTGATATCTTGCAGAATTTTCTAATTCGTCGGAAAGGTATTTTTCTTTTTGGAAATTTCTCGCACCTCCATAGTAATTAGATAAAAATTTATTCTCCTGCGGGGTTAAATTTCTATTGTATACACTTCTTATCAGTTCAAGCAATACAGAATAATCATCAACCCCCGGAACTATATCTAACCCCTGGTTAGTGAAATAAAAATCTATACAATGTCTCATTTCATGGACTAATGTATCCGACATTTCTTTTTCAGAGAAATTATTTGTTAATTCGTATATGTTTATATTTATAATATTATAAGCAGGTATATCTTTTCCTGTTTTTTTGTCCCATACTATCGGGGATACCCATCCTAAAACTCCATCTGGAACCGAGGAGGCATCATTAGGGGGACAAGTAAGATAATAGATAGAATTTATAAATTTATCTAAAGAAACTTTATTAGCTGGACCCCATTTTCTACCTTGTTTTTTTGATTTTTCCCCTATTTTTTCTGTAAAATAAGGGCTTGCGGTATATTTAATATAATATTCTTTCGTTCTTTTAAAAATAGGATCTATTCTTTTTTTTACTAAATCTATTTTTTGGTCTATCTGTAGTTTTTTGGAAAATTCATCTGGGTCATTTACATTCCAATAGGTTTTAGCTCCTGGCTCGGTATACTTTACATCGCAAGATTTAGATTTGTAATCTTTTACGGAAAAAGAATTATCCAGGATATTTTTTATTTCTATAGATTCTTTAAGATAAATCTCTTTTTCGAAAAATTTGAAATACTTTAAATTTTTCATAGAAAATTTTATCTCTTATAGTACTTATGTAAAGAAGAGTATCCCTTATTCCCCATCATTTCTCTAAGATAAGAAGCACATTCATTCATATACCCTTCATAAGTATGAGATTCGTGGGGATCGTTTTCGTATTCCTCTGCTTCTTTAATTAAACAAGCCTCGCAGGCTTCTCTTAATAGAGCTTTTGCTTTTTCGCTCATGCAAGATCCTTCTTGCATCATATACTCGTCTAATTTTAGAATCTTATTGGATTGGTTCTTCATCTGGGGTTTCCTCTTGATTTTGTTTTTTAGTATCTTCTTTTTTGCTAAATATTTTTTCTATTACAGTTAGTCCTAATCCTCCTCCTGCAATAAGAGCTAAAGCATCAAACATAAATTCTGGGGTTTGGTGTTCTTTAGATAAAAAAGTAGCAATGTAAGTAAGTATTATTATATTCACTAGAGTGAAAAAGGCTGAAAATCTCTTAGACGAAATTTTTCCGTCCGAAGATAACATTTTGATAAAAAAATCTTTCATGGTTATTTATAATTAGTTAAAGTATATATCAAAAATTTAATATTTTTTTAAGACGAGGTTTTTCTTATATTTGATTAAATGAGAGATATTCTAAATTCCATATCAGATTTTTGCAAGGCTAGAAATAAAGGTCCTGCATATATGAATGGTAATGAGATGACTCCCAGAATAAAATTTATCATAGGCCTTTTAGAAGAAAATGAAATTCCATATGAGATAGACGAATTTCTAATAGAAAAATTCAATTGTAAGGGATTCAATATTATATTAAGAGGGGATAGCAAAAGAATGGTCATAGCACATCATGACATAGTAAATCCTAATTCAGATAATGCTAATGATAATTCTGCATCTGTTATAAACGCAATATATTTAAAATCAATATTTCCTGAGGTGAATGTAGTTATCACGGAAGGGGAAGAGGTTGGATTCATAGGAGCTAGAAGATTAGGAGAACAGATTCTAGAAGGTAAATTTGGGGAAATAGAATGGGTTTTAAATTTAGAGCTTACCGGAAAAGGGGGTACTAATTTCTTTATAGGAAATTATCCTGGTGTTCTTTTCGAAAGAATAAAATCCATATTTAACCCTCCTTCTATGAGAACCCCAGGAAACGATTGCCTTCCGTTAATCTCGATGGGTATAGATACTACCGTCATTAACCCTCTCCCTTTATCTCAGGAAGAATCTTTATTGGAAAACGAAAATGGATTCCTTGACGTTAATATGCTAGGTAAATGTCATTCGGAAATAGATAATTTAGACAACATTTCCGTAGAGGATATGAAAAAATTTGTAGAAGATGTATTAATTCCTATAGTTTCTACCTAAATACTAAAAAAAGATAAATAAGTTAGATATATAATTCATTAAATGGGAATTATTCTATGAAACACATAAAATTATTTGAAGCTTACGAGGATGCTGAAACTATTTCTTCTTTGCCGAAGGACATTTATCCTATTTTAACTAAATATAACCTGGTTAAAAAAGATTTTAAATGGCAACATAAAACAAAAGGAGAATTAGGTGGCGGAGGAAGTACATGGCAATTGGATAGTCCTTCTGGGTCATATTATTACAGAACTTCCATATACTCTTCTACTGATTCCTTAAATGCTTGGGTAAAATACAGAAAACTCTTAGTGGATATAGATCCGAAGAAAAATATTGCATACGTAGGAGCAGTGGAATACGGATCGGATAAAACTCCAAAGGGATTTTCAAGTACAGTAACTATGGACCTAAAAGCAAAATCTTTAGAATCAGCAATAAAATCAATATTATAAATATAAACTTAACTAAATAAAATGAAACATATAAAATTATTTGAGAATTTTGAATCCCGATTAAATGAATCTTCTGTTAGAGTGGAAGATGGTGTATTCCAATGGATGCCTTTTGATCGATATAAAGGTCCAATTGACTTCGAAGATACTGATATCCAGGGTCTAATTGAAATAGCTAACGAATCAGAAGAATCTGGAAATGCAGCAGAAATCGGAGATGCAGGGCTTTTCATGTGTCATTTGCCTCTTAGGAACGGAGGATTTGTTAGAATTATTACAGAAAAAGATAAATCTATTTCTCCATTAAGTTTCAATGTTACTACATGGGATAGCGATTATAAAATGACCGGAGAAGATAAAGAAGTTCCTCTGGAAGATCTTTCTGGATATATTTCTAAAGGAAACGTATTTAGTAGTTTCCTATAATCCAAAAAAAATTAATTTATATAGACCCTGCCAAAAGCAGGGTTTTTTTTGATATATAAAATAAAAAAGAATTATGATACAAGGTAACTACGGATTTCCTCTATACCCTTCAACTAACTATGCTCCAGGAGCTACGGGAGCTACTTTTGGTCCTTCTTCAATAATGGCTCCAATATCTACTATATTGGTCACTCAAGGAAATTCAAGGGTTCTGGACTATTACGATCTAAACAATAATAGAATAACAATCTCTCTAGGAAACTTAACGAGTCCTACAGTTTTCAATTTAACACTTTTGGCTACAGGATCTTCGTTAACCCCAGGTGTATTCTATGGGTTTAGCCAGGGAAAACCTTTCTAATTAAAAGATAAAAATCTAGAATTTACTTTGTTCCAATCTATAACCTTAAAAACCTCTTTAAGGTAAGATTTTCTGTCAGCTTTATGTTTAAGGTAATAAGCATGTTCCCAAACATCTATACCCAATAAAATTCTATCATTAAAGGATTCTTCCATTAAGGGATTATCCTGATTTGGAGTTGTCTTTATATAAAGGTTTCCAGAAGAATCCGATATCAGCCAAACCCACCCAGATCCAAACTGCGAAAGCCCAGCTTCTAACATTTCTTTCTTTAGATTAGATAAAGAAACAAAAGAGGTAAGAATAGATTTTTTTATTTCCCCTTCGGGAGAATTTAATTCTGGGGTAAATTGATCAAAATATAAAAAATGATTATAGAAACCCCCAGCATTATTTCTCAATTTGTCTGTGTATCTCCCGACATTTCTTAATATGGNNNNTTCCATATCTGGTCCCATCTGAACTGGTATAGATTCTTCTTCTATGCATTCGTTCAAAAGATCTGTATATTTCTTGTAGTGAACATTGTAATGTTCCAGCATAGTTTCCCTATCTATGAAAGGTTCTAAATCTCCGAATGAATAATCTAGAGCCTTTCTCCTGAATAAAGAGGACTTAGCCTCATTGATTGGTAAATAATCGTAAAAATTTATAATCTTCATTAGAATTGGGATTTTAGGGATTTTACCGCTTCCAAATTAGTTTTCATGTGGTCTGGGGAATCTAAATATGTTTTGGAAGCTTTAGAAACTATTATTTTTCTAACTGAAGAATTTCCAGATCCCCCTGCTCCGTTCTTTCCACCATAAGAATAATATTCCAATTCTTTTCCGTATTTTTCAGCTAATCTTTTGTAGAAGTTAGATCCGCTTTTTCCTATAAATATGTCAACTAAAAATATTTTATCAAAAGTTGAACTTAGGTAATCTAATCTTTTGGTTACATCTGCATTTTTATCTATAGACATAGCAGGAAGGTATCCACCTGAAAAAAGATATAGTATTTTTTTAGTAGGAGAAATTCCTAGTTCTTTACACTTTAACAATATTTCGTTCCAAGCTTTATTCCCGTCTACGTTAGAAGAATTAGCTATGAAAACTGTATATTTAGAAAGAATATCAGAAGTAAAATAATCGTACATATATTGTCCACTAGTTTTTCCACCTACGTCGATCCCTCCAAAAACTACTACTAAGGGAGCACTTTTGTTGGTGTTTACGTTTAATATTCCCTGGGATAATTTAACTTGTTTTCCCTTCGATCCGGATTGAAAAGAAGGAGAAGAAGAGTCTTCAGATTTAATAGATGATGAAGTAGAATTGGATACTGTGTAATTTTTTTCACCTCCTAATACAGATCCTAAGGCTCCAAATACCGAATGATCTAAAAAAGATTCATTGGCAAATTCTTTAAATTTTTTTATCATCGGAATTTTTATTGTATATATTAAAAAGATTAGAGTAAAAAATCCTATGCATCTCTAACAGGTTGAATCTTGAAATTTCTCATACCGGAGTTTGATATAAAAAATCCAGGCATCCAGGGTAAAACTATCGGTCCTTTATTTTCTGGATTGAAAAAACTTACTTGATAATAATTTCCATTTATTGGAGTTAAATTTGTAGTTTCATCTACTATGTAGTGAGATATACTAGGTAAATATAGTTTTCCCATTTTTGCTATACCTAGAGATTTAACTCTTCCCAGATAAACCATCTCTTTCATTTTAGGAAGTCTCCACCCTTTTCCTATTTTTTTATCTATGAATTCATCAAAATTAAAATCAGATAAAATATAATTTACTTTTTTTTCTCCGTAGTAATCCTCAGGAACCCCAGGTACACTCCAATTCAATTGATCTGGATAAAGTTCAAAATTTCCAAGCCTAATATATTCCATACTTTATATATCTTATATAAAAAGAAAATCCCCAATCTATTCGAAAGGGGATTGTTTATTTTGTGTCTAAGCGATTTATTGTTATTCTCCTAATTGATCTATATAAAATCAATTATATCTCATTACAATCAATCTATTATCATGTCATCCAATCTCTTTAAGATGGATTTTGATTCAAAAGTAACTCCACTAGAAGAAAAAGCAGATCCAGTAGAAATAGCATCTATTTGTCCTTTACCCATTTCTATTCTTCCTCCTGGAACATCTATCTTAGATTGATTTGCAAATACACTATCAGCATATCCGGCATAATCAAAAGCTTTCTGTCTTTTTATAGAAGAAAGCCCACTTAAAGGACTTATCTCGCTGGATTGATTCTTTGTAGATAGTGGTTCATAAGTTTCGTCGTGAACTTTATCTAAGAAAGCATCAAAATCCAGAATATTTCTTTTTTTAACGTTTCCTATATTCATGGTATTAATCTCCTTTTGTTCTTGCAAAATCTTTTTGCTTCACCGAAGCTTTCCAAACCGAGCCCTCAACTCTTTCTTTTTGTTCATCTGTCAGTTTATTGTATGCTTCGTCATATATTTCTCCTGCTTTTTTCTGAGGAATAAATTCTTCTCTAGCAACCAATCTCCATAAACTAATTATAAGTTGTTCCAGTCTTTTCTCATCTAGAATATATTCAGTGTACATGTTTGTTATTAACCTTCCTAAAAATCCACTAGGGGTAACTCCTAATAAATTTATAACATCTGCAGGTCTAGGACCTATTTGAACTATTTGATACTTCAATGCTTTTGCTAATTTAGGAACCCAATATTTTTGATCATTGATAGCTTTACCTTTTAGAAATTCATCCATATCAGGAAGGCTAACCTCTCCCATTACTTTAATAAATAATTCGGTTATCCATTGGCTTTTAGTTTCCGGGTTATTAGGATCTATAGGAGGAACACCAAAATATTCCAGAATCATAGCTGTAGCTCTTTCTTTAACAGCTTTCTCTAATTGATCTCCTGCCAAACTCGAAATAAAGCCTAATAAGCTCATATCGGATTCGTTTACTTTTTTAAAGCGGTCAAAATCTTTAATTATTTTATCCTTCATAGTAATTCTTTTTGATCTATATATCAAAAAGAATCTAGAAAAATTTGAATAGCCTTTTGTCTATATTCTATTTTATCCTTTTTTATTTCAGGATTCTTTAGAGCTTCTTTTTTTCGATTTACTATAGAATCGGGAAGCATCGGAGAAAATGTATCTTTTAGTATTTTTTTATCTGTTCTCCATTCTTTAGGTAAATGTAAAGCAAATCTAACTATATCTAAATTAAGGAAAGGATTTCTCAATTCAAGAGTATGTGCCATAGACATTTTATCCAATCTGGGTAAATGATAATAACTTAGTTCTTCGAATATATCTGACCTTTGTGAATCGTATTCATGAATCCTTGAATAGCCTCCAAAAAGTTCATCCGATCCATCACCGCTAAGAACTATCCTAAAATCCGATTCTTTTTTTATAGCTTCGAAAAGATGATACTGGGGAATAACCGAGCCTAGATCTATTGGACTTTCATTCCAGTCAGCATATATGAATTCATTTTTAGAATTCATAGAATAATCTAAGAACTTAACAGGGGATTGAAGATGCTGGGATAGAATATTTACATATTCACTTTCCCCATTTTCTATAGAAAACCAAGTGGTTTTAGCTCCCATCTCTTTAAGTATAGCTGCAATTATAGAAGAGTCTAATCCACCAGATACCAGAAGAGAAATAGGATAATTTTTAGAAACTAATCGATTGGAAACACTTTCGAACATCTTATCCCATAACCAGTTCATGTGTTCTTCATAATCTTTATCCACCAATTCAGGTATAGGGGAATCCCAGGTATTGTAATATGGATTTATAGTCTTTTCAAATAAAGGAGAATCCATATTATAAAAATATATGGTATTTGGAAGGATCCTGCTCACGTTAGTAAAACAAGTTCTTTTATCCTTATTATACCCCCATTTTCTTATCGAGCTTAAAGTCGAATGGTCTATTCTAGTTTCTTCGTTAACTACTCCTTTTATTTCGGAACATATTTCTCCTCTATCGTTTTTGTATAAACATTTTTTCCCTAAAGGATCGGTAAAACAAAGAACAGAATTAGTATTGGAATCGAATAAAACTATAGCCCAGAATCCATCCCATTCTCTTATATGTGGAAGGTAAATACCTGAAAAGAATTCTGGCTCTATATTCTTTATTCCCGAAAATAGCTGGCAAAGGTATTCAGTATCCGAAGAAAATTTGGAGGAATCGTAATTAAAAATTTCCCCGTTAAACATGAGATAGATTCCAGGTGAAACCTCTATGGGTTGATTCCAGTTATCCCCGTCGGAAGTTTGTATAGGAAGTCTATGATGGCAAAGAACATGGGATTCCGTATTTTCTATAGAAAATTCTATTCCCCTGTGTCTTATTGTATTTATACGAGATTCATTAGAATCCTCTTTTCTCAATAATAGTATTCCGCACATAAATTAAAATTTTAGTCCCTTAAAGACCATTTCGATATTTTCTTTGTCTTTTTCCGTGAAATTATTTTTAAAGCAAAGAACATTAAATCCATTCTTTCTAAATTCTTCTATTACAAAATCAGAACATATCTTTTCTTCTGGGTTAAAATCTAAATGATCCCAGATATCTTTATTTCTTGTCGATTTATTAGGATTGTTCCCTTCTACATATATTACAGTTATCTCTTTTACGAGATTTCTATTACATATCATTTTTATTTGATTCTTAACTTGATCCTCAGTAGCTCTTTTTTCTAGGAGAGCCCAAGAAAAAACTGTTATTATTCCTCTATCTAATATAAAATCTTCTATACCTAGATCTCTAGAAAGCTGCATAAGCATTAGTTCTTTACCCATTGCAAATAAATGGGTTTCTGTACTTTTTTCACTAGAAAGATTTAGATCTTTAAAGTATTCGGAAAAATCAAATTTAAATTTGGGTATACCGAGGTTTTTACTTACATGATCGGAAAGAAATGTTTTACCTGAATTTCTGCTTCCTTCAAATACATAAATCATAAAAATAATAGAAAAGAATACTACAATAGTTTCTTATAAATATAAGATTTTTTATGATACAAAAAAATAAGGATTATTTTATTTCCAAATAAAATATGTTCTTTTATCCTTCTGAATTTCTACATATCCTTTAGGATTGTATTGGGATTCGTTTAAAAAACAAGTAAAATTATGTCCATTATATTTAGTCATAAGTCCAGGAAAAGATTGGGATACCTCAATTTTTTCTATCCCTTTTTCCGGATCTATCTGGGATTCCTCTATAGATATTCCTAACTCTTCCTCTATTCCTCTAACCAAGGATTCTATAGGATCTTCTCCTATTATCATTTTTTCCGATACTGAAGATTCTTTATCCCTAATTCTGGTTCTTCCGTCATTAAACACTTGCTTTTCCTCTATTAATTTTAATAGGGTTTCTCCTTCATAATAGAATATTTCACACATTACAAATTCAATTTCTCTTAATAACGTATTCCCTTCTTCTATTATCTTACATTCTCCTGATTGTATTTCAGATAATAAATGGTCCAAAGTTTTTGCATACCCCTTTCCCCATTGATCTAAAGGTATATCAAAATCTAAAAGATATTTCTTCAGGTTTCTAAGATCTACCGAATTTTCCCGGTAACTTTCAAAAAGAATTAGATGCTTCATTTATTTAGTTTTCGTCCGAATCAAAACATTTAAAAGGGGTTACATTAGGAATCTTATTATAAGAATCCGAATTTATTCTCTTTAAATGATTTTCTATAGAGGGATATAAAGTAGATGTAATATATCCTAAATTTCTAGCCAATATTTTTATTATAGGTGAATCTGAAGAATTAAGATTTATAATAGATCTAAATCCAGAAAGAGAATCCGGACAATCCTTATCTACTTTCTTTATATCCATATTTCTTAAAAGATTCTTATATGGTAAAACCATTAAAGAATTACCGTCAAAGGTTAAAAGATTTCCGGTCTCTTTATCGGTTTGTTCGGTTGACGTAAAAGCTTCAGAAGCAATTTTCTTTGTGGTTTTTTCTCCTAAAACGTTATCGTGAATCCATTTAAGACAACTTATAAATTTATCCCCGTCAAAGGTAATAGTATTCGATAAAGAAACTAGGAAATTATTTAAACCTACGAATTCTTCTCTATCTAAGTCCATTTCTCTTCTATTCTTATGAATTATAGACTCGAAAGCTTCTTTTATATCTGTTTTTAAATCTTCATAATCTACATAAGGAACATCCTTGTATCTTATAGAGCTTTTCATTTTGGTGTAAGACTCGGAATATTTAAGTTCTTCTCTTTCTAGATTTTCTGATATAAGTTTTCTAGTTTTAGTGTACCTATTTTCCGGCTTTATCATACCGAAGGTTTTCCAAGATTTAAGATAATTATTTAAGAAATCTACAAGATCCTCATTATCCGATTCTTCTATTTTTCTATCTTTTTTCCATTTAGGCCAGTTAGAAGGTGTTTTAAGTGAAGAAGTTTCAGAGCAAATAGAATATAATCCTCCTTCGAAATAAAAATAAGAATAATCCTCTGGATCTTCTATTGAAGAAAGAGCTTTGTTCCAAGCAGCAATGAACTCAGGGGAATACGCCGATTTTAAATCGCCATCTTCTCTTATGAAATCCTCATCTTCTATGCTTATCTTGTATGCTTTCCTTAGAGATTTAGAAAGTTGATAAACTTCTCCTTTTTTATAATCTGAATTTTTATAATCCTTAGGAGCATCTTCGATAGCATTTGAATATTGAACTTGTAATTCTTTAGCAAATTCTGAATTCTTAATAACTATTTTATTTTCATTAATCGGAGAAACTACATCATCAAAAGATAAAATAGATTTAGATTCATCTACTCTATCCATTATAGATTCAAGAGATTTTTTTATTGCTTTTTTATTTTCTGGATTAACCCAGTCAGAAGCAAGTATAGAATCCAATAAAGTTCTATCTATTTCTCCGTTAGTATTTTTATTTCCTTCTATTTTTTGGATAGTAGAAATTACTGATTTCAATGCTATATTATAAACCCCGTTTATTCCTCCTTCGCTGGAAATTACATCCGAAGCAGAAGGAATAGAGGAAAGAGCTTTTTGTATGTGAGATATTAATCTAGTTCCACATATTTTCTTATCTGAATCTTTATCACCTAGACTTAAAGGAAATATAGATTTAGAGACCGTAGCTTCTTTAGTGTCGAAATCATCTAAAATCTCTTTAAACACCATAGATTGTTGAGCTTTAGCTCTGGTAAGATCGTCTAAAGCTCTGTGGGTTAATTCAGTAACATCGGAATAAACCTTTATTATCTCGTCATCCTCTTCTACGTTTTGTATAGCTTTATTTACACTTTGAACTAATGCATTGTTAAATTCTTCAGAGAATTTATGAACTTGTTTTTCTAGATCCTCTAATGATTTTCTGCCTCTTTCGGTATACCCAACTTCAGGTCTATCTAAAACTCTTCTTTTTTCATCCAATTCCAGAAAAATTCTTTTCCAGTCTCTTCCATATCCATTCTTTTGGTTTTTACCTTCTGCAGATGAAAGGAAATTAATTAGGGATTTTTTAATAAATTCTAATCTTGTGCTAAATCCTATATGAGATTCGTTAACAAAATAAACGGACTCCTCTAATTTTTTTCTTTCTTCTTTAACTCTTTCTGCTATAGAATCTAAAGCATTCTGTAGATTAGCAGGAGGGGTTTTAAATCTCTTTAGAATCTCCGATTCTTTATCCTTAGATAATTCTGCTGTTCTAGTTAGAGCTTTACAGAATTTTTTTAAAGCTGAAATATATTCTTCCTTTGCTTCGTGGTATTTACTGCTAGACAATTCTGCATTTTCGGAATAATCTATCAATTTAGAAACTAAAGTTTTTACTGATTTAGATCCAGATATACTAGAAAGTTTTTCCCTCATTACATTGGGATTTCTCTCTCTTTTAGGTGCAAGGTCGAAATTAATTATCTTGAAACAATTCAATGCATTATCAGATATTTTAGATATTAATGAATCTACTTTCTCGTTTTCTAATATTAAAGAGCTATGCTCATTTAATATCATTTTTGCTATTGGATTGTGTATAGAAATATTTCTCATCTTTCTTTTTTAGTATATATCCCCTGTTCCCGGTTCTTCTTTTTTCTCTGTAGATTTCTTTTGGTACAAAGCTCCTAGAGTTTTTAATCCGTTTGATATTTCGATGTATATTTGGGATTGTTTATTTATACTATCGATTTTGGTTTTAATATCTCCTGGTTTTTTTAAAGCTTTTGCTTCCTTTAGACTATCAAATTTTAATGAAAGATCTTCTTCTGCTTTTTTTATTAAAGTGTCAGTACTTTCTGCCTCGTTTATAAAGTTGAAAATTCCAAGTTTTCTAAATGTATTGAATCTAATCATTTCTTCTAGCAATGGTTATTTTTCCTCTAAGATCTCTTATTTCTTCTAGATATTTTTGTTTAGCTTCTTTTATTTTATTTTTTTCGTCGTCTAATTCTTTCCCTTTTAGTTTTTTGGAATCTAATTGCTTTATCAAAGCATCTTGTTCGATATCCATAGCTACATACCTTTCGTTTCTTTCCTTTATAAGTCTAGAAACTAGGGCTTTTCTTTCTTTGGGGTCTAGAGTTTTAACCTTAGAAGTAAAATCTTTAATAGGAAGATTTAAATAAAGCTCTTGTGATGCATCAGTCCCTTCTCCTGTACCTAAATCAGATTCCTTTCCTGATTTAATGCCCCCTTCACTAAAAGAAGAACCAAATTTAGATTTAAATTCTTCCTCTTTTTGTTTAGAAGTAAATAAGGATTTTTGATAAATGTCATATAATCTACTAGCTTCAGATTCATCATTAAGATCTTTAGCTTTTTTGTGCATCTTTTCGGATACCTCTGCATTAACTCTAGCAATTTCGACTTCCCAATAAGTGGAAAGTCTTTCGTTTCCTTTTATTATGGATCTAGCTTTTTTGTCTATGGCTTCTGATCTGTCCGATCTTGATTTTTGAGAAGTTGCTAGAACATCTCTATTTCTTTTGATCATTCTTTCTATCTTCTTTATCTCCGCCGGATCGCTTTTAGATTGAGCTAATTCTATCTCTAATTTATCTTTTTCGATGCTTCCGTTATCCCAATCCTTTATATAATCGTTTTCACTTCTTCTGTAAGAATCTAAAAGCTCATCTAATTTTCCTACTGCTCCTCCAACAGATCTACTTAAAAAATTTTTGATCTTATCGAAAAATTGACCTTCATAAAGGCTTTCCCATTCTTCAAAGGATAAATTCATATTTATTATTTTTAAGTTTTATTACGATTTTTCCGATTCAGATTCCATGTCTATTTCAGCTATCTTGTCCAAAACTTCCTGTGATTTTTTAGGATTTTTTAAATTTCTAGTTATAGTAATAGAATCTTTACCAAGACCTCTTAAAACCTCAAGTTGTTTCTTTCTCCCTTCGGTCTCAGCTTCAATAACTTTTAGCTTACTTTTATATTTAGCTCTAAGATTTTTATTAAGATTTCCGGCTTTATCCTTTTTCTTCATTTCCTCGGTAACTCTCTCGTGATCTGCTTCTAAAGTAGCTATATCTTTTTTGATGTCTTCGGTAAGATCTATAATACCTCTAGTTTTTACTCCTTTTACTTTTTCTATTATTCTTTTAGCAATAGGATCTCCTACAGTTTCTTTCTGATCTTTAGTTATTTCTTCTTCTTTTTTAGATTTATTTTCTTCGCTTTCTTTGAACTTATTAACTTTTTCTTCTAGATCAGCTCTTAATTTTTTAATCTTATCTGTTAAAACGTCAAGTTCTCCGGTAGATTTAGCTCTCTTTTTAGCATAATCATATTCTTTATCTGCAAGAACTATTTTATCTTCCGCCATTCCAGCTTCAGCGTAAACTCTTCTTCTTTCATTTCCGTCTATAGCAGCTTCTATTACGTCTTTGGCGCTTTCTATCTTAAGCTTTTGTGCTTTGATGTATGTTTCAATAGTATTCTTTTCGTCTTCTACTTTTTTATTGATAGCTTCCATTCTTGGCTTGTCTGCTTCAACATCAGAAGAAAGCTTATCCATTTCTTCATTATATCCCTCTAATTTGGTCTCGTATTCATTCTTTTTCTTCAAAAGATCTAATTCAAGCCCTAGATAAACTTTTCTTGCTTTATCTATGTAACTAACTTTAGAAAGACCTAGAGGTCCTAAAAAAGTCTTAGAAGCCCAATTGGAAAGCATATTACCAAAAAGTCCCTCATTGATAGGAACTAATGATTCATCTATGGAAATTCTACTTTTAAGATTATAATACATAGTCTCTAATCTGGAATCCGCAGATTCTAAAAGAGAATAATTTTGGTTGAACTGTTTGAACGAAGGTATATTTTTCATATTTAAACTTTTTTAATTATATATCTATTTTATTTCAGTTTATTTAGGAACTGTATAAAAGATCAACAAAAAAGTCCTAAGTTTCCTTAGGACTTTCTTTATGGTTTGGTTAGGATTAAGCTAAACCTCCAGTAGGTACATTAACATAGAATGTTAAGTACATAGTTTCTGGTAAGAAACCAGCTTCTACAAGAGCGTATCTTGATTTAACCGCTATCTTCGGAGACATTGTACCTTCAGAGATAGTTTGGATAGACTCAGCCATCATGTAAGGCATGAATTTCAATCCTGGCTCATCATCTCCACCTTTTCTACCAATCAATACCCTTGTATCGTCGTATCTCATGTTTTGGTCTACGTATACAGTCATACCAGCTAGAGATCCAACAGGGTAAAGTGTACCGTTGTTTTGAGTTAGAGTGTTTGAGAAAGGAGCGAAAGTGAACTGAGAGATATCTTGAAGTGCACTTGCTACGTTAGCGTTAGTAACGATAAAGTTAGCAGGTCCTCTTCTTCCTCTGTTAGCAACAACGTTAGCAGCAGCTAAGATTCTAGAGAACAATCTTCTTTGTAGAGTAGAAAGGTTTTCGTAACCTCCTGAAGCTGGACCAGCTGGAATCGGCATAGACTGTGCTTGATCGATCTTATTGATATAAGATGAAGTAGTTCCAACAGCTCCTGCGATAACCAAGTTCAAGTTCAAGTTTTGGTTTTCTACTGCGAAGAATTGATTGTGGTTAGACCAACCTAAAGCAAATGCTCTAGAAAGGATGTGTTTGTTAATTGCTTGAGATACCTCACCCCAACCGCTCTTAGCATTGGATTGTAAGTCTTAGTACCATCTACGTAAGGACCTTGCCAATCTTGGTCATTGTTAAATCCTGCACCAGAGAATCCTTGGATGTGATCTTCAAGAGCTTTAACCAATTGTGCAACATATCCATTAGGAGAAGTTGTATTATTCCCAGTATCGAAGTTAGTATCTACTGATCCAGAAACTTTAATGATATTAACGGAATTACCATTAATAATTCCAGCTACGTTGTAACCTGCACTAATTCCAGTAATTTCGAAGATTGGGAAACCGTCAATTCTTGATAAACCAACGAATGTTAGAGTAAGAACTCCTCCATTTGTGATTGAATAAGAAGTTCCAACATCAAATGTACCCGCAGTAGCACCAGTAGCACCTTGAGCCTGGTAAACTGGAAATTTAATCATAGAAGGAGCTTTAGCTAAAGCTTCATCTGCAGTAGCAGCAGTAGCACCAGAAGTTTTACCTCCAGCATACACATAATCCAAGTAAGAAAGAATTCCAGTAGGACCTGACATAGGAATAACAGGAACGATGTCAAAACCAACAGTTTTAGCAGCTACTTGAATAGCCAATGGAAGAAGTGATGGAAATTTATCACCAGATCCTTGGTTAGAAGCATTGTAAAACCCTTGATTAGCACCATATCCTGCTGCTGCAGCGTTAGAACCGCTAAAGTTACTCATTCCTGGGAATGCAGGAGGAGCAACAAGACCCATACCGTTAACAACACCTAAAGAGTTGTAAGCACCGGCAGACTCATTTAATGAGTGATAATGGCAATATTTGGATAACCATCCTTTTTTGCCTTCATCTGTGATACCCGCTTTGCTCTCGATGATCGGAGTCCAGGTATCGTAGATTTCTTGTTCGTTAATTAGTTTCATTTTTTATTTGTTTTTTGTTTTAAGGTTAAACTTATCTGTTAAATTTTTTCCCTAGAGATTCAGCGATATAATTCATATAATCATTTGAATATCCAAAAGAAGGTTTTTGATTTTCGTTAAGCGTTTCGTTTTCTTGAAGTTTTTGAAGTCCTACAGGAGATACTCCCAAATTTCTAGTTGACCAGAAGTTTCTAATTTGGTAAGGGGTATTTAAATTATAGAAGTGACTTTGTGCAACAATTGATTGTTGGTGTCCTTCTGTTAAAGATTCCCAAACCGGCTTATATTCATCTGGCATCTCATCTATAAATTTGATACCAACTGCATTGGGATTCTCATCTTCTTGAGCAGATTCGAATAACGGATTTTTTGGTGCCTTTAGTGTGTCGGCGAAATATCCTCCAATTTTATTTGAAGTAGCTTCAGTCTTTTGGGTTTGAACTGATTCTAGTAAGCTATCGATTTTTGAAGATAAATCTGTGTAACTACCAGCATATCCCGATGATTTTAATCCCGATGCTGCAGTAAGATCCACATTTTCATTTATCTTTTGTCCTGCAAATCTATCTTTTCCTTCGATAGATTCTGCAATGTACTCAGAATACTCAATTGATTTTCCAAGTTTTTCTGCTAAGTACTCTGTGTACTCAATTCCGTTATTTAGGTTTTCACCTAAGTATTCAGAATATTCAATGTTATTATTAACATTTTCTGCAATGTGCTCAGAGTAAGAAATATTGTTATTTAAATTTTCTGCGATGTGCTCAGAATATTTAATGCTATTATCTAAATTCTCAGCTAAATATTCAGTATAAGAAATATTAGTATCTATATTCTCAGCTAAATACTCAGAATAAGAAATATTTTTATCCACGTTCTCAGCAAGGTATTCAGAATAAGAAATATTTTGATCCAATTTTTCTGCTATGTATTTAGAATATTCTATATTCTTATCAACACTTTCTGCTACGTATTCAGTATAAGAAATATTCTTATCTACATTCTCTCCTAAGTAATTAGAATAAGAAATAGATTTATCTAAATTCTCTGCAAGATATTCAGTGTACGAAATATTTTGATCCATGTTCTCTGCAAGGTACTTAGAATAAGATATGTTCTTATCTACATTTTCCGCAAGATATTTAGAATAGGAAATAGATTTATCTAAATTTTCTGCAAGATACTCGTTATACTTGATAGTATTTTCTAAAGACTCTGCTAAATATTCAGCATATTTTTCAAGTTTAGAAATTCTAAAATCAGCATCACTACTATCAGATTCTGAAACCGATGTGTTTCTTAATCTAGACATTTCAGATTTCATTGAATCCATTTCTTTCTTTAAGAAGATAGAATATTGATCAAGCTCTTCTGATGTAACAAATTCGTTATTATTTCTTTCCATAAGGTTGGTTGTTTTTTCTTTCTTGTTTAATAGTTTTTCAAATTCTTCATCATTATCAACTCTATATATCATCATTGAATCCTGATTTTTTAAACCTAAGCTTTCATTTAGACATTCTAGGTGATTTACTATGCTATTACTTTTTATTCTTGAGTATTCAAATGGACTGTATCCGCAGCTTTCA